GAAGATGTAATAGGAGGCTCCAGAGACTTCAGGAAGGTTGTATGGTTAGAGGAAGGAGTAGTAGGAAGATGGGTTCAGGAACTTGTATCAGCTAAAATATTTGAGTACATTCTTGGTACCGTCTCTACAGCCAGTACTACTTCCCCATATGAATCTACTTATGCAGTAGCTTCAAAGGTTCCATCAATGACCATCTACAGAGGCTTAGCTCCAGATGAGAATGGGAACACTGTTAGCTTGGAATACTACGGAATGAAGGTTGATACAGCTGAGCTAACCATAGAGGATACTGGAGATGTGAGACTAGAGCTAAACTTTGCTGGTAAGAATATGGCAGTGCTACCTGTTACTGGAAACCTACCTAAGCCTAGTATAGACTTTAGCCAGGAAGCCTTTGCATTCCATCATTCATCTCTCCAGATAACTAACTCCAGTGGTACGATACCATGTACACTGGTAGGAAGAATAGTGGTGTCAACTAACAATAACCTTGAGGCTATGTATTCAACTGGAGCTGGTACATACTATCCGGTGGAACTGAGAGAAGGAGCCTTAGAAGTTGAAGGTAGAATCACTATGAGGGGACAGTTCAATACCATAGCTAGTACAGTTAAGGGAAGACAAGACAATACTATACAGATAACATTGGCTAAGACTGGTTCCACTATAACTATCACTCTGAACAATGTTACCTTTGGTGAGCTACCTGACGAGATATCTGGGCTTGAACCTATAGAGATAGAGCTTCCATTCACAGCTAGGTCAAGTTCTTCAGCTAATGCCATCCAGATAGTGGAAGTGTCTTCAAGCTCACTCAATGCTCTAGCCTATTAGGAGGTGAACTTAAATGTCAGAGGAACCCTTGATAACCCTAGCTTATATACTTGACAATCCTCCTAGGGAGATAACAGTAAGGACTGAGAAAGGGGTAAGAAGGATTAAGGTGAGAGATCCAACTACCCAGGACAGGATAGATGCTATAATGCAGGCTAGAAAGGATCCAAGATGGAAGGACATGACTCAAGAGGACAGGAATGGACTTATCATGGACTTCATAGCTTTAAAGATGATAGTTGAACCTAAGCTAACGGTGGAAAACTACTATAAAGCCAACAGTCTAAAGCTTGCCAATGTGTTGAGTGCAGTAGTAGCTGATTATACCAATAGGCTACAGAGACTAGCTCAACAGAGAGCCAAAGAGATACAGGATTTTTTAGGACAGAAGAAGGCAAGCAATCAATAGAGTTCTATTACATACTGAAAGCTAATGCCTTTGACTTCAAGAAGGCAGCTGAAATATACAAGAGCTTCACTGATCTACAGAGACTCTGGTTGTCTGTGATGCTAGCTAGAGAACAGAGAGGACATGAGGGCTATAAGCTTGAGAGAACAGCTAGGAAGGTATTTGGAGCTAGAAGTAGGATAAGGAGAAGGAGATGATTAGATGAGTGTACCTATAGTAATCAAGCTAAGTCTGGTAGATGAGGGAGCACTACAGAAGCTTGATCAAGCAGTGGAAAAGCTAAATACCCTAAAGAAGGCCATGGAGGCTCCACCAAGAGGAAGGATAATCCAGATTGGAGACACCATAGTAGGTAGAGAAGTAGTAGATGAAGCTATAGAAAAAGAAAAGACTCTTAAGGCCCAGATAAGGGAACGTACAGATGAACAGAAAGGAGCTGTTGAAGTAGCTGATGCAGAGGCCAGAGCAGTAGACAGACTCAGCTATTCAACCAGAATCCTAGTAGACAGGTTGATAATGGCTACTCAAGCTACAAAGGAAGCCAGAGAAATAAGATCGGAACTAAGGTATGAAATAGGGCAGAACTTACCGTTATTGCTGAGATTAGCTCAGCTCGAGAAATACTCAGCTGCTATGGCAGCTCAACTAGGTCTAAGGTTTGAAGAAGTGGTAGACAGTGGTAAAGAGCTTGCAGAGGAAGCTAAGGAGATAAAGCTTTCCCAGGAAGAGATGTTGTCTAGAGCCTTACTTGGTTTCTTAGGTAAGTCTTCCAGAGGACTGTATAGGGTAGCACTAGCTACCGAGACAGCTTCTGAGATTACCAAGCAAATGACAAATTATGTCTACATGGAGGCAGATGTACAGCAACAGCTAGCTAAGATCTTAGCTTCTTCACATCCAATCCTAATACAGTATAGACAAGACCTTATAGACCAAGGTGTAAGCCAGGCTGAAGCTACAAGGGCAGCTCAAGAGTATGCTAACGTTCTATTGACAGACTTAAGTGTCTCATCCAGAGTAGTTACTACCCGACTAAGAGAAATGGCTGAGGTTCAAAGGAGATTCTATGCTTTACTGGGACCTACTGGACAGGCAGTAAGAGTATTTACCAGAGAGATTTTCTGGACTGGACTGGGTATGATGTTTACTAGCATGTCGCTAGCCAGACTCCAGGCTAGGCAAATACAGGCACAAAGAGGAGCATACTTGCTGGCTAGAGCTCATATGAGGATAAGGGAAGCTCAAGAAGATCTGCAAGAGACCATCTTTGAGTACGGTAGGGGAAGCAAGGAGGCCATAGATGCTACCATACGTCTGAGGGAAGCTGAGATGGCTCTACAGGAGAGACTCCAGAGTGTAAGGAACTCACTATTGCAGCAGCAGTATGCATGGGCAATGCTAGTATTTGGAATGATGCCAAGCATGCTGAGGACTGGTCAAGCTATAACTGACTTCATGGTAAAAATGAACCTAGCTCAGAAGCTGACCGTAGCTTCGACCCAAGAAGCTGTTTCAGCCCAGCTACTTAAGGTTGCAGCTAATTTTGCTGAGGCATCTTCGATAGATAGGCAAACTGAAGCTCAGGCTCGAGCTATGGGAGTCCAGGCTTCAAAAATAGCTATAGACCGTGAAGAGACAGCTGCCATAACCACTAAGACACATGCCAGGATTATGTCAGACATAGCTGACAAAATGAACCTGGCTACTACAATGATGGAGATACCTTTGTTGAAAACAATAACTGGATGGATTTACCAGAAGGCTCTGGCTCATTATACAGCTGCTGGAGCTGCCAATGCACATGCAGCTGCATCACTCCTTGCAGCTACAGCCACCCAGTTCCTTATAGGAGTTCTCACCTTTGGAATAGGCATCCTAGCTTCATTTGCTATGACCCAGCTAATGGTGTCCCAGCAAATGACAGCTATGAAAAGACAAGCTAAAGAACTAGAGGAAGAGCTTACTGGACATTCCTTAGTTGACTCTCTTGAAGTTACCAGAGATTCAGCATCCAGTCTAGCTGACGAATTAAAGGAGATGCCAAGTGCTAAGGAGATAGACATAGTACAGAGGATTAAACAGGTTGGAGAACCATTTACTGGAGAACAGCTCCGGGACTTAAGACACACAGTTAGGATTAGTCCTCCTCCCGTAGAGATAGCTCCTCATCTAGAGAGAGCTGTGTCAGCCAGTCCATCATTCAACATAGTGATCAATGGGCCATGGTACATTAGAGAAGAGGGAGACATAGAAACGACAGCTAAGACTATAAGGAGAGAAATGATGCGTTCTATAAGGAGTAGAACAGGAGGAAGACTATGATCTATATCTCTCGGATATAGTTGATAGGAGGTATTATGGACATGGGTAACCCTCCGTTAGAAGCTCGTTCTTCCATCGAGTGTATCAGAGTAGTAGGATACATGAATGATGGAATGAGACCTTATGATCCAAGTAATGTACCCTATGGATGGACAGTAGATTTTGGAGGTAGCTGGAATAGCAATGGAGACATTGGAAGTGTAAGTGCAGTTGGATACTCCAGATTCTTAGCTGAAGGTATAATAAACGGGAAGACCTTAAGTACTGACTCTTATCCATATCTGGTATCCAGAGGTAGGGCTATCCATGGAGGTAGCTGGGCAGTAGGCATAATAGATACTACAGACAGTGAGTACCTTTTCGGATATTACTCCAACACTATATGGGATACCAAGAGTATAAGCTTGCCTTCTGGAAAGAGCATCAAACAGTTTGTGGTAAGAAGCTGGGGTACCATTCAGGTAGACTACCTAGCTGTGTCTTCATTACCGGTATCCTTCCTTAAGCCATTGTATATGGAAGTAAACAGGAACATTACTGAAGAGTTTGACACTGCAAGGCTGGAGCTGGACTATCAGGATGTAAAGAGTATTGAGGATAATCTGGGTGGTTCACATATCAAGATCTGGCTAGCTAAAGACACACTGATAACTGACAATAGCTTCAAGAAAGTGTTTACTGGACAGGTAGAGAAAATAAGAAAGGTGGTAGAGGGACATACTCCAAGGAAGCTTGAAGTAGAAGCTTTCGGTTATGGGAAATACTTGTCACAACGTATTATAAGACAAGGTAAGGTCTTTGAAGGGCCCATAGATCAAATAGCTAGAGGGATAGTTGATGACTTGGTTGATGAAGGGTTAATCACCACCAAGGGTATAAGCTCATTCACAGATGCAACCAGAAAGGTTATAAAGTCAAGCACTTCCATCCAGGAAACTTTAGCTGAGCTAGCTGAAGACTATGATGCTGAATATTTTGTAGACTTTGGAGGTGATCTAAACTTCTTCAAGAAGGGAACCAGAGTCAATACCATACAGCTAGATATAGATGAGACCACAGAGTTCCCATATGAAGAGGACTATTCCAATATCATTAATGCCCAGGAGGTAATGGGTATAGACGAAGATACCAGAGGTTCGGATACAGCTTGGAGTGACAGTCTCACTAATTGGATAGGGAGTGGAAGCTTATCATTGAGCTCCAAGATTATAGATCCAGATGCTTCTGGAAGCTACAGCATACGGAATACCATGTCAACAAGTGGAACCATGTGGTTTGCTAGGGACATGGGAACTATAGACTTGTCTCTAGGTGGGGTACTCCACTATTCCCTCCAGATTAGATGTCCAGTCCCAAGTGACAAGCCAGCTCCTAAGCTAAGAACTAAGACCTACTTTATTTCTAAAAATGGTACTGTCACTATAGAGACTGAGGCTTCAGGAGGGTTGTCAGCTGAACGTACACTACCAGAGGTTGATGAAATTGGGATGTATAAAGCTATTCCACAGTATTATTATTTCTATTATCCAATGGCCAAGTTTGAGGTACCGTTCTCATATAAGCTAGCCATGGAAGCTGATACTAACGGTACCATAGACTGGGATGAAATTAACACTATCAAAATAGAAGTTTCCTCTCCTACCATCTCTCCAGTAGGTGCCATAGCATGGCTAGACAATGTCTACATTGATCAGGTTCCATATTATGGATATACCGAAGATCAAGCTTCAATCCAGAAATATGGTAAGAGAGAGGGGATCCCATTCATAGACAGATCTCTGGACAGTAACACTAAGTGCCAGTTCCTATCAAGCCTGATAGTAGCTACATACAAAGATCCGGTTAGGATAATAGAGGATGTCAAGACAATAAGGAACTTTGAGTTTAATCCTGGAGACGAGTGTACCCTTTCAGTCAAGGAAATGCAGTCTATACCAGTGATACTCAGAAGTGTTAGGCATGAGGTAGAGGGGTTAAACTTTGACACTTACCTTACTTTCTCTGAAAGATACATACCTGAACCAGAAAGGTTGTTTGCTATAGCTAAGAAACAGCTTGAAGCTTTTGCATGGGACATAGAAGCTTGGAAGAATGCTAGGTTTGCTCCCACTGGAGTTATACCTACCAGAAGTGAAAGACTGGATTTCTGGGAAGCTAAGAACGAGTTTGCAATGTTTAGCTTCACCCAGTCCAGAGCTCTGCTGGCTCTTGGAGAATCAGATGCAGGGTGGGAAATAGCTGACTCTACAAATGCCAACTTGAAGGTAGGACTATTGGAGCTTTGGACTCCTCCCAATTATGACACTCCAGAAACTCTGGTAGTCAACACCCTTAGGATAAGTGACAGGGTGATAGAGAACACCTTGCTAGCTGCCACAGCTAAGATAATGATTTCAGGTAGTTCCTTTGAGCTTGCTAGATATTATATTGGAGATTTGACTGATGCATTTGGGTTTAGGTTTGACACTATCAATGTTGGTAGCAGCTCAGTTAGAGTACTTGGACAAACCAGAGTAAATGGTACACCATATTCTATAGTTCTAGATACAATCCCAATGGGAGAGATACACTGGTTTGACATGAGATATGACAAGCCTAGAGGCACAGTCTACTTCTACATTGACAGGACACTGAAGGGATACCTAAGCCAGCTTCCAACCACGTCCACTCTAGCTCCTATTTTTGTGGACATACAAGGATGGGACATAAGCAACACTAAAAGCTCAACTATAACGTTTAGAGGATGGGAGCTTGGAGAGCCATGGTGGTAAGAGTATTCTTTAGGAAGGTAGCTAAGGAGAGAAGGATAAGAAGAGATATACCAAATGTAGTAGGTACCATGGTGTCTGGGAACAAGATGATGATAGTGTTCAAGAGCTTGCCTACCCAAGCTGAAATAAACAAGATACTTGAAATACTGAACACTGAAGAATGGGAACAAGTGTCTCCTTCAAATAGTAAGTTCAACTATAAGCAGTATATAAAAGAGAGTAAGCTAAAGAGGAGATAAATATGCCGATCCTAATACCTTACAGGATAATTAGAAGACTTCGTGTTATCATCAAGAGATTTCTAGAGTCCATCAGTATGGCTGAAACTACAAGCCTTAACTTGCTACTCAAAAACTTGCTTGTGTCTGTGGTAGATTATTTAAAATTACAAACACTAGCAGTTATCAGTTTCTCAATAGGTTCATTACTTAAGCTGAAGATTATACTAAGTGAAAGCTTGACAATTACTGAGTTTACAAGGATCAGGTTGTTACTTTCTGGAGCTATAGCAAACATCCTGGATGCCATCAAGATCAGCTTATATGCTCTTGCCAGTGTACTATTAACCAGTACACTTAAACTGAAGGTTACGGTATTTGAGGCTCTCTCAATGGTTGAAAGTACTCTCATTTCAATTCATGTTGGAACTGTTGCCTCTTCCGTAATAGACAAGATCTTTCAGAGTCTATACAGTATAGAGCTAAGAACAATCACCAAGAGACTCCTCTTTAAACTATCCAGGGTAGAGACTCTCCTTGTGTCTGAATACCTTAGAAATAGAATTTCAATGGTAGCAAGCTCATTAGTTGAAGACTACCTTAGGATCAAAGATTTCTTGTCAGAGCTAGCTTCCCTCAGTAAACGTCTAGCTCTAATATTAAACCTAAAGGAGACCATGACGATAAACGAGCATTTGCTGTATCATACAATCTTAAAAGTCTATAGTACAAGTCTGGATGTTATCTCAACACTCTTTAGACAGATACTTCTTGAGGTAGCTACCATAAATAGAAGGTTATTACTCAAGCTCGGAATCCCAGAAGCTCTGTCGATTACTGAAAGTATTCTAGAAAGCATGTCTCTGTATGTAGGATCTACCGTCTCGGATATTATAAGCAAATTGCAGGTATGTAGTAAGGTATTTCTCGGTATAACTAAAAGGCTGGTTCTAAAAGTAAAGGCAGGTATAGAAGGTATCTCAATAGCAGATAGAATCTCCTTAAGAAGTAGCTTCCAAGCTACATCATATATATCTGAACTGTTCAAGTCACTGACAAAATATGTTCTGGAGCTTGCCATATCCAAACGACTTCTTTTAATACTGAAAGGTTTAACTGAATCTATGACTCTTCAAGATTTACTTTCTAAGTTTGGGGTTAGCCTATCAATTTCAGCTATCATGTCTGACTCTATGTACTATGAGGTCTATCCATATGAATATTCATTGGATATAGTTTCTGGTTATCCAAGTAAGACATTTCCGTCTTTAGATATCTCAAACCCGGAGGTTAAGACATATGGAGAGGTTACTGTTCAATAAGTATTTATTTCAGTCTCAGAACAATACCCTAAAGGAGGTGAGCTTTGATTGGATAAAAAGGAAATAGCAGAGATAATCCTTAGTATGGAGAGACTAGCTAGGAGTCTCCAGTCCAGCATCTGGATCTTACAAAACTCTCTGGAAGATCTCAATAGACTGGGCTCTCTGATAGCTAAGATTAATAAGGAAATTGAAAAGCTAAATGAGGATGGAGAGCAATGATAGACTTCAAGTTTGATATTGAGAGTGGCAATTTAGTCTTAATAGACTCTAACAAGATAGAAGATATAGTAGCTAGGATTATAAGTAAGGGACTCAAGATAGGTGAAAAGACTATTTATCTAAGACCAACTTATATTGACTTGAACGGTAATCCACTTAAGAAATCAGGAACCATAACATTTGGTTCAGCTGAAGATGTTAACCTTTACCGGTTAGGAGCTAATACTCTAGCTACTGATGATCAGTTTAGAATAAAATACTCAGCAGAATGGGATCAGCTTGTTTTTGATTCTACCTCAGTAGACTCTAGAATAGCTAAGACCAAAGTAGCAAGTGCCCATAACTGGCTATGGATAGATGCTTATGGAGATAGTGGATATAATGTTACAGTTGGATTCTTTAGAGGGCTAGTAGATGGTACTCCAAGAATATATATCCTGAAAGGAGATAACTCAGCTACTCCAGGCATTGCTATTTATCCCAGAGCTGGGAGTATATCAATAGATGAGGACACTAACTTATATCGTTCAGCTCAGGACATATTAAAGACAGATGACAACTTTGATGCTTTAGCTTTGAGGATAGGAGGAACTGAAGTAATCTCAAGTGGTAGAGTGTTGCAAAACATAACCTCAATTTCTCAGTCTATTTTACCAAGCTTGGATGGCAATTATGACTTAGGAGATAGTTCCTATAATTGGAGAAGATTGTATCTTAAGATATCTGATCCTAATGATTTCATTTTAGTAGATAATGCTGCCATATCTGGGGATGGATATAGATTTAGAATAACAGATGATGGAGGCTTTGTGGTAGTACCTTATCAAAGTGGAGCCTATCAATGGTCTAAAGAGTTCGGTTATTCCAGAACTGATGATCGTTGGTTCTCGGATCTGCCTATAGATGCTTACAGCTATTTGATAAGTGGTACGGAAGTGTTAACTAATGGTAGGGTATTACAGAATCTTCTTGGACTATCTAACTCTCGTTCTGATGGTACTTCTTATACCTTGGAATGGTATGCTTCAGGGTTCACTGGTGACTACACAGCTGTTATGAATCAATATGGAGAAGATACTTCTAACTTCTCCTTTACTGAATATAGGGTAGAGAGTAGTGAAAGAAAGCATATCATAGGCATCAAAGAGGGTGGGGTATGGTATAGAGCTCTTGAGATATTGACTGATGTCATAAGATCTCATAGGACTATCAGACCAATATCAGACGATTCTCTTGATCTGGGTACTTCATCACAGAGATGGAGAACCTTGTATGTAGGAGACATTCAGCTTCCACTAGGTGACAGTAAAATAGACATTACAAATACATCTATGCCTCAAGACTTCATTAGGTTCGGTGGAGGATACATGGTAGCTACAGGTAAGTCAGGATATAGAGGGTTTGCTCTGTACAGTGATGACTTTGTTATATGGAATAGATCTACAATGGATGATCCATCAACTGATACAGCCATTTTCGTCATTGATAGTGCTACTGGTAATGTCCAGTTTACTGGCCAAGCTATTTCCTTAAGGATAGAGAATAGAACCTCAGACCCTGATAGTCCAGCTGAGGGACAAATATGGATAAGAACTGACTTATAGTGGAGGGTCTAATTGTCAGCATGGTCCAAGATAAGAGTATGGTACAAAGATAAAGTGAGAGTTCTGAAGTACACTGATGTACCAGGTCCTTTGAGGATCTACCTTGGAGGAGCTATCCGTTACCTCAAGCTAGTGTCCGTAACAGCTAGAGAGGCAAGTCCATTTAGAATTAGACATGGTGGAAGCACTTATGCTATAGCATGGGGAGACTATTTCATATTTGAAGAAGCTATATCTTTCCTTAAACGTTTGGTACTCAAGCTAAGGTCGTATGAGAGTGTCTCTATCTCTGAGTTTTTCAGGTTTAGACTTGCTCTATCCATAAGCTCATTTATCTCAGATTCCATTTTGGGAATACTACACCAGAAGATATCTGAAACAATCTCCATAGGTAGACGTTTGATCCTTTCTCTAAGTGGTCTAACAGACAGTATAACTATACTAGAGTCTAGGATCAGATTTCGGAATATACTAAAAGTGTTCTCTCAATTGGTAGATTCAATATCCCTAAGGCTGAAAGGTAAACTATTTGAGTCAACATCTCTCTCCAAACAATTGGCTTTAATCCCCAAGCTATCAGATGACTTGACAGTTACAGAAAGTAAACTAGATTATAGAGTCTTCTTTGGTAATAGTTCTGGAGTAACCGATTTGTTCTCTTATTCCTTGGTTACACCATGGACGGTTGAGACAAGGTACAAACGAGGTGACACTCATACAGTCAATTTAATAACAGCATACAAGCTCGGTACCACCCAGTCTACCCTGCCAAATACATTCTCACTTTGTGCTAGTCCAGGTACTGGAGCTCAGAACGTCTATTGGGGGATCAGGATATTCAGGAGGCAAGGTAATGGAAACACTATCGAAATTGGAAGCTCTGGGACTTACAAAGCCCAAGTTAGTAGGGACAGTGATGGGGAAGGCATACAATCAGCCACGTGGGTATGTCCAGAAACTACACTGGACACTCAAGATGCAATCCAGGTTGTGGTGTATCAAAATCTAGGTGGATGGACACCGGCAGCTACATTTGTAACCGAACAGCTCGGCTCAACTAAGCTTGCTACTTCCACTTGGACTGTGTACTACTACACTAGAAGGTACTATGATTTATTTGAGGACTACACATGTGGCTTTTATTACTGGGGAGACTCAACTTACGATTCTAGGATAGAAAATTTCAAGTATAGAATATAAAAAGCCTTAAATTAGATAACTTCATTTCTAAATATAAGGGGGTAAATGTGATGAAAGAACGGATTAAGATTGAAGAAAAGCTACACATTGTTATAAGAGATAAGCATACTAAGGAAGTAATCAAACGGATGACTATAGTTCCCAAAGTACCAATATGGAAAAACATACTTTATAAGCTGCTGGGGAAAGAGATTCATGCCACAGTATCTGACACTGGTAAGAATCAAGCTGCCATCCTGTTTGGAGGTCTCTCTGGGTATCCAGTAAATTGTCTGGATGTCTATAGGGGAGGGTGGAATACAGCTGATAGAAAGGATGGTACTGACATCAATAGAACTACTGAGTCTGTTGGTAAATTTAAAATAAACAATCAGCCTTCACCATGGACTACTGCTGGTACATACACCTTGTTAAGATGCTCTAACACTAACTGGACTATGGGGGATGCCACTAACTATCATAACGAGATAAGCATCAATGTCACTATAACTTCAGACCAGGAGTGGTGGGCAGAAGTTGAGTTTACATTCAGTTAAGAACCAGATTCTCACCTCTAAGAACTTCATAGCTAAAGTGTTCGATACCATGGAAGCAAAGATATATGACAAGGCTACTAAAAGCTTGATCGATGTCATAGAGATAACCAGTACTCATTCGGTAACAACGTGGGCTAAGCAACAGCTAAGTCTCTTAGTAAATGATAAATCTGGATTTGTGATAAACGAGCTGAGATACAGAAATACAGGTGGAACATGGTCTACAATTTCAGTTTCAACTTCTAGAAACAATAACACTCTGTTAGTTGAGTCAGGTACTATTACCAGTCCAGCCACATATGACACTTGGCGTTGTTCAAATTCAGGGGCTGGAACTAATTACCACAATGAAATACTGAGTACTATCACAGTTGGTACTGATCAGGAACTTGTGGTGACAATGAAATTTGTCTTTACAGGCCTTAATAATTATGGAAACTATGTCTTAGCTTCCCTCCTTGGAGCTGTTGGAGATGCATATGACGCAACTATAAATGCTATATCTTACAGACGTAATGGAACCTTGAACTTGACCTATGACATTTCTAAAGTATCCTCTGGTAACACATTCAAGTGTTCCATTAACCCAAACTTTCCATTGACAAATACTGGAACATACGATGCATTTGGAGCTAATGCCTACAATGTTGGAGATTACATATTCCATGAGTTCTCAGGAGCCACTGTGGAGCTAGGTACCAACCAGGAACTTTTGGTGAGAGAAGTGTTTGTCTTTAACTGAGGTGATGGTAGGATGGAAGCTCTAAGTCCTTTAGGTAGGATAGAAGTCAAGGATGAATTACTAGTTTACATCTTTGACAAGCACTCTGGAAGGATTGAGAAGGAAGATGTAGACTATCAGGATGCTGTGACTTCATGGGGTAAGAACCAAATAGCTTTGTTGCTTAAGGACAAGACAGGGTTGCCAATAAATGAAATAAGATACAAGAAGGATGGAACATGGGGTACTGTCACTGTCACTAACTCAAGAAACCTGAATACTCTGGAAGTGACAAGTGCTACCATAACTGGGGCAGGGACTTATACTGCATTTTTCTGCAGCAATTCTGGGGCTGGCTCAAACTGGCATAATTCAATTGGTACCAACATAGTCCTAGGAAGTAATCAAGAGCTAGTAGTGATAATGAGATGGGGATTCTCTGGGCTCAGCCAGTCAGAGGGCAACTATGCATGTGCATCTCTGTTAGGAAGTATATCAGATACTTACTTGGCTACATTGGACAGCTTCAGGATAAATACTCCATCAGGAGTACAAATGATAGTAGTAGACAAGATTGTATCAAACAATACAGTTACCTGTTCTATACCTCCAGGCCAGGAACTGACTACCCCAGGCACATATGCAGCTTTCTATGCTTACACCAGAAACCAGGCTGGTACCACTCTAGGTTTCCACTTCTTTACTGGAGCAACAGTAGTTCTCTCTTCAGGGCAAGAATTAAATGTCCGTCATGACTATATAGTTGGCTAGGTGATGAGCTTGCCAGGTAGGTCTAAAGTAGCTCTAAGTCCACACCGGGCTGAATACGAAGACTTAAGGTTTAACAAACACTTCACTCTTAGAGAGATAGCTCAATATGCTAGGAACAAGTATGGAGAGCATTTCTCTATTCCTTCATTGTCCAAGTACTTTAGCAAGCATGAGAAATACCTTGAAGCTTCTATCAAGTCCAACAAGCTAAGGAAGAAACTACTCAAGGAACGTATAGAGCAGGAACTGGAAGCTACCACCTTGATAATCAGACAGCTGAGGGATCTTAGCAATCAGCTCTCCAAGGTAGAGAACAACCTTGATGATCCAGAGGCTAGGAAAGAGACTAGGGAAATCATTAGGATAGCTGATGCTGTACTGAACACTGCCTTGAGGTACAAGGATGAGCTAAGCATAGAGGACACTAAATCAGAAGAGGAGATATACGATAGGTTGAGGTATGCCATTGAAGAACTGCCTCCGTTACAGCAACGTAAGGTACTAAAAAGATTTGAAGAGTATGAAAGTGGTAAGCAATGAAGCTGCCAGCTAGGCTGGAGATACTGCTAAACATATGGTGGAGTGATCCAGCCATCTTCTATGAGGACTTGTACAATGAGAAACCATTCAGGTATCAAGCTGAAATACTAAGGGAGATAAGGGAGACATCCAGAGCTCTGATATGTGCAGCTGGAGGTACAGGCAAGTCTAAGCTCCTTTCATGTCTAAGCATCTTCCTGGCTATAGTGTATGCATGGAAGATTGGTAAGCCATATGATGTCATCATAATAGCTGGGTCACAGGAACAGTCCAGAAAGCTGTATGAGTACTCCAGTGACTTATTGCCCAGCCATAACATATTCAAAGAGTTCATTGAAGGTGAAGTACTAAGAACCTATGTTAAGTTTATCACTGGTTCATACATTAAGGCTCTTCCACATTCGTTGAAGTCTATACAGGGTCAACATAGTAATGCAGTCATAATTGATGAAGCTGCCATTGTAGATGACTTTACTCTTAGAGACAGCTACAGGATTATAGCTGGTAAGCCTAATGCCAAGCTGATATTCTCTGGTACTCCAATGGAATACAACAGCTTGTTTGTAACTATGTGGGAAGATTCCAAGACCTATAGTGAATGGAAAAGGTACCACTGGAAAGCTATAGACTGTCCGTTGATTACTTCTGAAATGATAGAGGAGGCTAGGAAGAACCTTACTGAGGAACAGTTTGCCCAGTTCTGGCTAGGTGAACCTCATCCCATCACTAATACAGTAGTTCCAGTTCCGTTACTAAGGAAACAATCTATTGGATATACCAAGAATCCTTATGATCCAGAGAACAAGAGAGGTAAAGTTATCTTTGGTATAGACTATGGGTTTGCTGACTTGACAGCTCTGGTTGTGGTTGAACTAGTTGATGGTAAGTATAGAGTACTAGATGTCCAGACTTGGAATAGGAAGAAGTATGAGAACATACAGGACTGGATAGAAGCCTTTGCTATTAAGTATAAGCCAGACTACATATTTTGTGACTTGAACCCCAAGTCTGAATCTCAGAGAACTAAGGATAGGCTTGGTATTAAAGGTTTTAGAGTAGTTCCAATAAACATGGGACAGGAGCTTCCTAGCTTACAGGTAAGGATGAGGTCATTGTTTGAGCATGAGAAGATAATCATACCAAATGAGTTCCAGGGACTCCTCAACGAGCTTAGACATTATACTTGGGATACCAGGAAGGGTGATGACAGGGTTACTGCATTAATGTGTGCACTTAAAGAAATAGAGCCTTCTGAAAGTAGAGAGTTCACATGGGTGATTACTAAACCTAAGAAACCCTCCTGGACAATACCCTCCATATAAACCTTAAACCGAAAACTATACATCCAGAGTCCGGATATTTATTTTCTCCTTATCCTCTCCTTTTCCTATTCGTTTATCTGATACCTTAAAAAATGTAGGGGTGGGGTGGGTTTAGTGTGGTGTCTTTACTGTTATGCTTTGGAGTTCCCTTATCCATCTCTCTGGTGTTTCTGGGTTGATGATTTCATAGTTGGGGTTTAGCTGTAGTGATTCAAGATACATCTTTAGGAGGAGTGCTTTCATGTCGTTATCCATCTTTGCATAGCTTGAGGTCTTGAATCTCCAGAATTTGGCATAGACCGAAGTCTTGAAGCCATGTCTTTTTTCGGTGGTGCTTTTACTTGCATGCCATTTAGGAGTATTGCATAGATACACACCTTTGAGGCTGGTGTATGGTAACTTACTGTTTAGCTGCTTATCCACTAGGATTTTATCTCCCTTATTTATTATCCCAAGGGTCAAGAGTTTGGTTATAGCCATAGCTATATCCTCATCTCTCTGGTTATCCATGAACACTATGTAGGTCTTCCCCTTTGTGAAGGTTAGCATATACTTGCGTATAGACCTGGATCTCTTCCCTCGCTGTCTTCTAAAGGTTATTTCGGATATATCCATTGAGGCATTAGCATGGAGGGACATCAAGGGATTTATCAGCTTCCTGGTGTAGAGTCTAGTTTTACAGTACTCCTTATACTTCTTGTGTGCGTTGAGATTCCTTAGATTCCATAGTTTGGCATAGTAATAAACCAGTTCTCTACTTAAGCCTAGTATGTTGCCAATCTCCCTATAGCTTAGTCCTTGCTCTAAGTACTCTTTTAGTGAGGTTCTTAAGATTCTCGTTCCCTTGGTTCTCGGTCTTGCCATTCTTCCCATCTCCAACCACGTTTTTTTTAACATTTGAATAGTTTTTAACTCCTTATAAAACTTTGTAATACAGAAGTGTATCCAATTATACATTATAGTATATAATCACATTGTTATCATTATAAGAATGTTCAGTTCCCTTATAAGCATCTTGAATATTTCTCATTGGCTAGCTTGCCATGTGTGGCTGGCATTTTTTCACATCCTTACTAAGCCTGTTAAAAAACCATAAGTGATTTATATCCCTCAGATATACTTAACATCGGTCTCTTAAGGGGTGATGGAATGTGTTGACCAGGAAATACTATCGGGACATAGCTGGGATAATCAGGGTTTCATCCAGTAAAGAGGAGATCATGCTACGTTTAGCTAGATATTTCGAGCTTGACAATCCTAGGTTTGATAGGGAGAGGTTTATAGAAGCATGTACAAGGAAGTATCCAAGGTAGGGAAAGGGATGAACTACATAGTTGTAGGCATGATAAAGAGTAAGCTACGTAGGCTTATGGAGAACCATGACTCAATGATATACCGTAGGGTAACCCATAAAGAGCTTACCGAGATGATGGAGAGATATCCCAGAGAGCTAGTGTATGCCGTTGAGACCTTCATAGTGGAGCTAGCTGAAGGACAGAACTATATCTCTCAGATATAGTTGTTTAACACCCTTACTAAGCCCGTTAAAAAACCCTAAGTCTTAAATACTGAATGGTAGGATAACAATAGAACACTAAGGGAAGTGGTTAGGCATGAATGATAAGCATAAGATAGTGGTAGAGTTCTCAGAAGACTATGCTGGGTACGTAGACTATTTCAGGGGACATGGTCATGCTTTTGCTCCAGACAACCTAGCAGCTTGCCTAAGCTTTTCCATTGGCATAACGGGAAAGGAGACAGTTAAAGAGATTGTGGATGCCATAGCTGAGGAGATAGAGAATAGTGACTTTAGCCCAGTCAATGAAGAGCTATTTAGGAAACATGAGGATGAGATAAGAAACATTAGTACCCAGACATTCATAGAAGCCTTCAAGGATAGCTTTGGTAAGTACAACCCAGAAGCTAAGTTTTTCCATGGTATCGAAGTAGATGACGTAGATGATGAGGATTACATAGAGCTGCCAAGGTACTTAGGGTTCTTCCATGTGTATGTGGAAGAGGAGTAGCTCCAATCTTTAACAGGCTTAGTAAGGCTGTTAAAAAACCTCAAGTCTTAAATGCTGTATAGCTCAATACCATGGCTTCGAGGTGGTAGCATGGATGTTGATAGCATGATAAGAAGAGTTGAGGATTTAGCTAGAGCTATTATGAACGAGCAGCAGCTTGAGAGGTTTCATGTCAGCTATGACAAACATCTAGACAGGATAACTATAAGGTTCAAAGTATCGTCTGAGATTGACATCATAGATCTATGGTGGCTAGCCATGATGCTAGAGAATAATAAGATACCAGCTTACCTTTACCCCTCCTTAGAGTAGTTCTTTAGCTCCCTTAGTAAGGCTGTTAAAAAATGCTAAATCTTAAATATATCCGAGGGATATAGAAGATACCACTGCTTATAGAAGGCTGTAACGATGGAAGAGAGAAGGCTGGACGGAGAGGCAGCTAAAGCTCTAAGGGAGAAGGTAATAGAGGTTCTGGGAAGCATAACTGAAGATCAACACAATGCCATGACTCTGACAAGGATACTTAAGGACATGGAAACCAACATATTGCCAGACATCCTTAAGATGTCAGTAGAATGGGCTAGCTCATACTGTAAGCTGATGGGTAAGGAGAGAACTCCAGAGACATACATGGAAGCTATAGAGTCAATGTGTATCCTACTGACCTCCATGATAATCAGCAAGGTAGAAGAGAACGTTAAGAAGGCTCAGATGGTAGCTGAAGTTATGAAGCAGATAGTCAAGGAGAGTAGCCGGAGACAAACTAGCTCTCAGAGCATTATAGCTTAAGCTACTCTTCCACCCTCCCTTTTTTATGACGCTTACTAAGGCTGTTAAAAAATGCTAACCTTTATTAGGACATAGAGCTTTTACCCTTACCTAAGGGTGTATGGGAACATGGAGACATTAAAGACTCTAGAGAAATCCAACACAAAGATGAGACTCGACGATGGAGAGTATCTCATCGAAATAGCCAACACTGGAACAGACATAGAGCCATCCTTTGGAGTCTGCATATATGAGATAAAGGCTGTTGCCATAGGGTTCAGAACCCTATCTGAGGCTCTGGAAAATGCACTGAACAGACTTGTTGAGCTGAAGGCACACACAAGCTAACCCACCCCTCCCACCTTTTTTATACACACGACAAGACAGACAAGACAAAACACAAACATATACTAAGCTTAATGGTGTGTTTTGGGGTTTTATAGTGAAAGGGTGTAATGTGTGGGGATGGTTCTTAAGAAAACATGGTATAAACCTTTAAGGGAGAAGCCTCTCCCATGTCCTTACATACTCAAAATAGAGAAAAACCTCTTAACCTTACCTTAACGATAAGGACAATAGCGAAAGCTTTATATAGTTTATCCCTATCCCTCATATACGGTGTCCTGGGATGCCTAAGGTAGCCATCGGTAAGACGGTTTTAACCGGAGCAAAGACCGAAGTCAGACATAACGTTCCCATCCGTGAGGACATCCTCAAACGGTTCGTAGCCTTCTATGGTCAGGGGCTTAAGTTTAAGCCTCTGTTCAGAAAGGACAAAGAGGGGAACATACTTGTAGGCAAAGATGGGAGACCTAAGTATGTTCCCACTAACGCCAGATTGCCAATGTATAGGTCTCTTGAACACTTCCTAGACATTCTTCTATCGGAGCTTGAGAACGCAAAGCCAGACAAGGACGGAGTTTATAGCATCAGTATCAAGTGGACAGAGGAGTAAGCTCTTGAGCTTATACTCTGTCCTACCCTCTTCTTTTTTTGTAGTAGCATGATGGTGAGATTATGGTATTTACTATAGCTGAGAAAAAGATAATTGTTGTTAAGGGTAAGAAGAATAGACAAATATTTCTGGTAGAGGATACCCAGGAGCTTAAGGTTACTATATACCCAGCAGATGGTAAGCCTATATCTACCTTCTCAAAACCTATTGAGGACATATTTAGCATAAAGGGATTAACTGTTAAGAATTATAATATTAGAGCTTATGGCAACTCACAGATGGTTAGAGTTATAGTTTTAAACCTCAAGACAAGAGAGGTTATGGAGTTCAACCATTATGATATGTTAGACCGTTATTACCTAGACACTAAACTACCTAGATATGTTAAGTCTGTCTTGAATAGGATTTCCAGTAGGTTGATAGAGGTTAAGAGGAAGATTGAGCTTAAGCCTATAACCCCTATATCCAAGACTCAGACAGTTTTAGCTGTTAGCTGTCCTAAAAAGAATGGTGAGCTTATACCCGTAAGTATGTGTAAGACTTGTCCTCATGCCAAGTATAGATATATTGAGGACAAACCTAAAGAGGCTTATCACAAGGATAAAATGAAGGTAATCACTTTTAGACCTAAAAAAGCTATTTTCTCTGGGTGCAGCTATCCCTTCTAGGTGAATCATAGTCCCTATATTATAGGCTTAGACCTCGCATATAGAAAATGGGGAGGCTAAGCATAGGGTAGAAAGGGACAAGGAGTACTATAAACTCCTTTTATTCTACCCTATAAGGAATGAAGACCTATGATAACGAACCATAGACGGTTTATCGTTAAGGGCTATCTGGTATGAGTAGTATTACTATATGGGAGAGATATAGATGAGAGCTAGAATGTCAAAGATAAGGAGAGCTATAGTAGCATTATTCAAGAGGCGGACAGTAATTACTATGAGAGAAGATACAGGATGGTACTGGAGGCTCAAGTATAAGATGTATGTGTATAGGACTGTAACCTCCATGAGAAGCTTAGGGGTTGACTTGAAATACCCTCTAGGAGCTAGGACATTTAAGGAATTTCTAGAGCTGATGGAAAAGAAGGAAAAGGAGCTAAAGGCTTTAATTAGGAAGTGAAGCAGATAGGAGAGATAGAGAAGTAGAGGTTAGATGCTGATAAGACCAGGATAAGGGGAGTACTCTAGCTCATTATTCTATGATTAGGCAGCTATAGACTAATGATAAAGCAGTTTTGAAGTGATATTAATGTCTGGTATCATCCTCTTATCCAGGGGTTCTAGACTAAAGGAACGTAGGGACAAGATAATCTATTATCATAAACTTTATGGACAGATACCTAGCCACCTTAGAGGGGAGATTCACCGTATAGCCGATGAGATTGTCAATGTAACTAAGGAGCTGGAGGCTATATTCTCTAGAGCTACTTCTTGTAATGGATGCTCAGATTGTTGTTGTAAGAACTATGATTCTTACTTTACAGATGAAGATTATTTCTTTAATGCAGTCATAGGAGCTTCAGCTTATATCCTAGGCATGATAGACAAGTTGAAGGATAAGCCTAAACCTAGGTGTATATTTCTGTCTGAAGATGGATGCTCACTCAAGTATGTCCATAGACCTCATCTCTGTATTGAATATATTTGTGGTAGGCTAGAACGGGAGCTTAAGGATTATAGATTGTTTAGCAAAACTATAAGGTTACTTAATGAGAGATTTTCCCTACTGATGGAGCTCCTAAAGAAGGGTGAAGAGCTTAGAAAGCTCTTGTTGAGTAATCGGGCTATTAAGCATTATTCAATTGTTTGCAGCTTACCATAACAAGATGCATGGAGAGGATTCTTTGGATAAGGTAATGGAAATACAGAAGTGTCTCAAGACTCCTAAACCATACAAATATCCATTCGGTAAGAAGAGGATTATCCATAGCTGTAGAGATTGTGGTTTATATGGAATATGCAACTTGACTTCTGATGTTTATAAAGTAAGAAGAGTCACCCTAGATAACCTACTTAAGTAGCTCGGTTTGAGGGTGTTACAATGGTGTATGTGTGGGTTGTCCCACCTAAGAAAAGAGACAAATACCTAACGATAAGAATAGAGGATCGTAGTGTTTCTATGAATATATACCTCACAGAAAAGGAAGCAATAGACCTTAGTCATCGATTACCTGAAGAGATCACTAAAGCTCTAGAGGAAATAAGAGAACGAATTGTTAGGATGTAACAGACTGAAGGAGATAAACACATTGACCTCTAGAGAGGATAATCTTGATGAGATTCTAGAAGAGATAAGAGAAGAGATTATATGTTGTGTAGCATTTGATAGAGACAGAGCTAGATGTGGAAGGGAGCAGTGTGACTATTGGTTCATTTGTAAGAAGCTTCTATTTAGAGAAGCTCTTGAAGAATCAATTAAAAGGAACATTGATATTTTGAGAGAACTTTCTAGACGTTGAGATGTTATAGCCTAGTCATCTCTTCAAGGAGTGATGTATAATGTCCATAAGAGAGAGAATAGACCAGCTACTTAGCAAGGAGAGAGACGTAGTGTTTGTCTTCAAGGAAGACTCTAACAAGATACTGGAGCTGTTTGTTATGGGTTCAGAGATAGCCAAGGGAATTAGGAATGTAACTTACTATCCTAAACATGGGATAGCTGAGCTAGTGTTCCCTAGAGAGAAGCTTGATGATGTGCTGAATATTCTGGAGTACAACAATATCAATGAATTTGAGATAGTCAAGAGGGATACATTCTATCCTACAGTTGTGAGAGTGAACCTTAGAGCTTCAGTACTAGGCTACATAATCAAGTAACACTCATGAGGATACATCGTCTAAAAAGATATGTGGAGAAGAGAATTATGTCAAGTATGAGGGTCTCTAGAGAAGAAGACATAAGAATGTGCAGCTCTAGAGACAGACTGATAAGAGCTTTCTTTGCTTCTTTGGGTAGCTATATAGAACAAGAAGCCAAGAAAATGGATGAGTGGAGAGACAAGAGCTTAGGGGAGATATATGCCCACCTTAAGCATGAGATAGCTGAAATAGGTAGAAGCTCAGCTAAGACAACCATGCTTCACAACTGTATGGATGCTTGTATCCTATCGGCTATGATGGTATCTAAGCTTCTTGGAGAAGATGAATAAGCTTAGAGGACTTGAGTATGAACTCTGATTCTCAAACCTTATTCAGACTTCTCTTACTATGGTCTATTTTGTTTGTGACTAACTTATCATGTCTTCTTATAATGCTCATTTATGACGTTAAAGTTACCATCATGGTGAAGCTTCCAATGTTCCTATTCCATGTCCTGGTTATGGGGTACATCTTCTATTTACTTTATTACCTACTCAAGAAGAAATAAGCTAGGAACTATATCTCTCAGATATAGTTGATAGTGACTTTATGATGAGGAGATAAGAATGCCTCTGGTCTTGTATGAGATAAAAGTAGGTGTTATAGACGAGGGTATATTGAGAGACCATCCTGAAGCTGTAGAGAGAGCTCTTAGACACTTCATTTCTGGAGCTACCAGACTGAAGAGAGAATATGCTAGGATACTTAGAGAAGGTATTGAAGGTAGAAGATAGGCTTGGATATAGAGCTTGAGACACTTAAAGTGAGCTAGAATGTTGAAAGTTCATTTTACTATTGAGTACGACAAACATGGAAATATAGTATCCATTTCCCAGACTATGCAAGATAGCTAGACCATGTAAAGGATGTAAATTTGAACCGTGGTGTAATAGAGTAGAGGAGAGGATATGGAGATAAGAGTACTTATTCTACAAAGTTATGGTTACCAGGTTTCAAGGTGATAGAGTATGTTGTCTGATGAATATGAAGCTCTAAGAGATGCTAGGTTCCTGTGGAGAATCTATAAGATAATCGAGGAACAAATAGAGGGTGATATAAGGCTGGATAAAGAATACACCGTAAAGATACCAGGAGACATTATCATACACTTGAAAGCTAAAGCTAAATCAAAATTCAGGAAAGGAGAGAGAGTATCTCGTATCCTAGCGTCTGATGTATAGCTTCTCTGACTCCATGGTAGCTTCCCAGAGCTGGCATAGTTTTTCTGTGTAACCTCCACCCTTGTTACCAATTGCCAGCTCATCTACGGAGAGATTAGAGGAGCTGTGTATAGATGAGTGTTGTAGAAGTCTATCAACCCAAAGTGGAGAGGTTACCAGACGGAGCTAAAGGAGTCTATGGTGCTGGGTTCAATAGAAGGACAAGATTCGGTATAATGGGGAGGCTAACCAGCATCTCTACATGGGTACATGAATATACTGAAGAGAGTATCCATATGATAATTTATAGGGCACACCCATTACTATCATGTAGTAACATTACAATCCTAACAGAGTTCCCTACTTCTAAAAGCCTTTATTGTATTCCAATTCCACACTTGATTACTTCCATGGTTACTAGCTCACGCATTTATAATCCTAGCACTAACAAGTTTGTTACAGTGTCTCCAAGTAAGTTCTATAGGGTGTTTGTTAAGGAACGTATATCCATGACCAAAAATAAGCTCAGAGCAAAGGATGTTTTATGGATGATAGTTTATGGGAAGGCTAAACAGCTTTTATGGTTACTGTCTTCAAAGGAGAGCTAGAATTGGAGAACCCATGTGATAGATGTTTAAGGAATAAAGGAACAACCGATGAGGGATGTGAACTCTTCTGTACCGTCTTTATGAAATGGGTTACTGAAGAGTTCAATCTAGTTCAGCTAAAGGAGATAAGGAGGAGACCTAGCTGTGTCAAGTCTGTGTGAAGAGTGTAGAGAGCTTCTAGAAGAGATAAAGAAGCTTATGGAGAGCATAGAGAAGATGGACAGCAAAGCTCTAGTGGAGAGAATCAAGGCATTACCTCCAAGAGACAAGATAGTTGTCCTGGAGCTAATCAAGAAGGGTGAGCTCATACAAAAAGTGGAGATTGTCAGGAAGAAGACTCCAGTTTATAGATGCTAGAAGAGGAGATTAAAATGCCTAGGAGAGAGGAGAGTAAGAACTCAGACAAGATAGTTCTATCTGGTGGGACAAGTGTAGTACCTGGCGTCCTGAAGACTATGGAACATAGCAGCTACTACATTGACCTCCTATCAAAGTATTTCAGCTGTGTAGCAGCACATTCAGAGATAATATACCATGACCCTAAAGTACCGTCATCAGACGAGTCTAAATGTTTAATATTCTCTGGATGTTCAAGAGAGCTACGTCAGCTTGACTGTGTCTCTTGTAATATGAAGCAAGAAGTGTTAATCCCCTTCACAGCTCCGTCTAACGAGCTTGGTTCATGCTGGGACGATCTAATATCTTCTCAGATAGAGTTCATATCTAGAGCCTGTGTAAAGCTTAAATTGAACGAACTTGTCTGTGGTGGGTATTGTCCAAAGCTAAAGGTACTGGTTTTGTCTGACTTTACTCATGACTATACAGCTACTCAGCATGACATTTTGAGCTCTATGCTATCTTCACTAGAGCATTTTGGTCTGGTTCCATTATCTAAGGTCAAGAAGAGAAAGAGGGCTGTCAAGGTTACCATAGGATGTGATCCAGAATTTGAAGTGTTCATTGGTGGGAGGATAGTTAGAGCTGAGGATTACACTCCTGGGTATCATGAAGATGTTGGGTGTGATGGAGCTGGTAGCCAGCTAGAGATAAGACCAGAACCTTCAGTGAGTCATGTACAGCTAGTACGTAACATTCACAATTTGTTGATGAAGGCTAGCAGGGTATATCATATTATTGGAGTCAAAGGAGACCATGATCCTCTTGGTGGACACATACATTTTGGTATATTCCCAAGTGGTAACCTAATAAAGATGTTGGATGACTTTATAGGTAAGCCTTTAAGGAGTGAGTCTGGTCATGCTAGACATGGATACAACAGATTATCAGCTATTGAACCTAAGCCATGGGGATTCGAGTATCGTACACCTCCATCTGCATGGCTATGCTTCCCAGAGATAGCTAGGATAGTCTTGAAGATAGCCAGAGGTGTAGCTAATTACTATGTCAACCATAGACGGATAGTGTACAATAGGAGATTGAAGTACGAAGACTACAAACGTATATGTGGGTTGTCAAGAAGAGAGTACAAGCTGTTTAGAGCATTTGCTACTGGCAAGCTACGAAATCACTATTATAACATTTTGGGTAACTGGGGTATCCCGACTAGTGAAGGTTACAAGCTGTCTATTGGATTCTCAGATGAGTGGTCTTTAGAAATAACCAGGATAGTTCTTAAAGAGCTAGAAATGTACCTTAATCATCCTTACGATATAGTACTGTTTGGGCTAAGGAGAGAGAGAGGGAAGCAGCTGTATGGCTTTAGGCTAGACGGGTACTCTCAAGCTACTGATATTTCTAGACCAAGTAATTGCTTTGGCTTACCATACAGCTTTAGGAAGGGTCTTATTAGTCGTGAAGAGTTTGATAGGATACTTCTATCTCTAAAGGCAGCTATAATAGAAGAGCTAGATAGACATGGCATCAAGATCGTAGATAAGGACAAGATGTTTAAGAAGGTTAGGAGAAAGCCAGGAGTGTTACCTAGGAAAATAGAGGGTTTTACCTAGAGAAGAGGAGGTAATCTTGATATGTGTGGGATAGCTGGTTTCCTTAACCTGGGATTAACCCAGAGAGAAGCTAGAAGACTTGCCAGACAACTGTTGCTAGAGATAGAGTATCGAGGGAAAGATGCAACTGGGATATACACTAACGGCACCATAGTTAAAGCTCCAGTGAGAGCCTCTATATTCGTCAAGCTCAGTATCTTCCCTAAACGATTTGGTTATATAACGTTGCTACACACTAGGCAAGCTACCCAAGGTACTCCTAAGAACCCACATAACAACCATCCCTTGTACTCGAAGCGTTGGATTCTGGTGCATAATGGTATCATATATAGCCAGAGACTATCCAAGTATGAGTATATAGGTCAAGTAGACTCAGAGATTATCCTCTCCTACATAGAGAGATACGGGTTGACTAAAGCTTTGGATGAAATAAGGGGGACAGCTGCTATAGCACTATGTAAGAGGGATAATCCAAGGTCTATATTCCTATGGTCTAACCACAATCCATCTCCAGTAGGGTATATTCCACATAAGGCTCTAGTGTTTGCTAGTACAGAGTCAGCTCTTAAGGATGGATGCAGAATATTTGGTAAGAGACTGGGCAAGTTCTCTAATGTGTTGACCTTTAAACCAGAGACCAACTGTCTCTATCAGATAACATCCAGAGGCATAAGGGAGATTGGTGACTATGGCTTCTACTATTACGATTATAGGTATGACTATGGTTATAGGAGTGGGTTTAAGACCAAGACTAAAGGTTCAACTGTGTACTTGTATTAAAGTAGAGGTGGTGTAAGGATGAGGTTTAGAAGGATAAAACGTATCTCAGAGGAGATACTCAATGAACCAGTGGAGATACACCTATCATCTGCTCTTGAGGATGAGATAGGATGTATAGCTTTGGTTAACAACTCTCTTCATATATTCGTCAACTCGAATATATGCAAGTCTGAGGAACAAGTGGTGGCTACTGTAGTGCATGAAATAGCTCACAAGTTATCCAAGACGAAGTATCATGACAATGAATATTACAGGAACCAAGATAAAGTAGCTGAAGTCTTTAGCTCTAGAATGAACATTCCAAAGGAGAATCTTGACAAGCTGCTATCTGGGATAAACGTTAAAGAGATTCTGGAATGTAGTGGGAGATACCAGGGAGTTAGGAAATATGGTCAGAGATGAGTACATTAAGGTTCCATTCCTCTCCAGAATGGAGCTATGGAAGCATAAGCAAAGGCTGAGAAGACTTGGACTTGACACCAGATGTTTAAGGGAAGAATATGATATTACTACTGGAAAGCTTTATCTCCTTATTCCTAAAGTATTCAGGAGAGTAGCTGAAGAAGCTATGAAGGAAGGGTAGTTACCAGATTGTTAGAAGTGATGAAAAATGTTTCTGTTAGAGCTGAGAAATAGAGAGGAAGACATCAGAAAAGATATAATAGAAATCATTAAGAAGGCTGAAAAGAACTGTAACCATACAGACAAGGATCTCATTGTCTTTGTGGTTAGAGCTATCCCCTATGGCATAATAGTATGTAAGGAGTGCTTCATTAAGATAGTTCCTAAATTAAGGAACAGAAAAGCTATACTCCCTAGATTTGTTGAAGGTTATTACTGAATCTTATGGAGATACGTCTATGTCATACAGAGGAGTACTAGAGATGAGAGAAGAAGTATTGGGTATTGTAAAGGAAGCTGAGAGGAAGTGTGAACATTCAGACAAGAGGCTATTCATTTTTCTAGTGGGGTCTATGCCATTTGGAGCTATATTGTGTAACAGCTGTTTTTGTAAGATAGCTTCAAAGCTGAAGAATAGGGAGCCATAAGTCCGGAAATAAGGGAATAGAAGAACAGTCTGAAATGTGTAATGCTTATAGAGATAGTGATATTTGTTACTACTCTTGTAAATGGGATGAGTAAGGATGTCTGAAATACAAGAGCTAATTGAAAGTGCAGAAGCTAAATGTTCAAGTCATACTAAACAAGTGATAGTCACCTTTAGGTTCCCGTATGACTCAAATAGGGGACGACTTAGGACAGTACAGACCAAGCTATGTCTCAACTGCTTCAATGAGCTAGAACCAAGGGTTAGAAATAGAGGTGGAATAGTTCATAGGGTTGTTACCATAGAGTCTGTAGAAGAGCTGTGTATATGGTGTAAAAAGAATCCTCGTATGGAAAACTCTACCCTATGTGAAGACTGTTATGAAGCTAATGAGAAAGATGCAAGTCTAGGTAATGGAGAATACAGGTTTATTTGTCCAGTATGCAAGAGAGATTTACAGGGTAGACTGGTGTGCCCAGAATGTGGGATAATAAGACTTTCAGTACTTACTGTGCCGAGACACTGTCACGTGTGTCACTGTAGGTTTTTCTATGAGGACAAGTTTGGGGTTACCAGATGTTGGTGCTGCAACTCTGAATGGAGAGAGAGTGAGATAGACAGGATAATAATGGAGCATATCAGAAAATACTTTAGATAGGTGGACTCAAGAAATGAGCCTAATATATCAGGATAAATGTGGTATCCCGGAACACGATGCTGTGAGAATGCTAATAAACATGATAAGTCATAGGTGCAACTCAAGTTGTCACACCGTTAGGGAGGCATATGTGGTTTATGTCCTTCCACTAAGGAGAATATATCATATAGGGGGTAGCTACTATTTGAAATATGCCACTGTTCTATGCCATAAGTGTGCAGACGAGCTTCTAAAGAGGCTAGCCAATAGGGGATACCAAGCTTCTTTACATGGTATCCTTATGATAAGGTGATGCGTTATGAGCTTTTCTCTGGATGATTGTGCTGTATATGAGGATGAGAGTTCCTCTTTAGACGAGATTGTTAGACTGGTGTCTTTTGTATCTGACATGTGCAAGTCTAATAAACATGAAGGTAGACGTATCTATACTGTGTCAGTCTATAAACATTCGTTACCAGGGTACATACCATGGAGATGTACTAAGATGCTCTGCCGTAGCTGTGCTGATAAGCTCCGTCAGAAGCTTAGGAATAGAAATCTGCTAGGCTTTGTTACTATGGGAGATCTTGTTAGTGTTTTCTAGCTAGGTATGTTGTTCGTTAAAAGCTAGGGGTACTTACCCATGCTTGATAGAGAGGAAGCTAGGAAGCTTATCCATTCTAAATCCTATAAAATAGCTAGACTGAAGGAGCTTACGAGGTATTCTGAAGAAGAAGCAGCTAAGATAGTTGAGTCTATGATAAGAGAGTTTGGTGAAGGACACTTAAACCGGGTCTCATCCTTCAAGGTGTTAAAGGGCATAGTCAGATATTATTTGTTTGTTACATTGCCAAGTGAAGACATACTTGGTGTTATAGGGGTAGATGTAAAAGTCAGGAAAATAGGGTCTCTTGTAGTACATGACAAGTACAGGAGACTTGGAATAGCTAGCATCTTATTGAACCATGCTCTCAGTGTTATTAGAGATGAAGCTTTTGGAGTGAAGAGGGATTTGTTTCTGGCATGTGCATACGTAAGAAAGAACAATGAAGCTGGTATAAGATTCTTCCAGAGACATGGCTTCTCTAAGTCTGCAATCTTAGAAAGAAGCTATATGATGGCTAAGATTTTAAGAAGAAAGGAGGGAGAGACATGACGAGAGTACTCCTTTTATTTGTCAAGTTCCTGATTGGTAAATGGAAAGAGATAGTAAAGGGAAAGCTCCTGGAGATAGCTATGATCATCAGGGTGATATTGCCAGCTGTACTTTTTGGATGTCATCTAGCTTTCGGAATATTTGGGGCTATGGTGTGGATAATACCGGATATGGAACACAAAATTATAGAGGATACTAGTGTTATATGGTTGCCAATGTTGTTCAGGTACACCACAATGAGCTTGCTGGTTTATCCTGGCATGCTCCTTATCGGTTACATTAGAGAGGAATGGGAGGAGTTTAAAAACAACTATCTGAGGGATATAGCTAGGAGACTGTAAAGCTTTTATTCTATACATGACATTAGATTTGGATATGAAGAACCTACTGGATAAGGTTATAGGAGCTTTCTTTCTTTACCTTACCACCTTGTGTGTCTATGCTATTTGCCAGCTTACCCTTGTCATCGACAAGCTATTAAAGTACGGCTTTTATCAATCTATAGTAGGGATTACACTGTCCCTCCTTATGATAGGTGTCCTGACTATAGGACTTGTAATATCATTAGGTATAGGATTGATGCTCTTAGCTGAATAAGTATATCTCTCGGATATAGATATAAGTAAGCCAGAGGGTTACTACAGTTGAAGAGAACTATATCGTTCAAAGTGTCTGAGGAAGCTTACAATGCAATCCATGGACTGAAGAACTCTAGAGGGTATACCCTTAAAAGGTTCATTCTATTGTCAATAGTCAAGTGGATTAAAGCTCACAAGAAGCTCAATCCACCATTGTCACATTATTACGATAGGAAACTGAGGATAATCCAAAGGGAGCTCCAGGAGATGGATGATAGACCATGAACCATGCTATCAGAAAAAGAGTGGTATAGGCTTCCTATCTACTTGCCCTATTGTGAAGAGTTCTGGAGCTTGTATCTAAAGAAGGCATGGCAGAGCTTAAGCTTAGATACAAGTGTCCAGTTTGTAAACGAACCTTCCTTAATGTCTTAAAAGTAACAGAATGGATGGAGGAATGAGAGATTACTGTCTATGGGACTTATATCGATAAGAATGGAGTGAAGAGATGCAAGTATCTGAATAAGAAGTATCCTGAAGAATGTTACAAGTGTAAGCATTACTTGAGGATATATTGTGGATGTGACTATGAGTTCTAATTCATAGGAGGTATGAGCTTGTCTGAAGAGTTAATGAAGCAAATGCTAGAGACTCTAAAGAAAATGCAAGAGCAGATGGCTGAAAAAGCTAGTTCAGAGTCAGATGTAGAAGATGAATGGACTATCACAAGTGAACCATTCCAGGAAGATATGGATCTGTCCAGAAGGGAGGACTATGAAGAGCTGATAACAATACCCACTGACATGACACAGAAGAAGAAGCTTGAAGTGTATAGGACTGAGACCCTACTGGATAGGCTGTTTCTGGATAATTCTGACAAGTGCATAAACGGTATACCACTAGGTATTCAGCTGTCTATAACCGGAACCCCCGGAGCTGGGAAATCAATACTCATGGAAGAGGTAGCCATTAGGGCAGCTCACAGGGGCACAAAAGTACTCTATGTGACTTCAGAGGATATCTTCATATCTAGCACTGGAAGGTATGACTTGCAGAGTAGAATGATGGACAAATCTATGTTCCTCGGACTGGAATGGAGTAAGATAAGGGAGAACCTTTATGTTATGGATACTGTGGCTAAGCCAGAGCTTAGGGAATGGAACACATTTGCTGAAGTTCTAAGGTATACCTCTGAGAGGAATGACATCAAGCTAATCATTATAGATTCAGTAACAATACTTGAGTCTTATAGGGGAGCCTTGAAGTACAGGGTTATGGAGTTAGCTAGGTTCAATCAGACCAGAGGTATTACCGGTCTTTATGTAAATCAGAGGATAGCTGAGAGCTTTGACAAATATGATGTAGCCGGTGGGATAGCTTTGATACATAACTTGGATGCTACTGTCTTGGTTGACAAAGGTAGAACCTACTATGGAGACCAGACAGAAGACTTGGGAGTGAAGAGAGGAGCTGTAACCTACATGGTTAGGGTAGCTGACTGTAGGTTATGTGGCTTTGTAAGGGAGCATATCCAGACATACATCACAAAGCATGGACTATTACGAGTAACACCTAAGGGAGAAGAGGTACTAAGGAAATATGCATAGGACAGCTACTTTATTGGGGTGATAGCTGTTTGGAAGAGGATACTATTCTATGGAAAGATATTCCCAGAGACATGAGATGTCCTGAGTGTGGTTCAAGAGTGTTCAAGGCTACTGGAAGCTTCAAAGCCAGATTCTATGGAGTGTTCCAGATTAGAGGTGGAAGGATAGTTCAAGTAGAGAATATCAGTGAACATGAAGAGTACAGAACTGTTAACAATATATGGTGTGCTGTATGTGGAGCTGACCTAGCTAAGTTATGTTCTGGAGCTTAATGTTCCTTCTTAGTTGAAGGATGGATTGTTAATGGAGCACATAAATGTCCTAGAAAGGCTCATAGAGAATAGAACCAAGCAGCTAGCTACCAATCCAACAGAGAGACTATTAGAAGAGACTATGGATATTCTGTGTGTCTTAGATCTTGACGATGAGGCCATGGTGAAAGCTCTTATACTATTGAAGAGAGCTAACCCATCTTATTTTGTCAATACAGCTCCCCACCTCATTTCATTCCAGAAGATAGTCAGGAGGTTGGGAGGATACATTATGGCTAATTCAGACAAGATAGAAGCTCTTAAGTCCAAGAGCTATGAGGAGATTATGTCGTCTCTTACAAAGCATAATAGCCGGATAGGAGAGAATAAGTAGCATGACTTATGGGAAGTTCAACAGCTGGAGACAAAAGTATCTGTCTGTAATCCCAGAGTACCTTGAAATACGTAACTACAAGTTAATGTTTGCCAGAGCTATCAGGAACATAGACAGCTTTGATGGATGGTTCACACACTTCGATGTAGCTTATACTTCCGACATTACTCATGGAAGAGCTATCTACATTCTAAAACTTCTAGTACGTCATGGCCTTATAGAAAAGAAACGAGTTACTGGTAAGAGAGAGGTTACTCTATACCGGAAGACTCCTAAATGGTATAAGGATATCAAAGTGACGTAAGGATGTCTCTGGTGGATGTACCTGACAAGGCTAGTCTTGTCTTTAGCTTGACTATACCAGCTACCATAGCCCGTATGGAAAAGGCTGGATACAATGAAGTTGAGATAGCTAGGGAGCTAAATCTGCCGTTCCATATGGTTGTACTGATAAAGAAGGGCTACAAGCTAAACAAGAAGATTCTCTTTATGCATCTTGTAGACTTCTATAAGAGAGTAAGCTCGATGGCTAGTATGAAGGGAAAGAAGACTGAGGTAGCCAGATTCCTAGCTGGGTTCCCAATATCATATGAGAAGAAGATACGGTTGTTACTTGGAGAGGTAAGTGATGCACCATATGGTGTAGCTGAGTCTACCATACTGGAAGCTCTCAGGATAGCAAACAACCAAACTCCAGCCTACATGGATAGACTATTCCATGAGTATGGTGAAATAGGTGAAATAGCTCAGCTCCTGGCTAGAGAGAAAGAGCCAGAGCTGTTACTGGATGAAGTGTATTATACTTTAAGGGAGATACCGAGTCTTGGAAGGTATCATAGTATTCTAGCTATAGCAAGCTTGTTTGAAAAGGCCAGTAAAGAAGAAGCTAAGTACTTGAGCAGACTATTAAGAAGGAACCTGTACATTCATTTACAGGCTCATGTTGTAGCTGTTGCAGTAAGTGAAATGTTTAAACTAGATGCTGACCTGTTAACCCAGGCTATGCTAATCAGAGGAAGAATCCATGGGCTGTTACTTGCAAAGCTGGGCAACAAAGCTCTAAGGAAAGTCAGACTGGTACCAGGCAGGTTTATAGCTCCCATGTTATGTTACACATTTCATAGGAACAGGATATCCTATCCGTCTCTAGTACAGGTAAAGCTAGATGGGGTTAGATGTCAGATACACAAGATAGGAGATAAAGTACATATTTACTCCAGGACTGGAAAGCTACTGGATGATGACTACCCAGATGCCTTGGACACTAGCACAGTTAGGTCACCTAGAGCTTGCATACTTGATGGTGAGATAATAGGACTCAAAGATGGAAAGATATTGCCTTTATATGAAGCTTTAAGACAGAAGGAAGAAGCTAGATTTGAAGCTAGAGTATTTGATGTCTTATACCATAGGAAATCTTTACTTGGAGAACCATTGAGCTCTAGGTTAAAGACTTTACTGGAGATTCTAGAACCAGAAATAATAGTGCATGGAACCATTTGCAATAGCTACGAGGATGTAATGAAGCATTATGACAAGATAGTTGAGCAAGGGTTTGAAGGTATAGTAGTTAAGGACTTATCTTCTAAATACTATCCTGGTAGGAGACATAGAAGCTGGCTAAAGCTAAAGAGGACAAGGGATACACTTGATGCTGTAATTGTGAAGGCCAAATACGGCTATGGAAAGCTAGGAGGTATATTTACAAGCTTTACATTGGCAGTTAGGCATGAAAGTAAGCCAGTGTTATATCCTATAGGAGACTCTACTGGTATGGATCAAGAAACATTGTCCATATTAACTGAGAAGCTCAGGCCGTTAATGACCGGTATAAGAGACAAAGAGGGAGTGTTTGTTAAGCCTAGAATAGTAGTGGAAACAGTGTTCCATGAAGTTATAAGGAGTAAGGAGTTCCCTTCTGGTTATGCTCTTAGGAATCCATCTATACTCAGGATAAGAGATGATAAAACAGTAAGAGACATCAACACAATAAATGATGTGGTAGAAGCATACAAGAAACATACTGGAATATAATAATGGAGGTGACTACTTACTTTGAGGTTGAGAAGGAAGAAGATATCCATAATCCAGAGAATTAGGTTTCTAATCAATGGTATCAAATGTATGGCTATGGTATATATTCCATCATACAGCTATGACACTGATGAATGGAGCATAGAATACCTTACATTTAGAGAGAGGATAGACATGTTTAAGTCTGAGCTGGAAACAGCTATTCTGGGATATGTATATATACTTGAAGACACTTTCTCATAGATGCTTCATTGAGTGGACTTTTTTTGGGGTGTAAACTAAGGTGACAATACCAGACTAGGAGTATTAGTTAATGAATGTAAGGAAGCTGCTCAAACGAGCTAGAAAGATCATTTATGCTTCAACAGCTTTGACCGTTCTAGTTTTAGCTATTTATGGCTACATGATTGGCAAGCCACTTTGGGTTGTTATATTAGGTATTGGATTAGGATTATATTATGTTGCAAGAGCTATAACAGTCTAAAGAAGCTAAAGTGGTGTTATACTTGAAGTGCATATCTTGTGGTTCTGAGATCATGGAGCATGAAGAAGCAGTATGTTCAAAATGTTTAGAGTCTTTCAGGAGAGGGGTACAGCTTGTCTTGAGAGAAATAGACAACCTCATTGATAGGCTAGACAGAATAGAACAAATAGCTATGCAGGGAAGGTAGCTGTCTATTAAAGTCAAGGATGGTGCCTTACTGAGTTGTTGATAATTGTACTCAAATGGTGTCCTAAGCTTAAGAAGTACGTTGAGGAAAGCAGATGTGACAAGTGCCAGGATGCTATACGATTACCATCAGGCTTGATCTGTACCCGTAAGGTGAAATTGGTGAGTAAATAATGTGTGTTCCTTAAAGGTTGTTATGGGGAGATATGAGATGAAGAAGAGGAGTGTTTCAGAAGAAAAGAAGCTTGCAGTCTTGAAGTTTCTGGAAGAGAGTGGTGGAGCTTGCATGTCTGATATTATAGAGGGTACTGGCCTGAAGATAGGAGTGGTACACAATGCCCTTACTGCTCTTGTTCTGGAAGGGAAAGCTCAAAGATTCAAGGCTTCGTTTAACTCTGCTAGGAAACATGGACAGTCCAGAGTGTTTGGTACCAGAAAGAAATGGTTCTACTACTCTAACAAGGACAAGTTCCTAGAGTGGTTAGCTGACAAGATGTTGAACTTTACAAGAGAGAGAGGAATGTCAGGAGTAAATGGTATGTTAGCTAGAAGACTGGAGAAGGGAGACATCAAGAAGCTGAAAGCTATACTTAGAAGTAGGATGGAGGGTTAGGATGGATAAAGAGAGGTTTAAGAAATATATCTCTCGGATATACCTTATACTAGCATACTTTGGTATTCCAGTTCTGGCTAGTATAGGTAACTATATGCTCTTAGCTCCAACAAATTTCTGGGAGAGACTTATAGCTCTTATTTCCTCAGTTATAGTCTGTGTTATAGTCTTTATTGGAATGATAGCTGTAGTCCAGATAATTGAAGAACTGAAAAAGTAAGGAGGTATAGGAAATGAAAAGGTATAGACCGGTAGGGATATTCATTCTGGGATTCCTTTCAGGTATAAGCTTGGTGATGACAGTGACTGTGAGTCCAATATTCTTATGGTCACTAGCCTCTAGCTCTTCAGGAGCTGTCATACTGCTTTGGAGGGAGATACTGGGATATGAGTAAACGCATAAGAAGTGGCAATATCATCCAGGTGAACCATAAACAGCTCAAGAAGATAATAAAGAGAGCTTACTATACTAAAGAACCAATATTTATTGAGGGACCTATAGGTGTAGGGAAGAGCTATACAGCTAGGGATGCAGCTATGGAGCTGGCTCAAGAGCTCAGCCTTGAGTTCATAGAGACCAAGATGCCTAACCAGCATGTAGACAAGTTCTGCTTTGTAGACCAACGTATAGCCCAGAAAGATGCTGGTGAAGTAATGGGATTACCGGATAATTATGCTCTGGTAAAGGTAAAGGGAAGATTTGAGCTGATACCGGTAAGGATATTACCTCAGTTCGTGGATAGAGATGACTACAAGGATGTCAAGATAGTAGACTATATCACTAAATGGAACAAGCCTGGCTGGATGCCATATGCTGGTCATGGAATTATATTCCTAGATGAGTTCAACCTGGCTCCACCTCTTGTCCAAGCAGTATGTTATGAGCTCATCAATGACAGGTGTTTTGGAGACTACACACTACCTGATGGGTACATTGTTATAGGAGCTGGTAATAGAGGGCCTCTGGATGGAGCTCCTACATTTGACTTTGGAGATCCACTCAATGACAGGTTCAGCTGGTATGAGCTTGGAGTTCCCTCTGTAGAGGATTGGACAGAATGGGCTCTACAACATGGCATAGACCATAGGATAATAGGCTTCATCAACACTAACAATTCAGCACTGTATACCCACAAGCCTGGACACAGAGAGAAAGCTTTTGCTACTCCAAGATCATGGGAAAGAGCTAGCAACCTCATTAAGGGAGTGTACGATGAAGAGGAAGTGATGCTGTATGTCTCTGGTAGGGTGGGAACTTACGTAGCTGAGATGTTCAGGGCATTTCTAGAGGCCAGGAGAAAGTTACCTCCAGTAGAGGAGTTCATTAGGAACCCAGACACTATGCCTATACCAGAGAATCTGGACTTGCTTTATACTTTGTGTACTAACCTGGTGGATTACTTCATTCATCACAAGACGAGAGAGACTCTGAGAAGCATAGTCGTATTTGCAAATAGACTAACAGCTGAGTTTGCTGTCTTCCTACTCAAGCTGGTTAAGTCAACTGACGAAGCTTTCTTCAAGAGGAACATACTTGAGATAAAGGAGTACTCTCCATTTGTTGCAAGGCTGTCTCCATACTTTGACATTGTAGGTGAATGACTTAGGAGGTAGTGTAGATGCCTAAGTTGTCTCCAGAAGAGAAGATATCAAAAGCTAGGATACAGCTATTGTCTAGACAGCCTTTCTGGGGTACTCTTGTTCTCCACCTTAATTTTGTCAAGTGTACGTTTCTCCCTACTATGGGAGTGAACCATCTTGGAACTGTCTATTATTCAGAAGAGTTTGTAGAGAGGCTGAGCATAGAAGAGCTCAAAGGGGTACTAGCCCATGAAGTTGGACATGTCATGCTTAGGCATCTAGAGAGACTGGGTAAACGAGACCCATATAAGGCTAACATTGCCATGGACTTAGCTCTCAACTTGATTATCAGAAGAGAGTTTGTTCTTCCTAGAGGAGCTCTAATAGACGAGAGATGGAAGGGCATGGCATGGGAAGAGATATATGACAAGCTACCTGATGATCCACTTCGTTCTGCCAGAATGTGTACACTGGACTGTAGTAAGTGTCCGTTCAGAGGTACCATCCCACGTGTGTCTAAGGACGGGGTAATCTGTAGACAAGGTAGCTTGGATAGGCATATCTTTGGAGACAAGCTTGAGCAGGCTAGAGGCCCAAATGGTAAGCTAGACAAACAGAAACTCAGAGAACTCGGACTACCAGAGGAGCTAGCTGACTTGGAGCCAGAGAAGCATGTCCCGAACTGGAGAAGAATAGTCAAGGATGCTTTTGAACGAGCTAAGATAATAGGCAAGCTACCACTTGGAATGGAGAGGCTGATAGATGATTTAGTAGAGCCCAAGCTTTCATGGAGAGAGCTACTGGCCCGTTTAGTGACCAGAAGTATTCCCTTCAATTTTTCTTATAGAAGACCAAGTAGGAAGTCTATAGTGACTGATATCTACTTTCCATCTCTTGAGAAAGAGAAGGTTGAACTCATAGCTTGTGTGGATACTTCTGGCTCAATGTCATCTGAAGAAGTGAAAGACGGGATCGGTGAGCTTCTTGGAATATTAAGGTCTTTCAAGAGTGTAGAGATACTCCTCTTCAGCTGTGACTCTAGATTGTACGATGCTAACAAGGTAGCTTCAGAATATGATTTGAGAGTTGCCAGACTTAAAGGTGGAGGAGGAACTGACTTTAGACCTATATTTCGATGGATAAGGGAGAATAGGCCTAGAGCCAAAGTTCTAGTGTACTTTACAGATGCTTATGGTGTCTTTCCTTTACCTGGAGAGGTACCTTCAAATCTTACCGTAATATGGGTAGTATCCAAGAAGGGAGATCCTAGTAGGATACCTACATACTTTCCATGTGTAGTGTCCATGAAGGACTATTCATTATAGGAGGTTGGACTAGAATGGACGAGATAACTGTGTTTGCCAGGCTTGAGTATATAACGTTGGATGCTGAGGGCAATATAGTTATAGGCCTTTCTAAACGTACATATCGAGAACAAATCTTAGCTGCAATTAGAAAGTTTGTGTCTAGAGAGGTGTACATATGCATCAGGAGAGGGAAGTGGGAGAAAAAGTATCTAGAGCATAACGAGCTCTTTTGATTGTTAATGAGTGGTGCATGTTTATGCTGGAGGTGGATAGAGCTAATAGACCAGAAAAGCTCTTAGTAGAGTTTGAGGTAGAACGGACTGTGGACAGACCGTATGGATACCAAGAAAAGATCCTGTTGTTTAGAGGTAATAATACGAGGTACAAAGCCATAGTCAAGGATGGATGTTTAGTAGCCATAGTAAGCAGGCGTTATAAGCTGATACCTAATGAGGATGTTAAGACAGCTGTTATGGAGATAGCTAGGAAGAGAGGGTTTAGGGTTAGCATAGCTGAACCTGACTGGAGGCTCTATATGTTTATAGAAAAGAATAGCACCGGTGTTATGGTTAGCAACTCTGTGGATGGAACAATTAGTCTAAAAGCTCATGCCATCTTATGTAGGAAAGCCAGACATTTTGGGAGATATTACTCTATCTTGGTGTCTGTAGTTAGAAGCTTATACAGAAGGCACACTAAACATCTTACTATTGAAGACCTGGACGAGGCAATTATGGAGATTTATGATGCAAGTAGAAGGTTCAACAAAGCTATCAATGACTTATTCATGGTTAGTGTTGAACCTTATATCTCAGCTTTAAAGGAGGCTCTTCCTGAACTGTTTCCAAAGGTGTACTACCAAGGCATATTCTCCAGGTATTATTATTATGGAGGGATGAGCTTGAAGGACTTTTATGAAGAAATGTCTATGAGAATATGGAGTAGGAGAACAGACATAAGGACTAAGATGGTATTATATAAGAAGCTGAACAATCTAATGTCATCACTTGGAGTAATAGAGTTCCTTTAAGCTTATTTATATCCATCAGATATAGGGGTTCATAATATGAGTGAAGAGCTAAGATGTAGGTACCAAGTAAAAGCACCACATAGCCCCTGGATATTGTGCTCCTACTTTGGAGATAAAGATGTTATTTGTGGCTGTATAGGGATAGAAGAGATGTGTGACATAGCTCTACCGAGAAGCATGTCTGTTACCCCTAGAAGAGAAGATATAGAATATGTTGAGATACCTCTTCCTAAGGGAGCTGAGAGCATATCTGATGTGTCAGGACAACCTGGGAAATATGTCTTTACCATGGCTAAATGTGGTGTATGTGGCTTCCACACTGAGGGTATCCTTAAAGATGGCTTGGTTTGTAGCCATGTCTTTGTAGCTCTGGAGAGGTTTCTAGCTATGAACCCTATAGTGACTTCATGGAATGAACTGTGGACAAAAGTAAGGAAGGTGGTTCTAGCTGACGAGATCTACGGGTGTACAATCCATGATATAGTTGCTGGTTCATTCTGTTATAGTGCAAAAGAAAAAGAAGGAGCTGTCAGGCTATGTTGTACACTAGAGACTCCGTATGTCATTGAAAGAATGCACAAGAACATTTACTGTGTCTACTTGAGTATGGAGCTACTCGGGTAACCAAACGTATAATTTTTCCTTAGAGTCTTAGTATTATCCAAGAGGGATGCTAAGATGCTTGGAAATGTACAAAAAGGTGGCTATAGTTGACCAACCTTAAGGATATGTTTTATCTACCATGTGACAATGAATATTTCATAAGGTATTTGTTTCCAAGTGTTGAAGCTATAAAGATGGTTCCAGAGACGAAGTATAGGACAAATGCCATCAAGCACAAGAGAGTAATCTTGTTTTCAGCTCAGGGCTCTGGCAAGACAGAGCTTGTAAGGTCGATAGCTGAAGAAGCTGTACGTATCTATGGCAGACGCAATGTTAATCCAGTAATGATCAAGGGGGATCTCATGTCTATTCTGTCTACTGGCCTTAATAGGAAGCTCGTTCAGCTTGTCTTTGTAGATGATTTTACTATAGATGAAACTCCTACCTTGGCCTTAAAGGCTTACTTTAACATTAGACACTTATGGAGCAAGATGATTAACAGGAACTATGGCCTGATAGTTACAATATTTGCACAGCACAGGTTTCACTCTTCATCTAAAGAGATTAGGAGCACAGCTGATGTTGTGATAATAAGGGATGATAGCTTGAATCCCTTTGATCACTCTCTGATTAAGAGGTTTATTGGAGAAGCTGGACTGTCTGATTTGCACCTTATTCAAGAGTATAGGGACTTGTACCCAGTCCTCAAGAACTACTCTATATTTAGAACAAGGACTGGGAGGGTAGGACTGATATATTTCCCTATGGCCAAGGAGAACTATCTCAGGAGAGTAAAGCATGTTTCAAGATTCACTGCTACCATGATACTCTCAAAGTACGTTATATGAACTATATCCGAGGGATATACATTTGCCAGTCTTGATATTGATTGTTTCATTTGTACTCTATGTATGGAAATGGAATGGACAGAACGGTATGCCGTTAAGTGAGAGATACCGTCAGGAACTAGGTTAAGAATGGGAGGTGAGAGATAATGGTGAAAAAGAAGGAATGTACCTTCCAAGTTATTGAAGGAACTGTAGCTTGTGGTCTTGCATATCCAACAAAATGTGACAAGTCCATATGCCCCTTCTATCAAGCATGGAAGCTGTTAGCTACCCTGGTTTTCTTTGAAAGCAGCAATAAAAGGAGCTTCAAGGTGTCGATATAGCTTGACTGGAGATACTTGTCCATTCTGTGTCAACCCTAAAAAGTCTAGATGGTATTATGACGGCTCCATATATGTGGTAGCTGATGATGTTGGTAAACCTGATACTATCATATTATTTCCCCATAAGCATGTAAAACAAGAATGGCTACTTAAAAGAAAGGAGGAAGTAGTAGAGTTACTTACCGGGATTAGCAATGCCTTATGGGGAAGAGAAGCTAGAAAAGTATTCGATTGGGTTAACAGGCAATATGAACATGCTCATGTTCAGCTCAAGAAAATAGGCTAGAGAGAGGTGGAGTGTAAATGAAGAGAAGTGAAGCTAAGAGAAGACTTTTAGGAATGCTAGACATTGTCTACCAGATAGCTCTTGAACAGAAATATTTGTCATGGGTGTACCAGAGAGGCCCAAATGGTCCTTTAATAGCTAGAAAGCTTACCTTCAATGAGGGAGGTAAGTTTAGTGAAGGATGCCTTAGCTCCTTCATAGCCTTGCTAAAGGATAACTTAGATTATGCCTTAGATTCATACATCAAGGTTTATGGAAACCCAAGAGCAGAGGATTTGATTGTTATCCTATACGTTCTGATAAATGCAGTCTATGAGTGGATATAAACGAGCCATATAAAAGTCCAAGGTACAAGCATGTGGTATGTGTATGGCTTGTTCAGTAGGCAATATCTGGTGACGAGACATCCTAGAAACATAGAATAGGTGTGCTATATGGACATATTTCTGGAGAAAGGAGAACTGTTCCTCATGCTTCAGACGGGAAATGGAATGATATCTGTCACAGCACACACTCACATAGGATTGCTGGATATTTGCCTGGTCCTAATTATTCACCCTAAAGAGAGAGTGTTCAAGCTATACAAGCTTTAGTCCTTACAGTGTAACGAAATGCTTAAATATAGAAAACATGTCGAATCCATAGCCTTGAATGTTTTAGGGGATGAGGTGAGAAATAGTTGAGTCTAGGTAAAGGTATTGGCCTAAGAGAGCTCAAGCCTATGGACACTATATATCTGGTGGATACGGACAGGCTGGAAGTACATCCGTTCAACAAGAAAATCTATACAGATCATATCGATGAAATGCTAGATAAGGACATAGCTGACAATGGCATCCGTACTCCCCTTGTTGTAAACAAAGAGCTCCAGATATTGGATGGTAGGAGACGTTACAACAGGGCATTGAGGTTTGGGATAAGGAAGGTACCAGTAATCATCAGATACTACGAAGACGAAGAGCTTGCCATAGTAATGCTTAACAAATACAGACAGAAGACACCCAGAGAACTGTTCATGGAAGCAAAGGTCTTAGAGAAGAAGTTCCAGCCCTTTTACAAGGTGGGGAAACCCAAGAAAGGGAAATTAGGACAAACTTTGACCGAATTCCCAAAGCTTAGAGACAAGGTTGCCCATGAGCTGGGAATATCGTCTGGCAAGCTATACCAGCTGAAGACAATATATGAGAATGAAGACAAGATTCCAAACATAGTAGCTGAGCTTGATCGGGGAACTCTTACGGTATACCGAGCTTACCAGGCTCTTCAGAACGTTCTTGATGGAGCTCCAGAAGAGAAAGTACTGAGAGCTATCAAGAAACAGGACATGAAGCTGCAAGGTATAGTCAAGCCAAGGAAGAAAGCCAGATCTTCTCCAAGAGAGTACATTGTCATGTGTCCACAGTGTGGAGCTAAGCTAATAAGCAACAAGAAGGTTGAGCTAAGAGCTGCCTGAGTGTCTTTCAGGTTATCTTTGGTGAACAAGATTTATGCAGCAGAAGGGGAAAGTATATGGGACGGATAGTAGAAGACTTTAGGAAACAGTTTGGAGAGACAGTTCTACTTGAGGTACTAAAACATGCTGGGCTCCATTCTGGACAGCTTGTACCTCAGGGACAGGATGAGAAGCTAGTGTTTGCCCTTCTTGAGATCCTTGATTTCCAGTGCTACAAATATGAAGAGCTACCGGAAGGCTTGACAAGAGAGAACATAGAGCAGTTCCTTCTGAAGCATAGGGAGGAGGTACTAAACATGAAGATACCTCCTCCCTCCTTTCTGGGAGTACTGGCTGGAGCTTTTGACTTCCTTGTTAAGAGGGAGTAAAGCTTGTCCTTTTCTAAGAAGCTGATTGCACTGGCTAATCATCTGGTTAGGGACAAAGACTTCAGGATTATTGAGCTACATACTGGAGAGGCTACCTTGAAAGTAAACGAAGACAAGAAAGCTAACACTGAGCTGCTGCTTAAAATCTCTGTAGGTTCAGCAGGGCTTTCAACCTTTAAGCTTGAGTTCAGAGCTAAGGCAAGGATATGCAACCATCTTACCAGGTTCAGGTGGAACACTGAAATATCATACAAGCATATGGAAGATATAATGTCATGGATAGATGCATCCATATTGTTCTTCTCTAAAGTAGCTATTACGGAAGAGCTTTAATGGTGGTGCAATTGAAGTGTCCTAGGTGTGGAGCTACCTTAATCCCAGAAATGGAGGGTTCCTTGATGTATGAGGCAACCATACTGAGTGAAGATGAATGGGCTAAGTTGTTGGAGTCTAATCGTTATATATGTGGAAGGTGTGGAGCTAGAGTGAAGCTTATACCAGTTGTGGAGGAGCCTGGATTTTGAAGATTAAGATTGACAGTCTAGAAGTTAGCTATCCCAGAGATTTTCCAGAAGGTGTTTGCCTATGGGACTTACTTTCTTCTAAAGATTTCAGGAAGGTTAAGAAGATTGTTATAGAGGTAGAGGAAGAATCAGACAAGTACCTCATGGAAGAGATAATGGAAGCACTGGATGGACTGTTATAGAGGTAACACCTTTGCCAACTGTAAAAGAGAAGTACGGCTTCCTACCTAAGTCTGTAATGACTTTTGAGAATGTACCTAAAAGATGGAGAGAGATAGATAGCTATTTGACCATAGACATGTGTAAGAGAAGCTCAAGTAGTAAATACCTTCCAGGGCTAAAGTATTCAAAGTTCTCTTATGGACTATCATCCTTTGTGATTAAATACTGGAGTAAGAAAAGAGATATTATCCTTGATCCATTCATGGGATGGGGTATTAGAGGAGCTGTAGCTATAGAGCTTGAGAGAACCTATATTGGATATGACATCTCACCAAGAATGTTCAGTATTGCTAGTTCCTTCCTAGATAAGGTCAAGAGTAGAAGTACTCTATTAACTTCATCTACGGGAGACTACATATTGTACAATGCAGATGGATGTAAGCTTGAACATTCAGCTGATAGCTCTGTTGATTTAGTATTTACTTGTCCTCCGTACTGGAACCTTGAAAAATATGAAAGTGTAGAAGGTCAGCTCTCAGACTGTAAGACTTATGACGAATATCTGGTTAGGATAGATGAAGCATTATCCAACTGTTACAGAGTCCTTAAGCCTGGTAAGTTCTGTATATTTGTAGTAGCTGACTTTAGGAAGGAAGGCTTTAGGATTCTCCATAAGGACACGATAGAGCTTGCTGCAAAGAACAGCTTCACTCCATGGGACATAGTTATTTCAGTATTAAGAAGCCCCTTTGTATGGACCCAGATATCCAAGTGTGACAGGATGAAATATACCAGTAAGGCTCATGAGTATATCTTGGTGTTTAAGAAGGAATAGAGACACCTGATGATGAATAGGCCAGCACCTGAGACGTGATGTGAGCTGAGCTAGCTGAGAGGTGTTAAATTTAAAGGGAAGTGGGAATATGGAGTTAACCCTTATAGTCTCTCTATTAGCCCTTCTGGTTGTGGGACTAACAGCTGTGATAGAGATTCTATTTTATAGACGGAAAATAAGAATGGAAGCTCCTCAACCTAAGCTAGAAGAATGTAAGCTATGCCCTAAAGGATGGGCATGGTGTATAGAAGACTGTGATCATAGAGAGGAAGGATGTGATAGCTGTCCTGTTCCTCTATCTCCAATAAAGAGGAATCATGTTAACTTTAAGGAGGTGGAACAATGAGGAAACTGTACTTGAAAGCTATGAAAGCACTTCTGTTGGTATCCCTGATAATAGGGGGGATAGCTCTTGGAGTGTTCTTTGCTACCATGTTTGTATCAGTAGATACCGGATATGGAGCATTGGTAATAGACCCAATGACTGGAGGAGTATCGGAACCTGTGCTTGGTCCATGTTGGTTTGTCAAGATGCCATGGCAGTACGTGGTCTTCATTTATTATGCTACTGAAAGCATAGGCATGTGGGGTGATGGAAGTGACCCCTATGCAGAATATCCAGCTATCAAATGCTTTACTTCAGACCAGCTTGAAGCTACTATCGATGTTATGGTTAGATGGAGCTTGGATCCAAGTAAGCTCAGGTCTCTATACTTGTCATATCCAAACCTTGACTGGGAGGACAGAGCTATAGCTTCTACAGTGAGAGAGACCATACGGTTTGTTACCAAGAACTTTACAGCCATCCAGATGATAACCCAGAGAGAGCTTGTGGCATTGGCTATCCAGGAAGCTGTGTTTGATGCCCTTAGGAATACTGTGTCACTCCAGGGAGCTCTAATCCATCTAGAGTTTGACCTAAGGAACATTGCTCTACCAGACAAGTACATGCAAGCTATTGAGGACAAGATGGTAGCTGAACAGAAGAAGATACAAGCTGAGTATGAACGGGAACGTATAGTTATATTGGCTGATGCAGAAGCTCAACAGAAGATAAGGATAGCCCAAGCTGAAGCCCAGGTTAGGTTGATAGTTGCCAATGCCACCAGAGAGTCTATTGAGATGATAGCTAAAGCAGCTGGCTTGAACAGTACTGAAGAGATTACCAAGCTGTATCTGTACCTTGAAGCTCTGAAGGAGATATCACCAAACATTAAGGTGCTAATATTGTCTACAGACGGTCATGGAACACCTATAATCTATGCTCTACCTGGAGAAGAAGGAGATGGAGAGGAAGGATAAGCTCCTTTCTCTCCTATCCAAATAAAGGTGATAGTCAATGTGTCAGACTAGATTTGGAAGAATGACTTTACAGGACAGAGTAAGAAACTACAAACGAATCTTCAAGGACTACACTCATGAGCTAGGGGTATCCTGGAGGATTTATGGCATATGGCAAATAGGACACAACTATCAAAGAAAAGAGGGATATTATGGAGAATATCCTCCTTCATATCTAGAAAGAGTTTATGCCCTATTTCCAGACAAGCATAGAATACTTCACCTATTTTCTGGAACTGTCAGGGACAAACAAGGAATTACTTTTGATATCAACCCAAACCTTAATCCAGATGTAGTTGGGGATGTGAGAGATTTACTAAAGTATTTTTCTAAGGGACAATTTGATTTGGTGATAGCTGATCCTCCTTACGAGAAACGAGACTTTGAAAGATATGGTACTAAGCCGTTCTCAAAAGCTAAAGTGGTAAGAGATGTTGCCTATATTACGGAACCAGGAGGATTTCTAGTATGGCTGGATACGATTGTTCCTATTTACTCTAAAGAGCTATGGAAACTTTCTGGCCATATCTTGTTGTTGACTGGAACAAATAGGAGGGTAAGAGTAGTAACCATATGGGAGAGAACTTGAACTTCCAATGTGGGAGCCTAAAATGCCATGGTATGAAGCTATAGCTGAAGTGTTAGATCCAAATGAAGGGGTAGTTGGTATAGGAAAGAAGAAGGATGGATTCTATGTAGTTAAGAGAGGTATCAATCTTAGACCAATTGATATAAAGAAAGGAGACAAGGTAAAGGTATCATTCTTAATAGCTCCTGTTATGGGATATGTAATGTTTGTGTTGATTGAAGGCAAAGAAGACCATGAACATTTGACTAAGCTTGAGGAAGTTCTAAAGTTCAAAGTAACTGAACTACTATAGGTGAGAAATATAGATGAAGAAGATGGAAGCTAAAGAACTGGATGTGGCAATATGTTAGTTCCAATGCGTTGCTTACGGGTTATTATGATAATCAGGTTAGGTACTATTCGGCATAATTTAATCTCTGGGGTGTAGAGATGAAGGTGGCAATAGTAGGAGCTCAGATGAGCAAGTGGGAGACTTCTGAACAAATAGAGGAAGCTAAACGTTTCATCAGCTCCATCCTCCTAGCCTACACCGTAATGTATGGGGAAGTGATACTGGTGTCTGGAGGATGCCACAAGGGTGGAGTAGACATATGGGCTGAGGAAGCTGCTGACAAGCTTGGCATCGATAAAATCATATTCCCAGCTCCAGCCCACCAGTGGAAGGATATTCTATCTCCTATCCCAGATGGACACCTTAGACCCCTGAAAGGTTGCTACATTGATGGGGACTTCTACGTCAAGAGAGGATATAGATCAAGGAACCTCCAGATAGCTTCTGAGTGTGATGTTATCTGGTGTATTAACCCTAAGGGTAAACGTTCTGGAGGGTCATGGACTTTGAAGAAAGCTGTTGAAATGGGTAAGAGAGGGTATTTGGTAACAGTGTCCAGAACCGGACATGTAAGGGCTAGGGAGCATTAGTAGCTGCTTGCCTACCCTCAGCACTGTCTATGAGGTAAGTGAAGAAGAAATATTAGGTAAGGGATACAGGATGTTTGAGCTAAATATTGTATGTCTGGTAGCTGGTATGATAATAGGCTACGTTATATGTGAAGTATGGAGAGAATGTTTCTGGGGAGTAGCTAAGCTTAAGATAAGAGCTATCAAAGAAAGGAAGAACGCTAGCTTTCTCAGGATATTAGAGCATTATCATCATGCATTGATTCTCATGATCATAGGTTTGCTGGCACCAGAGCCGTATGACTGTTTGTTTCATGGTGTCAGCTTCTCACTCATGCTTGATGAAGTATCCCAGGATAACCCTTTTGCTATAGGTAAGGATCACTTTGTACCTTCTACCATACTTGGCATAATCCTTTTAGTCCTTCTGTTCATAGTCTGTTGTTATCGGATACACTTCCAGGGATGTCTGGAATGTTAATTATAAAGAAAGGTAAAGACCTGTATGCAAGAACATGTTGTAAGAAGATGGACAGTCTGATGAATGCTATGATTCTAGCTGAAGATGGAGTATACCTGAGTGTGTTTACTAAGACTTCAGATGACAAGATATTGACAGCTTATTTCCAGATATGGTACTGTCCATGCTGTGGAGAAAGGATTATTATAATGGAGAAGTAGACATGATAGTTAAGGAATTTAGACATGGAAAGACATATGCTGTAGTAGAGAAGGAAGACAATGTGTATGTTGTAAAGCACTGTTATGACCTGTCTCTCAGTGCAAACAGACATACTCTAATAAGCTGGAGACCCTATAAGACTTTGAATGTTTGGTCTCAGAGTTCGATGTTGGGTCTATGGAGCTTAGTCCAATTGTGAAAAAGTTATAAGAAACTTTCCACACTACTCTAATTGGTTTAAGCTATTACACTAAAGAGAGGTAAGCTCTATGGGTAAAGATGAAAATGATCCTAATCCTGGAAGTGCCATTACAGAAACAGTCATAGCTCTCTGTCAGGATATGGCAGCTGTCAAGACAGACATTAAATGGCTTAAGGCCCAGATGAACTCAGCTGATAGGAAGCTATGGGCCATTATCACTGGTATCATAATCTCGTTACTGATCAACATAGTGTTCTGGTTAGCTAAATATCTTTAAAGGAGAACCTACCTTGGAGATTTTGAATCTAGCTTATCAGCTCGATTTGATTCATTCAGTCAAATGGGACTATCTCATTATTCTGGATGCTTGTAGAGCTGACATATTCCAGCAAGAGAACTTTATTAAAGGGGAGTACAGGACAGTAATAAGCCCAGCCTCACACACCAGCATATGGAGATTCCGTACATTCCCAGACAAGTATCCCTTTGTTGTTTACTCAGCTACTCCAATGATTAACTCCAAACGTAAGGTAGAAGGGTATTATGCTCCAGAGCATTTTCTCAAAGTAATTGACATATGGGATATAGGGTGGGACAATGACTTGTTGACCGTACCTCCATGGAACGTAGTCAAGCATGCTAAGGAAGCTAAGCCTGGAAGCATAATATGGTTTGTCCAGCCTCATGCCCCATGGATCGGAGAGGACAGGATAGTGTTCAAGGAGCTTGGTATCGATGAGAAGCGAGCTAGATATTCTCATGCAAGTGCATTAACGGAGCTGATGAAGAAGGGAATTATTACTCCTGAGGACATAAGGAAAGCTCATCGGGGCAACCTGAAGCTTGTCCTAGAATATGTTGAGAAGCTTGTTGAGCACTATTCTGGAAAGATTATAGTTACAGCTGATCATGGTGAGTTTTTAGGTGAGCTCGGTAACTGGCTTCATCCTAAATATACCCTACATGAAGTACTGAGGCTTGTCCCCTGGCTAGAGATAAGACGTACTTGAGGGTATCCGATGAGTGTAGCTTTATTTGCTATCCTGTCTTTGCTGCCAGTTGCAATAACAGCATTTTTAGAGATATGGTATATCGACAGGAAGAGAAAGAACAGGGAGGATGAGTAGATTTTAGAACTGTATGTGTGAAGGGAGTGTAATGGTAGAGCTGATTATCTACCTAATTATAGCCTATTTTGTGGGGAGCTTAGTTGACGTGTTCTTCTGGGGATACATAGCTGATTTTGTATTCTATATAACTGGCATCAGCATCCATCCATTCTGTAAAGGGTTCTTCTTGACACTAGCTTTCGTCATATGGCTGGCTGGGTACATCTTAAGCTTCTTGAAGGATGGTGAAGATTGAGGGGTGTCTAAACATGGAGATTCTAGTTGAAGAGGAAACTAAAGAGTTCATATCTAGGTTACCGGAACTGTCTGTATCTCCTTCTTCTACAGTTCATTTGGTAATGCTAGCTGTAAGAAGCAGATTGGCTAGAGAGATGCTAGGCTTTAAGATACGGGATTTGGTGGTTGAGAGAAAGATAGTGAGACCTATTGAGAACTGGAGAGGTAGATACTTCGATGTGGTGTACAATCTGGCTCTCCTACAGAAGTATGGTAGACACCGTTACAGGAAGATGCTTCCATCGAGAGAAGTGAAGTATGTGTTGATACCCTTTGAGGCTAAGGCAGTTTTTGGTACGTTGAGTCCAAGGAACACTCGTAGGGCAGTAGCTGAAGTGATGAAACGTAATGCTGATGAACTGTACAAGGGAGATGAATCCTCCAAGCTTGTTCTCTCCAGACAAGAAGTTCTTTACTTTGGTATGCTACATAAATACAAAGCTCAAGGAACTGCATTTGCTACATTGGATTTGGACAAGCCAGACTGGGTTCTATGCAAGGAAATCCTAGAAATAGTAGAGTCAGCTGGTATTCCTATCTTCATGGTCACAGAGACTTCTAGAGGATACCATATAGTTCTAAACCTGTCTAACCCTGAACATGCTAGAATATTCTATGGACAGGAATCTCTGTTACATAAGCTAAGATTACAATATGCAAAAGAAGGACTGGAAATACAGAAGGACAGTCAAGAACCTATCCCTGGAACATATTATCATAGGCATGGTGATAAGGCTCATTATGTCAGGATTTTAATATAAGGAGATAAAGGAGTGAATTTCTGCTATTATTGTAAGAGACCCCTAAGATATGAAAAAGAGTATATTCTGATGTATTATGATGACTATGTGGACTATATCTTATTATGTAAGGACTGTTATAATCTGGTTAAAGATAAGTCTGGAGATATCGAAGCAAATACTAAGATGGTCAAACAGATGAGAGTGGCAAAAGAGCTTTAGGTCAATGTTAAGTTGAGGGATAGGTGATGTGTACTAAGCCTAGAGGCCCTTCATGTCCTAGATGTGGAAGTAAGAACACTATCATGTTTGAACCAGCTAGTCCCTGGTTATGGGACTGCTATTGTAAAAATTGTGGTAGATACTTTGGCTATTATCAATACATGAAAGAGAAGGAAGAGTGTTGAAATGGATAAGGTAATAGAGATCAAGCCTAAGAAGGTATCCTTAGTATGTAAGCTGTTTGTCGATGCCAGTCCAGAGCTTATAGCATATCACACACAGTCTCTAAAGGACAAGCTAATTAAACAATGTGAAGAAAACAATCTAGCTATTATAGGTGATGTCAGGATAGTGGATGATCAATATCATTTCTCATATGTATGTGAGAAAGAAGACTGTGAGTATAAAGCTAGAGATACATATGACATAGATGATTGTCTAAGGGATCATCCTGAAATGGTTAAGCATATTGGACCATACCATCTTATAGTGGCTACATGCAAGGTTATACCCAAGAAGTATGAAAGGTACAAGGCCTACTTTGAAACGTTGCAAGCTCCTGATATTGTCGTAGTTCCATCTACCAATGAGGATTGATGGACTTTATGAGCTCTAGTAGGTATTATATGGCCCTTAATAATTTGTCTAAAGCTAAATTATCACTGGTCTTCTTGCTCCATAGATGTGCCTTTTGTAATGGCCCTTTATACCATTATAAGAAGTTCAAGTCATATTATTTGTGTTATTATTGTTACATGAAATACAAAGACCTTATACCCGAGCTTCTAATGGTGCTTTCATTATGAAGGTCTATGCCTTAGTGTTAATTGCTTCTCTCTCTTTATATATTATTAACCTGGAATGATGTTAATGATACGGTGAGCTTATGAAGTCTGAACTCTACTATGACATGCTTAGCTTTAGACCGTGTAGTCTTTGTGATATGTTAACTGAAAACTATATAGTGGTAGATTCAAAGCTTGATAGACATTATATCCGGCTATGCTCTGGTTGTTATCTGAAGTACAGAGATAGAATGAAAGACATAGTTTAACTCTCTTGTTGTGATAAATGAAAAAGGTAGGGATAAACAATGAATATATGTAGAACTTATAACATGGCATGTTCCTCTTAATGGGATGATACCTTACTTAGGTGATTAGAGAATGTGTAATGGATGGAGAAAGAGGAATGGAGGTTCTCTGGTAGCTAGAATAACTCTGGAAGAGTTCATTAAACGACTAGGCATGGAATATACAAGGAAGGAGATAGAAAGGATATACATGGACATCTTAGACAAGGATATCTTGATGCTGGATAAGAGGAAGCTGGTAGAAAAGCTGAAAAGACTACAATCTCTCAGAGCTGGAAGTATCTATACTGAGGAGCAAGAGGAAGGTATGATCATTATCCTCAAAGAAATACTTGAAGCCTAGCTCAACTATATCTGAGGGATATAGATGGGACTATATTTTGATGGTACTCCTATACTTGAGGAAGAAATGCTAGAGCATTACCTTGGCATACCTAGGGAGGAACAGGTTCCAGCATGGAAGTCACCTAATGGAACCTTCACTGTCGAGCTATTAGAGCCTTCTGAACGTCTATGGATATGGACAAACATCCGGACTGGTAAGACTGTCATAACTGGGGATGAAGGGAACGGCTGGTGTGTACCCCTGATTGTGGCTGACACCCGTACCGAGGCAATTAGGAAATATTTAAAGAACCCTCCAAAAGCCAGATATCCAGGGTTGATAGATGTCCTAGAGAGTCTTGCTAGTGTATAGAGCTCCGAAATGCTTAAATATCCCATCCTTACCCAAAAGGTCAGAAACCAAGGTGTGACTTGGTGGGAGCTTACAAACCTGAACAATTATCAGGGTTCCAAAATTAGCTCCCACCACTTTCACACTTTAAATCCCGCCTGTCTTAGTCTACGTTCCAGGTCGTAAGTCCCGCATCTTACCTGACTTGACTACCCGGCTTAGACTAAAGGTGTGGGCAAGCTAGGAGCTTACAAACTGTGCAGTTCGGGTGCAGGGATAGCTCCTGGCACTTCCACACAAGTCAAGGCGGGCCCAATTCCATTCTGGTCATCCCCCATGTTTTATAGACTGTCCATGGAAAGGATAGACAAAATATAAAATGTAAGGAGAGTGATAAGTTGCCGGAAGTAGAGCTTAGGATAGTTAGTAGAGGAGAGAGTACCTCTCTTAAAGTGGATAGCTCCCTTAAGGAAGCTAGTGACGAGGAGATTTTTAGCTACGTTAGTGAAGTAGCCAACATAGAGCTTGACAGCAATGAGTACTGTATAGACAAGACAGAAGAGGCTATCCTTGTTAGGCCAAGAGCTGTTTATGGATAGACTATATCTGAGAGATATAGAGGGGATTAGCTATGAGTAACGAACAAGCATCAGCTAACCTCCAGATGTTCTCTGCTATCATGAACTGTCCACATGGCAATCTGGATGAGATATTTGGGGTTCATAGACAGGTCAAGGATGTTAATCCTCTATTCTATTCCAGATTTGCCAGCTGGTACATAGAGAATGGAACTGTCAGAGATCACAAGGTAGCTTTCGTAAAGACACTCATGGAAGCTGATGAGAGCCAGCTGAGAGATATTGGATGGGCTCTACTCCAGAAGCTACCACTTAGGCTAGTCTATCAAGTTGTCTATCATGCAAGGAAGACCAGAAGTCTTAGATCAGCTGTGAAACATTACTTAGCTGAACTTAGCTATAGGAGGCTTGTTAGCTACATTCTACGTTCTAAGAAGGAACTCCTATATATTGTGAGAGCCCTACACATTCCTACAGACAGATCATCTAATCCTAACTTCAAGCTTATAGGTGAAGAGCTGTTCAAGAGGACTGGAACCGTTAGGAAAGCTTTCAGAGAGCTTAGAGAGGAGGAAGACCCCAATAGGGTAGCTGAGATACTCAGTAAGCTTCCGGTTCCATCCTACATAGCTCTGACAACTATCAAGGTAAGGACTCCAGAGATACTGAGAGCTCTAATAAAGGGAATGACTCCAAATGAGCTTTTACAGTCCTTAAACATGCTTGGTAGGTTCAGAGCTATTAAGCCTAACATGGACATCATAAAGGGTAAGATAGAAGCTGCTCTTAGTGATAAACGGGTAAGTGCATCAAGGATACTCAACATTCTATCCTATCTTGATCCAGCTAAGGTGCCATACGAGCTGTTTAAGCTTCTTGAGAACACCATAGTACTAAAGTCCAGGAACACCAGCAAGCTAGACGTTAGAGTGTCCATACACATTGATGTCTCTGGCTCTATGCAACCAGCCATCGAAGCTGGAAGAATGCTAGCTACTGCATTGACTCTGGCATGTAAGGAGCCTCCCTCAGTATATGCAGTTGGAGAGAGTCCAGTCAAGGTAGTTCCAGTAGACTATTCACCTACCGGGTGGAGGGAAGCATTCTCTCTGCTAAGGACTGGAGGATGGACACCACTGGGAGCTGGACTGCAGCTCATGAGGATGCTCAATGATACATGTGACACTCTGGTTCTCATAACCGACGAAGCTGAGAACCATCCTCCAAGGTTTGTTGATGAATACTCCAAACTTACCTTCAAGCCAAAGGTTATAATTCTGGGAATCAATACTGGCAGAGATTCGTACTTCAGGAGAGGACTGGAGAGAGCTGGTATAAACTATGAGAGAGTGACAATAGAGAAGGTAGACCAGTATTCTGTAGACCAGATAGTTGCATTGATAGGGGAGAGCTCTCCATCCAGGGTTGTAGCTGAGATAATGAGTACTGTCCCACCTACCAGGCCAGAGTATACTAAGAAACCTATGTACTGGATATCTTCAAAATAACCTCTCTACTATTTTAAGATAAGATGGAGGTGTAAACACACATGGAGGATAAGACTGGAGAAGTGAATGTACTCTGTGAAATCGATTCAATAATTGAAGAGCTAAGGTTTGATCATGAAGTAGCTACTCTACTAAACTTGGTGTCTATGAAGCATGAACCATTAAAAGGTGTCAGCTCATTCTTCAAGAGAAGAACCATGACACACATTGCTAAGATGAACAGCATCAGAAGCAGGCTAGGGGCACTTATGAACTCTCAGTGAGGACTGAGGAGCATATGTCAAGGAAATGTCCAAGGTGCAAAACAAGCCTTAAGCCTTTGTTCCATAAGGATGCACTTAGAGGCTGGTACTGTCCAAAATGTAAGAGGGGAGTAAAATTCCTGTCATAGGAGGTGTATATCTGTCTTGGTACAAATGTCTTTCATACCTGGTATTGGCCCTGTATTTATTGACGGAAGAGGCTATGTTACCCAAGCTGCCATTCTAGGGACATGTCCAAAATGTGGAGGGTACTTGGTATCCATACCTGTGGATTTGATTAGTGCGTCTTTGCTGGGATGTCCAGGAAGACCTAGGTGTATCAATTGTGGATGGATACCAAGCTTAGGTGTGTACGACAAGGGTAAATTCCCCAATAGCAAGCTATGTAGTAAGCCCAAGTAGACATGGGCAGTGTTTAATTACGTATAAGCAGGTGTAAACATGAAGACACGCCTAGTTTCTAGACCCCTTAAGCTGAAAACAGTGACTATGGTGGTTGGTAAATGTCCCATTAGCTCCAGGAGAGGATTGTTCGGTTCATTCCCACATGACGTATGTAAGAGATGTAAGTTCTTTGATGACAACTTTTGTTCAATGATGGAGTATCACACTAAGCTCAAGTCCAAACGTGTGGAGATAGACGATGATCCATTTGGAGCTCTCACTCCTGATGACTATTACTACACAATAGAATGCTACAGGTGCAGTTCTAACGTCTTGTTTCATTCTTCGTACTCACATCTAACTAAAGGAGACACTGGTAAGTGTCTGAAGTGTGGCTTAGAACATGTCTACCTTAGGAGGAAAGGTGAATACCTGGTGTTTGCCATATCCCTTAAAGATCTGGGTGCAATGAAAGTACGTTTAAATGAGGGGTAAACAGTGGAGCTATGGACTCTGTTTTTTTATAATCTTGTCCAGACAATGGAATGGATGTGCATAGGTGTAATTGGGGGATTCATATACGAGCTGAAAAGGAGACTGGCTATTATCCTTGGGCTGACCCTTCTAGTGCTTATGGTATCTGCATCATTCATAGGTTTGCTTAAAGGTGTTCCATTGGAGTATAACCCTCTTAAGTACATCGGTAGCTATATTGGAGGGATATTGTTCTGGCCTAGCTTTTCTTCTGGACAGAGTCTAGCTAGGAAATTTAGGGATGCCTGAACATTTACCAAAGTGAGGTTTATGCCTGAAGAAAGCAAGTCTATTTTCCTATGCCATTATTGTGGCAAGAGGGTTGAACGTCTTAAGGGTATAAATGTAAATTCTGAGCCTATCCTGGATCATCATGGACAGCTTATAGGGTATGTGATAGTGACTTATTGCAGCTATGAATGTATGGTTGCTGGTGAGCTATGAAATTGTTTATCAGTCATGTGCTTCCTGGAAGCAGGAAGGTAGTTAAGCTTGACAGGTCTGGAGCCAGAGAGTTCATCCTAAAGGGATGTACACCAGAAAATTGTGGAGTCTTATGGTTTAGAGAGAACGGTATATATGCTGTACCAGAGAGAGAAGCAGAGATACATGAAAGAAATGAGTACTATGACAAGCTTGAGCTCCCGAGAGTGTATGTGTTTCCAGTTCTTAGGACGAGATACTGGATGTGTATCCCTTCTATAGAGCATCATTACAGGAGGCATGTGCCATACTCAGCTCCCCTACCATTACTGTTCAGTCCATCTCTGTCTGTCTTGGAACCAGTGGTAGCAAGAGTATACAGAGGCAAACGGACTTACCTGTTCTTTGAGAACTATCATCGTAAGTATGACTATGGTATAGTGGAGGAAGCTAGGAGTGTCCTTGAAGAGATTAAGAGTAAGAACATCAGGGACACTAGTTCAGTTCTGGACAAATTGTCTGTACCAAGAGAGCTCAAGAAGGCCCTGAAGCTTATAGCTGACTCTATGGTTCCACCTTTAGAAAAGCTTGTTAGATATTCACTTAGGCTGGTAGGAGCTGAGCTTGTATCGTTGAAGGACTGGGGTAAAGACTTATACAAGGTAGAATATAGATACAAAGACAGGCTTGACAATGTACTCATCGACAGCTCGTTATTTGTAAGGGACAGTGGGATTTGCTTATCTGGAAGAGACAGAGACTTCGATTTAGCTTCTATAGTTATAGTGAAACACCAGTTTTATGAGGGCCTACATGAGAATGACTACTACTAGAGAGGATAGAAATGATAAAGATCAAGCGTTTTGTGGAACAGACAATAGAGATGGATGGGAACAAGACTGGGATATGCTGGAATGAGTCTATGGCTAGAAAGAGGATAGTCAAGGTTAGGGCTGGAGACGAAATGTGTCCAGTAGGCTTAATCCGTAGAGGTAGAACATGGGGCATATACGATGGGATATACTGTGCAGAGTGTCCTTACTTCATAACAGAAGAGTCCCTGGAACATCCTGACAGCTATCAGGTTAAGCTCTTGAAGAAGCTAAGAGAAAGGGTGAAGCTATAGTAATGGAAACAAAGATACTGTGGTACAGTGATCATGAGGGTGAAGCTACTGTACTGCCACCAAGTGTGTCTATAAAGAAAGCCTTAAGGCTTGGTACAAGAAACTTGTGCTTATGGTATTTCTCCATACTCTACTTTACCGTAAAGGAGACAGTTACCAATGGAGGACTAAAAGAGATGTCAAAAAATGAATATCCTGAATATTGTAAAATTAGAACAAGCTTGTTGATTCCAATTCTTAGAGCTTACTTGGATGAGCAGGATTGGGGAGATTATGCTAGTGAGCTAGATAGACTAGCTGAATCTATACTGAGGGAGAACCCTTACCTGGATGAGACGATAAGAAGTGAGAAGCAAGACATGGAGTAATGGAGAGCTTATAAATTTGATAGAGACTAAGAAAGCTGTAAAGGTAATGACACGTTATGGGTTTCTAATATTTGAACCTAAGAAAGAGTTCTTAAGGGTACATGAGAGAAACGGCTGTTTAGGAATATTTGATTGTTCTATTGAAAATGAATCTAAAGGCTCTGCTGTGAGTATAGACTGTGAGAAAATAGCTGAGTTTAAAGAATGGATATACTGGTGTGTCCTAGATAAACATCTTACATACGAGAGTACAGTGTTTTGACTGTCTGGTATGTAACATAGCTCTCCTCTATAAGGTCAAGCATGTTGTATATCTCTCGGATATACATGAAGTTTGAGATATATCATAATGTATCAGAAAATGTGAGGTTTCAATATAACCTTCATTAGGAGGGACTATTGAATGGTCTCTAGAATGTTCCTTCATGAGGAGCTCCATAGGGGAAGACAGTTCAGTAAGCTCAGGGACAAGACAGTTACTATAGCTGGTTGTGGGGCACTTGGTAGCTGGACTTCAGTAATCCTGGCTAGAAGTGGAGTGTCAAGCTTTGTTTTGTATGACAAAGATCGTGTAGAGATGCACAACACATCTACCCAAGCCTTTACTTTAGAGAACCTTAACCAGTCCAAGGTAAGAGCTCTGTCTGGCATCCTTTACCAGATAAACAAAGCCAGAGCTAGGACATACTTTGTAGAAGTGAATGAAAGCAATGTTGAAGAGGTACTGTCTTCTGGAGATCTTACCATATGTACGTTTGACAACTATGAGTCCAGAAGGCTAATGAAGGAATATGCATGCAAGCTGAATGTACCATGTTTGTTTGGAGGTATAAACGGGAAGGCTGAGTATGGAGAGGTAAAATGGGCTAGTAATTATCTTCCTCCCCCAGACCCAGAAACAATAAATGTAGATCCATGCAGCTATCCACTTTCAACCACTCTAGTGTTGTTTGCTTCATCTGTTCTAGCTGAGTCAGCCATAGAGTTTCTACTTACAGGGAGGAAGAAGGGTTCCAGCTTTGTGCTCAGATGGCTGTTTAGGGAAACATAAAGGGGTACCGTCAATTGGGGACAGTTAAGAGAGAGCTCCAAAATATTAGTAGAAAAATCTGGGCGTTCCATGGTATAGAGTGTTTTGTATCCTGAAGATTTAGAATAGAGGTGAGGTGAAAGAACTTGAATGAGACAAGACCAGCTATATCAACAAGGTTTGAAGTACCTGGGAAAGTAACCAAACTTCTGGTGTACTGTATAGACCCCAGGATCATAGCGTATGAGCTGGGAAAGTATGGGGTGTTTCTTGAGCACTACCGGGTTATCAGAACCAAGCCTAAGCCTCAGTACTGTGATCCAGTTCTGGTTACTGTGAGGTATGACACCATTGAGGATGTCCTCAGCTTCATTCAGACTTCCCAGCTGAGAGCTATAAGACTCTTCAAGACTGCCAGATATAAGTATAAGGTACCAGTGGGCTTCCTGTTTGGGACAGCTAGAAACCTACTTGGACTATTGAACAACAAGCATGGTTCGGTAACCATCAAGATATCCAGCCATGATAGGAAGATAAGGGATCAATTCTACAACATAGCTCTGGAGATTAATGAAGAGTTCAGCTATGGACATAGGTTTGACTTTGACGAGTATGACATAGACTTTGTACTAAAGGAGTACAACGGTATGGTTCACAAGGAGCTCATCACATACTTCTATGGCCCAGGTTATCCAAACATTAGGCTATAAGGAGGTTCTGGATGTCCAGTCCACTTAGGCTGTCAGGGTTCATCTATGCTCTCTACATTAAGGATACTTTCATAGAATACTTTGAGTCGCATGAGGATGCCATAAGATTTGCTAAGCACTTCTATCCTAACCTGGAGATAATCATCAAGCCAGTGTCCTACTTCAGGTATGAAGCTAAGAGGTGAACATTTATTGATAGGCATCATAATGGGAATAGGTAATCTTATATGCCTGATAGGAACGTTACTACAGATTAAGGAAGTAGTGAAGAACAGGGAAGCTCTGAGAGGATATTCCTTTCTGGGGTCATTACTGACCTTTATGGCTATGATATTCTTCTTGACAGGCTTTATACTACTCAGCTTATGGACAAGTGTCTTCCTAGCTATTCCCACCCTAGTTTACTGGTTTCTGGTGACACTCTATCTCATGATAGTCAAAGCACTGAGGAGAAGCTCCTAGAATGCTAACTGTCTTGTTTGGAGAGCAATTTGACACCTTCAGACATATACTAGAGTTCTATCTGCCAGAGGGAGCCAGGATACTTGATGTAACCTACGGTCACGGCAAGCTATGGCAAACTGTTGGTAAGGCAGCCAGGTTTAGGTATGAAGTGGTAACCAATGACATAGACCCTGAGTCTCCAGCACAGTTCCATGTTCCCATCACCGAGCTACCTAGTGTATTTCCATGGCATAGCTTTGATGCCATAATTTATGATCCTCCATACAAGTATGATAAACCCAGCTACATCCTGTACCAACGTAGTGATCAGGACTGGACACCCATAAAGACTAAATGGAGCATTGAGCTACAGAAAAAATGTGCTTTTGATCTCAACAACATAGCTCCTGTCCTGTTGAAGAGAGAGGGTTTCCTTATAGTTAAAATCATGGATACCCGATACAAGGGAGAGCTAGTCTTGAACCATAAGCTGATAATAGACTCCTTGACTAGATTTGAACTCATAGACTTGTTAGTCTATATTCGTACCTTGGTTGGACTGTTCAAGAATGAAAAGCACGCCCAGACAGCTCATGGGTATTTTCTTGTCTTCAAAGTAAAGGGACACCATCCATTGACATCTTATTAAAGGAGGGATAAGCTTGAAGGAATCCAATAAGGATGAGTATTATTTCTTGGTGTCAGTAGCTCCCAAAGATCCTGAGGAAAGGAAGAAATGGGCTAAGGCTATGACTAGGCTACAGATAGCCCTATGGGTATATGATGGAGGAGCTAAGTGTGCTTATTGTGGACACAAATATGAGTCTGTAGATGATTTCTTAGAGAGAAGACCTCGTAAAGGGTATGGAAAGACATGGGACGACATGTTTGTATGTGACAAATGCTGGGATGCTTATGCCAAGAAACACAATAAACGATAGGATAATGGTGTGTCCTGTCTGCTGTTCATTCATGGAGCTTCAGCTTCAGCTGCTTAGTCATACTGGAAGGCATGTTTGCTTGTTCTTTGAGGGATGCTATCTAATTAAGATCAGATGTTCCAAATGCAATCTGGAAATAATATCTTGAAGTCTTGAAATAATGTTTGAAGCACACGTCTGTGTCACTAGAGAAAGACATATAAATGGACACTTTTTCTCTTTAGCACATCATTACTTGTAGGAGATGGTGGTATGGAAGATATGATTCCAGTTCTTGTGAAACAGCTTACTGGAAGTCCAGAAGTCTACACCAAATGTTATAACTGTGGAAGCAATATCTTCAGGGTAATAAGAACATGGGGTATAGTAGACAGTGAGTATGCTGAGAAATACTTCTATCCCAGAGTATGCATTGTAAAGATAGGCATTGAATGTGCAGCTTGTGGTAAGCAAAACATTGGATATGAGCTTGTTCCACATGAAAATGTCATAGAAGAATTTGACTCCATGTTGGATGCCAAGATAGCTGAAGGACTACTCTTCTATAAGCACTCAAATGAACAGTTTGTTAAGGAGCTCCAGAAGACAATTGAAGAGTATAACAGAAGAAAGAGGAGCTGTACCAATGAGTGAGTGTAAGATATTCATAAGCTGTAATGGTTGTGGCTTCAAGGACATCCCAGAGAACTTTAATGTGTTAGCTGAAAGAAAGAAGGACAGACTGGTTATTTATGTCCAGTGTCCAGCATGTGAACGTATTGAGTATTTCCAGGAACTATCTTTCAAGGTAATAGCCTCAATGTTAAAGGATAGTAAGGTCAAGTGTGCATCTTTGTCTCATCTATTCTGTCCTACCATAGAAGAGACTGGAGGAGACAAAGAGCTGGCTATGCTACTGTCTTTCAAAAAGTATAGAGAGTTCAAACGTACTCATGGTAAAAGGACTCCTGGAGTGGTGTAACAGTGGATGGCAAGATTGTCAGTGTATACAGGTGGTTCAAAAGCTTGCCAGAAGATGAAGAGTATGCAAGACTGTTGGATAGTATAGTTGAAAAGGTAAGGCATAGTCTAAAGCTAGATTCCAAGATAAAGGAGTGATATTGAAATGGATAAGAAAGAAGAACTACCCCTTGAATATAGAATAGACAGGGAAGAAAAGAAGGTTATAGTCTTCCCTAAGAGCTATCCTCTTGGACTAACGTTTGACCAGTTCTATGCTTGGTCAAATGAAGTCATAAAGAAGATAATCAAGAGCCATAGAGGATGACTCAGATAAACAACATGTAGGAGGTAAGGAAGGTTTGGATGAGAATGAAGAGTTTTTCAAGAACACTACAGGGCATCCTGTGCTAGGTACTGTACTGGAGATGGATGAGAAGATGTACAATGAGTACAAAGACGATATCCAGACAGCTATTGAAAAAGCCATATTCAGGGAAGCTAATAGACAAGGATTCAAGATAGGTAAAGTCCAGTTTGAGACTGCCACTATAGAAGGCAAATTCTATCTAAAGGCTGTAGCCATTGTAAAAGAGCATTAGGGTGGACAGAAAGAGCTATAGGCTGTCTGTTTGAATATACCCTCTTCCTGAGAGTCTAAGGTGGGGAAGCTTGCTGATACTGGATGCTACATGTGGGAGAAGGGGGATATGGTTTGACAAGGAGAATAATGAAGCTGTCTACCTAGACATTCGTAGAGTGGTCAAGCCAGACATACTAGCTGACGACAAGAACCTTCCGTTCATTGACAAAATATTCGATGTGATAGTGTTTGATCCACCACATGTGTCTCTTGGTCCCAAGAGCATTATGGCCAGTCTATATGGAAGGTTCTCCCTTCAACAAATACGGGAGCTGATTAGCTTGGGAGCTAGAGAGTTTCACAGAGTGTTGAAGGACGATGGTGTCCTGCTATTCAAATGGAATACTCATGACATGTCCCTGGAAAAGGTTCTCCACCTCATGGGAGCTTATTTTGTTCCCCTGTTTGGACAGAGAGTGTCCTATCGTACCAAACACAGCTCCCAGACCTTCTGGGTGTGCTTAAGGAAGAGGGATAGAATAGCCCAGGCTACCCTTGAGCAAAGCTTAAATAAGAAATCCCATTCTTAAAGACACACTCTTAAAAGAGGTGATATCTATGGATGTGTTTATAGGAACCAAGAAGAGTATCGGGAATTATGTTGTGGCTGCCACAAGCTTCCTCAGGAAGGATAAAGAAGTAGTCCTTAAGGCAAGGGGCAGAGCTATCAGCAGAGCTGTTGATGTAGCTGAAATCCTCAGGAGGGAGCTTGTCAAGGAAGCTAAGGTTGCCGAGATAAGGCTTGGAAGTGAGCTAGTCCAGGATACTAAGACCAACAGGGAGAGACACATATCCACCATTGAGATAGTCCTGAAATGCTAAGTGACACTAAATGTGCATGTATGGTAAGGATCATAGAGACCTTGAAGTTGTATCTGGCCTATCGACCAGATATGCTATTCACCATGAGTCCTTTGGTACCTTCAAAGTATCTACAACGGCTAAATGTGACTTCTGTGGTGTATCTATAGGGCCTGGAAACACTGCATACTTCAAGTGGCATGTAATCAAGAAGCTGTATAGGTTCAAAATAGTAGAGATGTATGTTTTGAAGATATATTGTAGTATGAAATGTTATGTGCTGGGAGAGCTTTGACAAGAATAGAGGTACTATTGGATGGAAAGAAACACAGATTTACCTCAGCAGATAGTACCGTTCCTAGTAGAGGCTCAGTACATGCTGAAGTTACATGCTTCACAAGGAAGAGGTGGAAGTCAAGGAACGGTTAGAGGTGGATAGTTTATGAAGAAAATCGGAGCTCTGGAGTTCTTGTGGACTGTGTCATCCATGGTCTTATTCTTTGTAGGAGCTTGGCAATTTGACCTTCTAGCTGCTCCTGCATTCTGGCATACTGAATATTTTGTAGAGACGCTTGAAGAGCCGTTTCTATTGCCTTTCAATGTTCCATTGGACAAGCAACATGCCTATGTCCTGTTTTTTGGGTTTATGGAGATAGCTTTCTTGTTAGCTATACTATCTCCTGGAAGATTAAGAGTGTTCATAACAAAAGTTAAGAGGTTAAAGAAAAGGTAGGTGTACCAAATATGGAGGATCATGATAGTAAAGCCAAGAGTGAACTGAAAGAAAGGATACTAGAAAGGATAAGCTCCAGAGCTGCTGTTTTATTTGAGACCTTCAAGTGGACATGGGGAGTTGGAAGAGGCAGGTTTATTCCCACAACCAGAGACATCAAAGAAGTTATAGGGACATTCCTTAGGGATATTGAGGAAGAGGGAGATTTAAGAGCTACTGGAAGGTTAATGATACTAAGATCAGAGCTAGGATACGAAATCTATGTTGAGATAGGATGCTTACCAGCTGACTTTGATTCATTGGGCGTCAACGAGCTCCAGGCCATACTGGATGATTTAGAGAGAGAAGACAAACATGCATGAGATTTGACATTCCAAGTCTTAGCTAGCTAGTTTACTAGGGGGACTTCCAGGGAATGCTGAAATGTCCAGTATGCAACAAAGAATTTGATGGTTATCTTCCATTGAAGAGTAAGGATGATATATACATGTGCAACAAGCATGGGCTGTTTAGCTTACATAACGGAGTGCTTGTACCAGCAAAGTATCCATGTCCACATTGTGAGGGAAACTACAAGCTTCCAAAGTACCATGAAGGGACATGGGCTGTGTGTGAATGTGAAAAGCATGGGGAATGGAGAGTAAGCTTCCTACGTTCATTCAAGTTCAGGAAGCTGTGTTCTATAGTAGCTAGCAAGCCTAATAGAGATCCTAACTATTACACTCCACCAGAAAGAAAAGCTAGGGAGATACTGGATAGCTTGAACATAAAGTATGAACATAACAGGCCATTCCATAATGGTAAGCATATTTATTATCCAGACTTTGTCATAGAAGAACCGGTTAAGCTATTAATAGAGGTTAACCCATCGATATGGCATTCAAGATGGAACAGAGCTAAGTCAGATAGAAAGAAGATACGGTATTTTATATCTCTCGGATATACTTACCTTAGTCTGGATGAAACAAACTATGGAGAGTGGGAAGAACTCATAAGGGAGAAGATAAGCTTAGGAAGGAAAGTTCTAAATTCCTAGGAGAGTGAAAGTATGATGAAGATAGGAAAAGAGGTATGCAGGATATGTGGCAAGCCAATAGCTACCAGAGCTTCAATGGGCAAAGTAGAGTTTTATTCAGTGAAGCATATATACTATAATGGGCACTTGGTTGAATGTCCATTGTGCCATGAACAGACAGTCAGGATATACTATGACCCCTTAGGTATGAAGTACCGTGTTGAGAAGTCATGCTCATGTGAAACTGTACTTCTTAAGCCAGACCTTGACTTTGCAGCTGATGGCAATGTCTACAGGATTGACAAGTTCCTGGTATGTCCAGAATGCTGGGAAAAGATGTCTAAGAATGTTGACAAGTCTAGTGGAGAGATTCAGGTTTGAGTAGTAGGGAACATCTCTTTAGAAAGAAGGCTAATGAACTACTTAAGTTCTTGATGGAAAAGGATAGGAAGTATGCTGGAGATACTCCATTGGGCAACATAAAGGAATACTCAAAGAAATGGAATATATCTCCGATAAGGATGATACTTGTAAGGATAGATGACAAGCTGAACAGAGTGTCTAGGAACATAGATGACAAGCTGATAGTAGAGGAGGAGCTACGGGATATTTGGGGATACTCCTTAATAGGCTTGATACTTCTTGATCAAGGAGAACTTTAAGTATGGACTTTAAGGACATACAGCACTTGGCGTATAAGGGATATAGGGAAAAGGGATTCCTGGAGAAATGGGAGAAGGCCAGAAAGATACTAAGAGAACATGGACTGGAAAGGATAGTTGACTTAGCTGAGCTGGGACTTGTGGTCACAGAGATAGCTGAAGCTATGGAGGAAATAAGAGACGACAATAGCAAAGCTGAAAGTAAAGAGCTAGCTGGAGTCTTCATTAGACTATCTAACTATTCCATGAGGAAGGGATACAACCTGGAAAGTGAAATTATAAGGGAAAGTAGAAGGAACCTTACCAGACCTAAGCTGCATAGGAGGAAGGTGATGTGAAGGACACAGAAAATGTTACCTTAGTGGTAAAATGGGAAGTAACCCCAGAGCTTCTAAGGAATCTAGCTCTGGCCCTTGAGAGTGAAAAGGTAGTGTCTGTAAGCATAGAGGGTAAGATACCTATAGAGATGTTACTTGTAAGAAAGTACATCTAAGAGGAGGTGTAAAGATGGTACTGTATGTTAACAACAAGAAGGTAGTCCTGAAGAAGAAAAGAACGAAGCAGGCAAGGACTGAGGAACATCAAGAGTAAAGAGCAAGCCTTAAATATTAGCTTCCAGACCATCAAACAAAATTCTGAAGTAGCTTGATATGATGGGGAGGAATGTCTTGAGAGAGCTTGAACTTTATAACATCAAGAGCATAGAACAGCTTGTTAGAGAGCTGGAGTCCCTTGAGCCTTTACAAGTTAACTTCCACAGTGATGCTGACGGTATAGGAGCTTGTGCCCTATTAGCTTGTGCATTTGAGATAGAAGAGTCAAAGGAGTGGCCCAGATCTCCAGCTGTGTTTGGGGGATATAGGGACGGACACATAGCACTTGATCTTGGAGCTCCATTGTTTAGGGACAAATGGAAGGGTAAGATAGTAATAGATCATCATGACCATATTGGAGAGATAACCTACAAGCTTGTCCTTGGAAGTGTACCAACAGGACTGATGATATACAAGCTATTCAAAGACCGTATACCGGCTGAGAAGACATGGCTAGCTGTGTTGAGCTGTGTAGGAGACGGACAGCCTGAGATTATTCCAGACGAGATATGGGACACCGTTAAAGAACTATGGGACATGCAGGGTAATATCTACATGGACAGATACAAGAATATCAAGTCATACCCTTATCCCTTGTTCTCTAAGCTATCTAGTCCAGTCAATGCCCTCTGTAGGACTGGGGATGTTATGGGAGCTTACTCGATAGTGAGGAGTGCCAGGAGCTTGAGGGATGTCATAAACAATCCTAAAGCTATAAGGGCACAGAATGAGATTAGCTCTGAGATAGACAGGATATTCAATGACTCCAGCAACCCTCTTGTGATAGAGAAGATAGGACACTTTGCTATAGTACGTTTCAGGTCTAAGAGCTGGATAGCTTCAAGGGTAGCTACCATGCTTCAGTCATCGGACAGGTATGTAACTTATCTGGTTATAAATGAGACCAACAGGGAGGTCAGCATACGGGGGATACAAGCTAAGTACCTGGCTAACAAGCTAGCCAGCATTGGATACTTGTGTGGTGGACACTATGGATTTGCAGCTTGCACATTGCTACCTAATCAAGACATTGAAAGCTTTGTGTCTAGACTGAGAAAGGTACTGTCTATGTTATAGAACGTCTAAGAGTGAAGCCTATATGAAGCTGAAAAGGCTTGAGGATGATCCTGAATATGTCCTGTTCATCCTCACACATTACACCATAGAGAAGAAACAGTCCTTCATCCCAATATGGACCAGAGGAGAAATGGTGTTTCCAGTAAGGACATCCATAGCAAAGAAGAGACTTACATTGATTGAAAAGCTGAAATATTACATTAATGACTTCAAGCTATATCTTAAGCTTAGGAGGGCAAAGGATGGTTAACATAGAGATAAGCTGTGGAAGATGTGGATACAAAGGTGAGGGAATATATAGCTTTCCACTATGTGGGATAGTATGTCCAAGGTGTAGAGCTATTATACTTCCAGACCTTATTAGAGAGATAACTTACTGGAGACCTAGGTATGAACAGAAAGGAAAGGGAAGCTCTTAGGGAATGGAACTACATGGCTACTGGAGAGATAAGGAGGAAACATCCCTTGTTCCTATGTAGGCTACTTTCCACTGATGCTTCATTCCGTATAGTATGGAGGAACAAGATGTATTATGAATGTAAGTCTCACTGTAGAGAAGGAATGTATGACAGGAGAAAGTGTGAGTCCTGTAGGAAAGCTTGAGGAGGTGTAATATTGCCCTATATAACCATAAAAGAAAGGTTAAAATATGAGTCTGCTATAAGACGGATAATAAGCAGCTTGCCTCATGATCAGAGAGTAGATGGACACATTAATTATATCTTTACAAGGATATTGAAGGAAGTTTATACTCCAGGATACTTTAACTATAACAGGGCCATAGGAGTACTTGAGTGCTGCAAGCTTGAGCTCTACAGACACGTAGTGGGGCCATATGAAGAGGCTAAGCTCAAGGAGAGAGGGGATGTCTAGCCCCAGCTTGCTGGAGCAGGGATATATCATAAAGCAGGAAAGCTACAGGGTATGGAAGGTAATATCACCCAAGGGAAAGCTGTATTATGTGTGGAAAGATGACAGGAAATGGGTGTGTACATGTCCATATTACACAACCAGACCAAGGGTGTGCAAACACATCAAGTTCATTAGGAGCTATATAGAGGGTGAAAGTAGTTGAGATGGTTGCATCATCAATGGCAATTGAATACTACTACTGGCTCTGTCACTTATCAGGTCTCTGGTACATCTCCTTCAACCATAGCTCCGATATGGCCAAGAATTGAGGTTAAGTTCATAAAGTGTCATGTGTGTGGAAGGAGAGTGAAGGAGTCTAAGGCTTACAAGATATTGTATCAGGGGAAGAAGCTTGAGCTATGTGACAAGTGCGGCCAGAAATATCTTGCCAAAATAATAATTGCAGAGGAGCTCTAGGTTATGACCTTTCCTGCATCCTTGTATCCTTCATACTGGACTGGTACCTTATGGGCTACCACATTGGAAGGCCCCAATTATTATTATAGTTCAAGCCCCTCGTTTGACTTGAATATTTACTTTAGTTCACATGTTAGCTGTTCCATATGTGGGAAAGAGATGGTCTCTCCTGTAGTCATTATATGGTTTAGGGGAAGGAATATTGCCCTATGTGGGAAATGTGTTGAACTATATCTCTCGGATATACTACTAATGGAGGTATTGTGAACATGCCTAAGCTAGAAGATATAGATGGGGTAGGACCCAAGACAGTAGAGCTGCTAGAGTCAAAGAACATCCTCACGGTCAACCAGCTGGCTATAATGGATCCAGAGCAGCTCTCAGTCATCCTTGGTATCTCAGTAGCTAAGGCTAAGAAAATGATAAAGTCAGCTAAGGATCTTACCAAGGACTCCATCAAGATAGTCCCAGCCCTTGACGAGTATCAGCTAAGGGAGGAACGTACTCAGTGGATTTCAACTGGTAGTGAAGAGCTAGACAGAATACTGGGAGGTAGAGGGGTACCTACCGATGCCATAACAGCTTTCTTTGGTGAGATAGCTACCGGAAAGTCACAGCTATGTAAACAGCTAGTTGTCAATATGAAGAAGCAACATGGGAGAGCCTCAGCATGGATAGAGACTGAGCCTAGGACACTCCAGATAGAAAGAATAAAGGAGATGGCAGAAGCTCAGGGAGTGGACTTTGATTTAAGGAAGGATCTGTTCGTTGTACCAGCAAGGTTCATAGAGACCCCTACACACATGTTCCAGGCTTATGAGATAATAGAGGACAAGATCAAAGAGGGAATGGACATTGGACTCCTGGTTATAGACAGCTTCAATGCCAAGTTCAGGAGTACATACTCTGGAAGGGAGACTCTGGGACCAAGATCACAGGAGCAAGCTAGACACATGGGGTATCTCCAGATACTGGCTAGCAAGTACAACATAGCTATAGTACTCACACTTCAGGTTATGGGAATCCCAGACAGTGGTCAGCAGCTTGGAGCTATCAAGAAGTATGGTATAAGGAAGCCACCGGTAGTCTCTGATGTAGCCAAGCACTCCATAAACTACCTCATAGGTCTGGATCAAGTATCGTCTTCAGACAAGACATGGTCAGCTGTGATAGCCGATGGACCTGTACCAAGAGACAGCTGCTTGTTCATGATAACTGAGTATGGTATAGAAGATGTGAAGAAACGGAAGGGAGTAAGGTGAGCTCTAAGAAAGGAGAGAGGAGCAAGTGGGAGCCTGTCTTCTTTACTAGAGCTGACAAACCTGGAATATGTGACACGTGTTCAGCTACCATAAAAGAGGGTGACATGATATTCTTCTTTCCAAGACTGAAGAAGGGAAAACGAGGTACAGTGTACTGTTTCAAATGCTTTATAAGGAAGGTACAGGAGATATCGGTGTCCCATTTACTATAAAGAGGAGAACTTGGACATGACAATACTAGTGGACAGCAGAGAACCCAAGCACATACCGGCTAAGCTCAGGGCTATGGGTATAGAAGTGAAGGTTAGGGAGCTTGAAGTAGGAGACTACCAGATAGGGGAGTCCCTTGTAATAGAACGTAAGACCATAGATGACTTCATAAGTTCAGTACAGAACAAGAGGCTTTATGAGCAGCTATACATGCTATCCAAGAGCTGTGACAAGCCCCTTCTATATCTTATTGGGGTATATCCAAGAAGGCCTCCCTTAAGGAGGATAGGTAAGAGACTTGTACCTGTAGATCTGGATTCATTCCTTAGGACACAGAAAGTCATAAGCTACTATTCCTTCAAGGTTCCAGTCATACATGTAGGTTCAGAAAATGATTTCATTAAAGATTTACTTGAGTACTACAAGAAATCTAACAAGCCAGCTGCCCTCAGACCAGTAAAGGCTGTCAAGAGGGAACGTACCATAGAAGAAATAACATTTGATGTGTTGTCATGTATCCCAAGGATAGGGAGGAAGACAGCTGCTTGTCTAGCCTCCAACTATAAGCTTTCAGAGATAGTCTCCATGTCAAGAGAAGAGCTGGTCAACCTGAATGTTAATGGTAGAAAGCTTGGTAAGGGAGGTGAACGTATCTATAATGTCTTTCATACTTGAGAATATCCTGGAGTGTTTTATGGTCATGCAAATGACACTGTTTAAAAAGAAAGAAAGGAGGGTGATGTGATGAGTGTAGAGATACCTGAAAAGATAATGGAGAGACTCAAGAAACGAGCTAAGCAGTTTGGTGTGAGTGTAGACGAGCTAAGACAGGAAATGCTTGAATACCTACCTGTAGTAGCTGAGGAATATCCAGAGGTAAAGAGCAACATTAAACGTCTGCAGCTAGCATATAGGAAGCTAAAGGCCAGACTAGAGAAAGAAGAGGGTAGCATACTGTCTCCCAGCATAATGTACTCAGCTTTCTTCATAGGAGAGAGTGGTCTACAGAACACAGCTGAACAGATGATTGCCAAGATAAAGAGGATGCCTAAGGAGGAACAAGCTAAGTACCATCCAGATCCAAATACATGGCTAGATTACAGGGAAGACAGGGACACTTACATGAAGCCTATAGAGGGAGTAGATCATAGGACATACTATGGTATAGGTAGCACCGGTAGGCAGATAGACAAGTCCAGAGTAAAGTTCCTGAAGCTTGAGGCTTGGGACAAAGCTGCTACCAGCCTAAGCCCAGAGCTTGGGACTGTGTACTGCTTCAGGGCCATAGACAGGGCAGGGGATAGACAGCTTCCACACTATGAGCTGTCGGCTAGCTCAGTAACTAGACTGAGGAAGCTTGAAGTTCAGCCTTCACCAGAGGAGCTTGAGTGGTTCATAAGGAACTGTGGTAAGGAGATCTATAGGCTAAATGATCTAGAGATGGTTTATCTCACACACTTCAAGAGAGCTGGTAGAGAGAACAGAGAGCCAGTGTTCATAGAGGCAGATGTGTACAGCATAATATTCAGGGAAGACAAACAGAACATTATTGGTCTGGACGATGAGATGGAAGGAGAGGAATACAAGGCTGTAGGATATCTGGCTAACCATCTACCGGTAAAATTCAAGGAAGCTGATAGACTGATAATCCTTGGGGAGCTAGGAGAGGTTACAGTGAGAGGCACAAAGTCGATAGTGGTTTTCATTAAGGGGTACTTCAAGATTCCTGGAACTAGCCAGTCAATATACTTTGCATAGGGTGGCCAATATGAACAGGGCAAAAACAATAGACCAGCTAAGGGGTCTGCTAGAGAAGGCTAAGGAGGAAGGTCTAGTAGAAGACATGGGAAGCCTAGCTAGATACAATAAGTGTCTAGCTAAGCTTCTCTATTTTTATTACAACCTGTTTGTTATATCTCCTATCCACATGTTCTCTGATCCTACTAGTGAAGATGTCTTTGGTAGGAATAGAAGGATTGTGGATACCGGCACTATAATGAGGCTAGCTAAGAAGATGGACATGGAGGTTACCAATTATTCAGCTTACTATTATTCCAAGGCTATAGAGATCTTGTGCAGACTGGTTGAGCTTGAGTCCCAATGTAATAAGATAATCATGAAGTACTACATGTCTATTCAGAGTAAAGGAGGTGGAAAGAAGAAATGAGCTTGATACCACCAGGAAAGAAATGGGATGTAGAGAGGGAAGAGGAAGAATGGGAGATACTATTTATAGACCCTAAAGAGATAAAGGGAGTGTCACCATACAATGCCAGGAAGACATTGCCAGAGCTTGACCTAGAAGGACTGGTTACTTCGATGAGGGAGCTTGGTATAAACACCAGGCCTATAATACTTGACCAGAACATGGAGGTTATAGAAGGATCAAGAAGATATAGGGCAGCTCTGAGGGCTGGACTACCAAAGGTGTTTTGTCTAAGGAAGAAGATGAGTGAGCTTGAAGCCAGGATACGTTCATTCCTGGAAAACGAGCTTTCACTTTCGTTGACAAATAGAGACAGGTACTTCTTTGTCAAGTCTATGAGAAACCTTAGAAGGGAGGAGCTAGCTGACATCATAGGGGTGTCTCCTAGGACAATAAGTGAATGGGCAGGATACGAGAAGCTGCCTGAGGTGGTCAAGGACAGTCCTATAGAGGAAGAGCTGCTTACCCAGTCTCAAAGAAGAACTAAGCTGCTTATCTCCACACTCAAGAGTCCAGCATTCCAGAACAAGCCTGAAGCTGCTCTCAAGCTTGCTGAAGCTGCAGCTAAAGGCAAGCTGACAGATAGAGATCTTGAGGACATCCAGAAGGAAGCCAAGGCTGGCACACTTGATGAATACACAACAGAGAAGATTGAGAAGAAGATAAAGGAAGCTGAACAAAGGGTTAAAGGTGAGATGTACCATGTCAGGCTTACAAGAGAAGAATACCAGGATGCAGCTAGAGCTGTGAAGCTAGAGAGACCTGGACAGCTAATGGTAGATGTAATCAAGGACGTGTTCATGGAATGGGTATACTCCACCCTTAGGAAGCATGGGATGATACGATGAAGATAAGGATTGAGCTTGACACTCTAGAGAGTATGACTGCTACTGTATACTTTGATGACTCCAAAGTGGAAGGTATCTACGATCTTCTTTTATATCTCAAGCCTTCCTCTCCTCCCCTCATAGTCATTAACATCCCCAGAGCACTGGGTGAAATGCTTGAGAAAGGATATATAGAATATCTGAAGGAAAGGATAGCTGAGGAACTATGAGGCTTGCAGTGACAGCTGTTGATCAGAGGATAGAGCATGGTTCATCGGTTATCTACATATTCTGTAGAGACAGAAGCTCCAGGAGATACATTATAAGAGACGACAGCTTTGAACCCTATTTCTATATGAGAAGGGAGGACTATGAACATGTTAAATGGAGACCAGAGGAGCTGGAGAAGATAAAGAGGATAGAACATCAGGGCCCCAATGGAGAAGTATTCAGGCTGTTAGATGCTTCAGCTCCTGGAGTCAAGATAATAACCAAGCTGCCAAAGTACGTTAGGGAGCTAAAGGTAGCATTGTATAATAGACGTAGTAAACGGTATCCCAGGGGGATAGAAAGCTATGAAGCTGACATCAAGTTTCCATACAGGTATGTAATAGACAAGGGGATTACTGACGGTGTAGAGGTAGATGACAAATATCTGGAATGGTGTCTTAAACATCCTGAGCTGACTAAGGGATACATTGTATGGTCGGACAAATACTGTAGGGCATGTACTCTGGATTATGAGCCTCCATTAAGGAAGCTTTTTGTAGACATTGAGTGTTACGGTAAGGTACCCAAGGACAAAGCTAAAGTTCCGGTCATAATCATAGGATGCTACGATAGCTTTGAGGGGGAATACCATGTGTTTTACTGGAGAAAGGATAAGAGCTCGTATTCCTCAAGGAATATCCATTACTATGAAAATGAGAGAGACATGTTCTCAGCTTTCCTAGTATATCTGAGAGATATAGATCCAGACCTTATTATTTCGTTTACTAAGTTTGACATGGCATACCTTATCAAACGTATGAGGAAGCTCAAGCTGGATGTGAGGATGCTTTCCTCCATTGGAACAGTCTCTACATGGTCAGCTGAAAAGATAAGCTTAGGGGGATGCCATTACCTTGACCTTAACGAGATATACTCCATAGTTGTAGGAGGAAGGAAGTTCCAGACTCTGGATGCTATTAGTAGGAAGGAGCTTGGATATGGTAAAAGGAGACTGTATACTGACATTGACAAGGTATGGGACAGTTCATATCTCGATGTTATATACTACAACCTTAGAGACGTACTCTTAATCAAGAACCTGGACAAGGAGCTTGACCTTATAGAATATGTTGACACTGTTAGGAGACTCTCCGGTCTGGACTTCAATGATGCCATGTACCCCTCAAGGGTGGCTGACATCTCCTATCTAAGGTTGCTTCATGGAAAGATAGCTCTCAGAACCAGACCTATAGAGAAGGTTAGGAGGTCGTATTCTGGAGCTACAGTGTTTGAGGCTAAGAGAGGGATATACAACAGTGTATGCTTGATGGACTTCAGCTCAATGTATGTGAACATAATAAAGAGCTTCAACATTGGCTGGAACACATTCGATGAGGTAGCTGGAGAAATAGAGGTAACACCGGAATGGAAATACCTTAGACCTGAGGTAGAGAAGAGCTGGACTGTAGAGATACTTGACAAGCTAGCTCCCCTACTTGAAGAAAACAAAAGACAGATAGAGAAAGCTAAGAAGGAAAGGGACTTTGACATGGTGGAGAGACTAAAGAGGAGAAGGCTAGCTCTCAAGTCCATTGTCCATGGTTCATACGGCTTCTATGGTTTCAGTGGTAATGTAGAAAAGAAGTTCCCAGCTGCCAGATTGTATTCCTATAAGATAGCTGAGAGCATCACTACCATTGGTAGAACATTGCTCCTGAAGATCAAGGAAATAATAGAGAGCTTCGGGTATACAGTGATATTTGGAGACACAGACTCAATAGCTTTTGTACTTAAAACCAAGGACTATAAAGAGGAGTCTGCAAGGATAAGGGACATGATCCATCGGGAGCTCCATAAGTTCATATCAGAGAAGTGGAGCATTGATCCGTCCAGCTTTAGACTGGACATAGAGGACTACTTCAAGAGGATAATAATATTCACAAAGAAACGTTATGCTGGACTAACAGTGGATGGCAGGAAAATATACAAGGGGATAGAGCTGGTAAGAAGGGATCAGTCTGAGCTTACTGAGATAGTACAACGTAACGTACTTGACATGGTGTTTAATGACAGTGCCATAGAGGATATCAAGAAGTATGTGATAAGAGAGATAGAGATGATGAGTAAGTATCCACTGGAGAAAATAGCTATCACTGGCATCCTTAGACAACCAAGGGACTCCTATGACAAGGCTATTGTAACTCTGAAAGCTTTTGAGTTTGCAAGACAAGTACTGGGTCTAGACATTGAAGAAGGTGAGAGGTTCTTTTATGTGTACATCAAACCATACAGATACAAACGGATAGTTCTTAACCTGACTGTAGAGAAGGGGTCTAAGAGACATATAAAGAAAGAAATATTTTCTGACGTTGCTGGTTTCCTTCAAGCTTCAGATCTTGAAAGAGCTGAATATCCAATAGAGATAGACAGGGACAGGATGTTAGTAAGGACTATAAAGAACAAAGTAGAAGATATATTGGAGATGATAGGTACGTCATGGAAGGAAGTATTCAATTCGACATATACACAGAGAAAGTCCAGACTAGACTTTTACTTGTAGAGGGATGGGAATGAATAACTGGAGAAACAGAACCTATAGAGAGATAATCATCTACAACATAGAAGAGCTGGAAAAGAGGAGAGCTAGAACCAAGGACAGAGAAGAGAAGGGAAGGATAAACAGGACCATACAAGCTCTTCTCTCTGACTTAAGTGACTATGAGAGAACGTCCGGAACAATGTTAGCTTCTCTGGACGATATCTTAAGATACTTCTTTGAGGGGTGATAGTATGCCTAAACCAGTAGAGAAAAATGGTAAGTATTACTGTCCCTATTGTCATGTTGAGCTTAGCTCCTCAGCTGTAAGATACTACAAGGTTGTTAAGGGAGCATACAAAGGAGCTACAGAGTATAAAGAGACAACTTGGGAATGTAAGGAATGTGGGTATAGCTACTGGATAAAGGAAGAGATATAGCTCCACTCTGAGCAAGCCAGAGGTGGGGATATGAAGACCAGCAAGACACGTATTATATGCCCACTATGTAAGAAAAACAACCTTGAGATAATGTTTGAAAAGCATAGAAGATTGAGTACTAAGATACCATGGCTGGTATGTTCAAGATGTGGCTTTGTAACCACCACACTTAACCTTTCTGAAAAGGCACTTGAGAGGGCTGCAATACGGGCTCTGATAAACTACTTTGAGAAAGGTCATAAAAACTTAAGCCTTGTAGACCCAGATGTACTGAAGAGAGCTAAAGAAGTGTACATTATGGAGGTGTTGTAAGCTTGAAGATTTACTGTGACGGTTCTGGAGGATATAGACCAAAGTTTGGATATTATGTAGAGGACAATGAGAAGGTGAGGATAGAATATAGAACCAAATTTATGACTGGCAATGAAGCTGAATACAGAGCTGTACTCCTGGCTCTAAAGTATGTGATGAAAGAAGGGAACGACAAGGAGATAGAAATATTGTCTGACAGTAAGGTAGTAATCAATCAGCTAAACCATCTATGGCACATCAAGTCTGGAAAGCTTAGGAGTCTAGCTGTTGAGGTGTGGTCTATAATAGAAACCTTAAAATCAAGAGGATACTCTATTCTTCTAACATGGGTACCAAGAAGTGAAAACAAGATGGGTAAAGCTCTTGGTTGAGGGAGGTGTAAAGTTGGATAGAGAGATAGAAGTATTCAAGAAGAAGTACTGGAACAAGATAAGGAAATGTAAGAACGTACATGGCTTTTCAGGTATAATATGGCAAAGAGAGAAGGGAGGAAAGCTAATACCTGGTACTAGAGTTATAAGAATATATGTCACTAAGAAAGAGTCAATATCGTCTTTATCCAAGAAGGATATAGTTCCTAGAGTTCTAAGCTTAGGTAATGATCTGATAGAGACAGATATAGTAGTTAAACCTCGTATGAAATATATGGATCAGCTGGAGATAAAAGATGACCCAGCTGTCCATAGGAAGAAATTTAGGCCTTATCTTGCTGGTGTGTCTTGTACATCCATAAAGTCGACAGCTTGCACACTGAACTGGTATGCCAGAAAGGTTAAGAGAAGGACTGTAGGAGGATTACCAGTATACCAGATTTATCTGATGCTGAACAATCATTGTTATCCAGGATATACTGAGGTTCTAACTAAAGATGGCTTTAAAAGATGGGACGAAATAAATGGTACTGAAAGGTTTGCCTCGTTGGCTCCTGATGGAAGCTTAGAGTATCTGCAGCCTATTCGTTTCCATAAGATCTACTATAGAGGACCAATGAAATTAGTCAAATCTAAGGTGTTTGAGGTTTCAATGACACCAGGGAACACAGTCTATTTTGCAAAAGCTCCGTTCCATAGCCGGAAAGCTGGTGACTTTAAATTAGGTAAGATTGAAGAAATTGAAGAGAGATTAGCAGAAGGGAAAACAACTACTGTAAGGTTCAAGAATATTGCCAAATGGAAAGGTGTAGATAATGATATGTTTAGTGAAGAGCTCATTGAGCTCCTAGGTTGGTATCTATCAGAGGGTTCAGCATGTGAAAATTCCATAGGTCAAAAAATAGTCAGCATTAGACAAAGAGAAAATAGATACTATGAGAGAATTTACAAGTGTATGAAAAGCATGGAAGCAAGAACATGGAGATGTAAATCAGCAATTGTATCTAATAATCCATCCTTCCATCAGCTTTTGAAAGATATCAGGCTTTATGGTGTACATTCTAAAGAGAAGTTTATTCCTACAACAATCAAAGAGCTTCCACCTTCTAAGCTCAAGATATTGCTCGACACTCTAAGGAACGGAGATGGTGATAGCTATGGTAGATTTAATACTTCATCCAGACGCTTAGCAAATGATGTTTGTGAGGTAGCATTAAAGCTTGGAATCCCCACTTTGATTAAACGAGAATCTAGGATAACCAACTTCTCAAAGGGAAAAGAGAGTGTGCTGTACAGAGTTAGATTCCTAAAGACAATAGACCCACTGGTAAGTTCAATAACAGAGTATCCTTATTCAGGCTTTGTGTATGATGTGACTTTGCCCATGAATCATACTTTATTTATACGAGAAAAAGGATGTGGAGTATGGGCAGGAAACTGTGGAAGTAGGGAAAATAAAGCTAAGAAGGGAGAGCTATGGATACAACCCAGCCCGTACGATGGAGGTAAAGAGAGTGATGCCATTGCCAAGTATGTCTACAATGTACCAACCAAGTTTACTTCATACTCTTCCTTATACAAGAGGATACTGTTCAAGCTTTACAAGCTGCTTTTTGCAGCTACACACTTCAGGACTTATCAGGCTGTTAACCATGCTGATATTTGCTTTGGTATACCTCTAGATCCAGATGAAATCTCATACTCCATTCTTGGAATAGAGGGAAGAATAGTAGGTAAGGGAGAACATAAACGAGGTATAGAAGTCTACAAGAGTGGGAGAACTACTGGGGTTACCAGTGGACCTATAGAAGATCCCAGCTGGAACGGTTATGTCCAGGGAAGTAGAGGTCTAGCCTATTACGAGGATGTAGTACTGTGTAGGGTCAAATGTGCTGGAGGAGACAGTGGTTCCCCAGTAGTAAGCAAGGATGGAATAGGAAACCTACGATATCATGGAGCTCTGTTTGCAGGTAGTGATGAAGGAGACATGCTCTACTGTAAATGGGAGTACATAGAGAAGGAAGGAAGGGTAGAAATAGTCACATACTGAAATATGTTTAAATATAATGGTAAGATAAAATGTTAGAGAGGTGAAAAGCTTGTCTGAAGAAGAGATTGTAGAGAAGACAAAAGCTGATATGATTGTGGAGGCAATAAGCAGAACCAGTGCCCCTCTAGTGATATTCCTCATCATCTTCATGGTGCTAGCCTTCCTGAGAGGCATGGGCAGTATTTCTGAGGACACATTTGTCCAGCTTGTACTGTCGGATGCTATAGTAACTGGGATACTGAAGCTATCGAAAGAGTGAGGTAGAGAGAAATGAGGATAATCCGTAGAAGAGCTCCTCAACGTCGTACTTCAACAGAGGAGCTCTCTATGTCATACTCTGTCCCCATGAAGACCAGAGCTAAAATGTGGGCCAGTCTGGAGGAGAGGATAAAGTCTACTGTGTCAAGCAAACAGCTTGAACAACTATTATACTCTGATGGACTGACGATACGGGAAGTGTATGATTATGTGGACTTTGTGGTAGCTCCAGGATTCTATTTCAAGGGTAAACAAGAGCTCATTGACATATGTGAGGAGTGGTGTGACACTGTAAGGCTGAAACGTATACTTGAGGAGGTTATAAAGGACATATTTGTAGGAGGTTCAGGAAATGCATGGGTTGAGCTCGGATACACTGAGGATGGAAGGGACATAGCTAGCTTAAGGATACTAAACCCCAACTACATGGATTATATCAGGGACAGCTCGAACAATGTGAAGCTTGATGAGTACGGAGACCCCGTAGGCTATGTTAAAAAGAGAACTGGAACACATGGTGCAGAAATAATGTGGACAAGGGACAAGATCATAGTGGCTGGTGAAGAAGTATGGAAACGTCAGAGAGCTGACGAGGATGGAAGGGACAGGATAGCCCACTTCAAGCTATTCAGTATAGGTGGTTCATACCTTGGGATGACTCCCCTAGCAAGCTGCTATAAACAGGCTCTTATCAGGCTTAACCTGGAAGACAATGTTGGTGAGTCTGGATTCAGGGCTGGAGGTGTCATAGGATATGTTGATGTGGAAGGCATTGGAGAAGTACCAACAAAGAAGCTAAAAGAGCTAGCTAGGGACTTACAAAATGTAACTACAAGGACCATCTTTGTTTTCCCAAGCTATGTCAAGATAGAGAGGTTCCCAACCCCTGATCTTAGAGACAGGACAGACCTCATAATGTACTTTGCTTCTGTCCAGAGCCTTGGTATGGGGTTCCCAGTTACTAGACACTTTATACCTCTCTCCAGAGTGACAGCTAGAGCCAGTGAGAGCATGGAGGTAGACTTTGAGCAGAGAATAATGGCCATGCAGGACAGACTGGCTGAACAGGTGAGAGAGAAGCTACTGTTCAGGCTGTTGAAGGCCAGGGGTATGGTCAAGACCCTTAAGGAGGTACCCAAGATAGTCTTCAGGACAAGGGTACCACATATTCTAGAGAACAAGATAAACCTGATTTCCAGACTTGGAAGACGGGATCTTATTAGAAGAGATCCAGAGCTTGAGAAACAGCTAAGGCAAGAACTAGGACTGCCCACCAAGTATCTGGACAGGGAGCTTAAGAAGTGGGAAGCTGATTCTAACCTAGTACCTTCTTCTCCTAAATCGAAGTCCGATGTTGATATAGACACCATAGCTGAAGAGGTAAGTGAAAGGGTATCTGAAGAACTGTCTTAGAACTATATCTGAGAGATATACTTGGATTATAGCTTTGAAGGAGATGTGAGCTGTATTTGAAGTATGTAAGGAAGAGGAACGGTAAGCTTGAACCTTATGATAAGAGAAGGATCCAGGAAGCCATATGGAAAGCCAGCCAGTCGGTAGGTAACCAGAGCAAGGAGTTTGCTTACAGTCTGGGAGAACAAGTACACAGGAAGCTGTACAAGAAGTATGGAGAGGATGGAGTACCAACAGTAGAGGAGATACAGGATACTGTAGAGAAGGTTCTGATAAAAAGGAACCTGGCCAGAGTAGCTAAGGCATACATCCTGTATAGGAAGCAACATGAAGAGCTAAGGAACCTAGCTACCATGCTTACTTCACTTGACCTAATAGATTCATATCTCAACAAGAACGACTGGAAGGTCAAGGAGAATGCAAACAGAGCTTTCTCTCTACAAGGACTAAACAATTTTGTCAGTACAGAGATAACCAGGAACTACTGGCTCAACAAGATATATCCTCCAAAGATAAGGAAAGCTCATGAGTCTGGAGATTTCCACATACATACTCTCAACCTATTGTCTGTCTATTGTGTAGGATGGGACCTCTATGATTTGTTAGCTACTGGTTTCAGGGGTCCTCCAGGGAAGATAGCTTCCAGACCTCCTAAACATTTCAGGACAGCACTTGGACAGTTAGTAAACTTCCTCTTCAGCTTGCAACAAGAGGCCGCAGGGGCTCAGGCTGTTTCCGATATAGATGTTTTACTAGCTCCATACATCAGACATGACAGGTTGTCCTATAGACAGGTTAAACAGTGTCTACAGGAATTTGTCTATAACATGAACGTAAGTACCAGAGTAGGAGGAGAGACACCTTTCAGTAATGTTACTCTAGCTCTCAAGGTTCCAAGTTATTTCCATGATGTGGCAGTATTGCTGAATGGCTCCCTTACTGATGAGGTGTATGACAGCTTCCAGGATGAGATAGACATGTTCAACAGAGCCTTCTTTGAGGTTATGGAAGAGGGAGATGCTTTACATAGAGTGTTCACTTTTCCTATACCGACATACAACATAACCAGAGACCTGGAATGGGACAATGAGATACTTGAGGGACTATGGAGGATCACAGCTAAGTATGGCATTCCATACTTCTCTAACTTCATCAACAGTGAAATGAAGGTTGAAGATGCCAGATCTATGTGTTGTAGGCTACGCCTGGATACTTCCAAGCTAGACAGGAAAGGGGGAGGATACTTCGGAGCTAATGCCCTAACCGGTTCAATAGGAGTGGTAACAATAAATATGCCTAGGATAGGGTACCTAGCTAAAGACGACAATGAATACTTTGAAAAGCTGTCACACTTGATGGAGCTAGCTAAGAACAGTCTTGAGATTAAGAGAAAGGTGCTTGAACGTTTCACTGAGAAAGGACTGTATCCATACACCAAGTTCTATCTAAGGAACATCAAAGCTAGGTTTAACAAGTACTGGAAGAACCATTTCAGTACTATAGGACTGGTAGGTATGAATGAGAGCTTGCTGAACTTTATGGGATGCAATATTGGGACAAAGGAAGGCATAAAGTTCACACTTAAGGTACTGGACTTTATGAGAGAGAGGCTACTGGAGTTCCAGAATGAGACTGGTAATCTCTACAATCTAGAAGCTACCCCAGCTGAAAGTACATGCTATAGGCTGGCTCTATTAGATAAGGAGAAGCTTAAGAATCCAATATTTGCCAATGGGATAGGGAAGAAGGTTAAAGATCCATTCTATACCAATAGTACTCAGCTGCCAGTCAATTATACTGAAGACATCTTTGAAGCTCTTGAACTTCAGGATGAGATACAGACCAGGTACACTGGAGGAACCGTACTACACCTGTTCATTGGAGAGCAAATCCATGATTACACGTTGGTTAAGAAGCTTGTTAGAACTATATGTGAGGGATATAGACTTCCGTACTTCACTATTACACCCACCTTCAGCATATGTCCTGAACATGGATATATCAATGGAGAAGTACCTAAATGTCCTAAATGTAACATGGAAACAGAGGTTTATTCCAGGATAGTGGGATACCTCAGGCCAGTATCACAATGGAACAAGGGGAAGAAAGCTGAGTACAGAATGAGGAAGGTATTCAAAGTATATGGAACCAGTGAATAGCTCGACATGTTCCAGTAAGTAATGGAGGGATATTGATGGAATATATAAGAGACAAATGTATGAAGTGTAGAAAGTTCCTAACAATCTATAGCTCCCCAGATCTAGAAAGATGCAGTAGCTGTTTTGAGATAAGTGACGAGGTAGTCTTACCTCCATATCATGTTGGAAGTGAAACACCTTTTCTATACCTCCTAAAGTATGGTGATGAAGTAATACGTTTCCCTGTAACATGTGAGAGTACTCTTTCCTTTGACACATTGGAGGAACTTACCATTGGCCATTACTACAAGAACGGAAAGTGGAAGTGTAGAGAGCCAGAGAAGTGCATAGGTAAGAGACTAGCTGAAGAATTATAGGAGGACAAGAGATGATAGTTAAGTGTTCCCTACATAACCACACCATTCTTAGTGATGGACACCTTAGCCCACACGAGCTACTCTACACCTTAAAGAGCTGGGGCTTCAAAGTTATAGCTATCACTGATCATAACACTTGGACTCTACCCCATGAGCTACAGATACCGGATGATATCATATTCATAAATGGAGTAGAATGGACGTTCAGGTACCATATCATCAAGCTAGACCTACCTCTGGAAAGGAATGGTAGGAGCTTGGACTGGAGAGATAGGCTTGATCTTGCATCTGTGGACTGGCTAGCTCATCCTGGAAGATGGTCTCTGACTAATGACCAGATACGAGAGATATGCAGAAGCTACAAGCTAGACGGAGCTGAGGTATGCAACAGAGGGCAGAGACAGTTCAATGGAGAGATACCTGGTGTCATAAGGTATGGTGTGGATGATACACACTCAGCTAGCATGATAGGGAAGAACTGGATAGAAATGGAGCTAGACGAGTTCACCAAAGAAGAGGTAATAGAGAACCTCAAGAAAGGGAGGTTCACCATAAAAGGAACAGCCAATCTCTAGGATATAGCTTAGTGAAGTTTGTGTGTATCTGGAGCTAAGGGAAGGGAACTCACATTGAAGGTTATATCAACTGTGGGAACAATACTTGGGAAGCACAGGAAAGTCTTCCATGTTGGTATAGGAAGAAAGAACAATGGGTATGTCAAGATAGTCAGGGGCTATGCACCATCTGGGATAGCTAATAGCTTAAAGGCTGGAGACAATGTGGAGATGACACTGTTTGTCTCGTCAAATGGGACACTCAAGGTTAGTATAATTAAGGGAAAATCAAGTAGAAGCATCACCACAGGCCTAGATCTTATGAAGTTCTTGATAATGGAAATGCTATAGGGGTGAACCATTTGAGGATAGCCAGACTGTTGCCCTTCAGTATGATAGAATATCCAGGCTATTTCTCAGCTGTAATCTTTACCATAGGATGTAACCTAAGATGCCCGTATTGCCAGAATCCGGAGCTAGTAAAGGGAGCTACTCCATCCATAACTGTGGACTCTGTAATCTCCTTCCTTAAGAGACGGACTGGCAAGCTAGAAAGTGTAGTGATTACTGGGGGTGAACCATTGATACACAGAGATATAGGGTATTTCTGCAGCCTAGTTAAGGAGCTTGGATACAAAGTCATGATAGAAACTAATGGTACTTTTCCATACAGGCTTAAGGAGCTATTGGACTGTAGCTTGATAGACTATGTAGCAATGGACTACAAAGCTCCCATCTCAAAATATAGCATAGTAACTGGTACACCAGTAGATTCTGTAAACATTACCAAGTCCAAAGATCTAATAATCCATTCAGACATCAGCTATGAATTCAGGACCACCCTGGTAAAGGAGCTTCTGTCTGTAAGAGACATTCTCCAGATAGGGAAGGAGCTAAAAGGGGCTAAACTTTATATACTCCAGATGTTTAGGAATAATAAGACATTAAATCCAAGCTACAGAACCAAAACAACTTATACCATGGAAGAGCTTGAGGAAATAAAGCAATGCTTATTAAAATATGTGGATAAAGTTGTAATAAGGTAGGTAGATTGTATGGGAAGTAGAGATAGTAAGAAACCAGATTTAGCTGAAACATTAAATGAGCTATACTGGAACAGAGGCATGTCTCTGTCTGAAATAGCTGAGCTTCTTGGGGTAAACAAAACAACTATACTTTCATGGATGAAGAAGGCTGGTATAAAGAGGAGAACCATTTCAGCTGCAGTGTCCAACTTGTACAAGAGAAGTAACAATGCTTTGGGGAATATTGAGATTGACGAGTCTGTTATACCTGAAGAGTCTACCTTTACACTAGATGACCTGATAAAGTCATTACAGGATACTGTTGAACCAGTACGATACGAGTTCACTCCCAGAGAGGATATAGTAGTACCTTTGCCTCTGGAGCTGTTAGAAAAGAGGGAGAAGGACATTGTCCTAACCTTAGTGATTTCTGATTTGCATCTGGGACATGAGACACACTTACCAGAGACATACTGGAGCTGTATAAACAACCTTAAGAGAGTGCTTAGATTCCTTAGGAAGAACTATGACATAGCCAGGTTCAACCTGGTATGTAATGGAGACATAGTTTCTGGTAAAGACGTATACAAGTACCAGATATTTGAGAACCTGGTACAGAGGGGACACTGGCAGGTCTTCTTAGCTGAAAGAGTGTTGAAGAAGACCTTAGAGTCTATAAAGGAAGAGGGCATAGATGTCTCCAGTATTTATTTGATAAAGGGTACCCATGAAAGTCAAGAATCAAACTTTATGTTGTACCTCAAGAAATGCCTTGGGAGCAAAGCTAAATACTCAAGCAAACATCTGCTACTTGACATAGCTGAGCCTATTGGGCACTACAATGTAATGTTCACTCATGGATATGGAGGATCAAGCTACTATCCTGTCTCTTACCAGCTAATTAGAGATTTATGGAAGACCATTAGTGAGTATTCCAGAGAGGGACTGATAGTTGAACGGATAGTCACTGCACACTGTCACTGGCTCACACCAGAGCTGGAGCTCGAAGGCATAAAGATAAGTGAGACTGGAGGATTCCAGAAATGGCATGGGAGCATACACCAGAGACCTACCGGTATACTTCTGTTGCTATGCAGCAGGCATGAAGGCTCTGTTATACCTATAAGGCCAGGATATGAAGTGGTAAAAGCTGAGCTTTCAGATCCAGCTCTAGAGTACAAGAACATGAGGTACTATGCTGAAATATTGAGGCAGCACTTCAATCTATATGAGACTGGATAGATGAAGGGGTGAGCTTTGAGGAGGCTTAAGCTCTACCTTTCCCATCCCTTCCCTGAACGTATAAAGGTAAGGGAATGGGAGATAGGGATAGAAAAGAAGCTTGATGTGGTAATGCACAATCCCTTCTATGACGGATGGGAGTCCAAATGGATCAACGAGTACAACTCAAAAGCTAGCTCTCCATCTGAATACTCAAGGTTTCTAAGAAAGTACTATAGGAAAGTAGTAGAGACGGACATGATAGCTATCCAGCAATGTGATGGCACCGTAGCTATTGTGCCGTATCCTTCAATAGGGTGTGCAATGGAGATATTCTATACCTCACATGTACTCAAGAAACCAGTCCTGATATACCAGCCTTCACTAATATACTCAGTAATGGAAGCTCATCCATGGCTATTGTATTTTGGAAGGATATACAAGACACTGAAGGGACTGGAAAGAGGCATATTGAAGCTCAAGAGGGAACTGCTTTGAAGAAAGCTGCAATAAGGGAAGCTATAAAAGCCATGGAGAGGGCCATCACATTCAGATCCAGAGTAGGGGCTTGTCTTTATACTAAGGATAGGCTCTTTACTGGGTTTAACATTGAGAACAAGATACACAAGGGCTTTCATGCTGAAGAAGTAGCTCTCATTAAAGCTCTGGATGCTGATGTAGATCCATCAGACTTCTTAGGTATAGTCATAGTCTATTCATTCAATGAGAAACAAACAAACATCTATCCGGCATGTGCATCATGTAGACAGTACCTATGGGAGTTTACCAGTCCAGACTTGCTTATTACAGTAGTAGACCAGAAAGGCAACATAAGGTTTGAAGCTACACTGAAAGAGCTATATCCGATGCCCTTCCCCAGAAACAGGTGGTATAAGAATGAAGTTTAGAAGCTTGTTTGACAAGCTTAAAGATCAGGACTATATTGAGGGCTTATCGGACAGGAGACGTAGGGAGATAATGATATGCAAAGAGCTGCTTACTGAAGAAGAGCTTAGGTACTATTCCTCAATAGATGTAGCCTATCATGTAGCCAGAGAACGTTACATAAAGAAGAACTATGATATGGAGCTACTAAAGAAGATAAGGAGGCAGAGATATCCGGTAAGAGAGCTAAGCAAGCTGATATCCTAGTTCTAACCCTTAAATATATGACAATTAATTACAGAGCTAAAGAAGGTGAAGATTGTTGGTTAGCATGAAGGAGAGAGAGCAGTTTAGATTTCTCTGGCACAGTGTAGCTCCACACATCAGATCTGGATATGGAAATGTTACCAGAAACTTGCTAACCAGGTTTAAACAGTTCGGGTACAACTTTACAGTATCAGCCTATTATGGTGTAGAGCCTGGAGGAGTACTACTCATAAACGACATTCCAGTATTGCCCTCTAAGTTTGGTACGTTTGGAGAGACAAGCTGTAAGTATTACTACAAAGCTTTGAAAATAAAGTGTGCATGGTTACACACTGATCCATGGGCATTCCAATGGTTCTCCAGAGACCTTCCATGTTCAGCTTCCTATGGACCGTTAGATCATGTGGACTACCCAGAAGAGATACAGGAAATGATGAGGAACTATGACTATCTTGTGAGTCCATCAAAGTTCCAGCAGAAGGAATGGGCTAAATATGGTATAGAATTTGAGTATATCCCACATGGAGTAGACGTAACTACATACTATCCAATACCTAAGGAACAAGCTAGGAAAGCTATGGGATTGCCAGAAGACATATTCATATTCGGTAAGGTAGCTGCCAACTCAGACAAGGAGAGCAGGAAGAGCTTTGTGGAGGAGTTCAGAGCTTTGCAGATGTTCTTTGACAACAACCCAGATGTTAAGAGGGAGTATGTGAAGTATTTCTTGTTCTCTAACCCATCTGACGGTAGGGGATTACAGTTGGAACTGTTCATAAAGAAGTTTGGACTACAGGATGTAGTTATAACCCAGGATCCATTGCTTTTCCAGACAGGCATAAAGGACAGTGAAATGTGTCTACTTTATAACTGCTTTGATGTGCTGTGCTCAGCTAGTCGTAGGGAAGGGTTTGGACTGCCAATAATTGAAGCTCAAGCTTGTGGAGTTCCTGTGATAGGAGCTATGTTCAGCTCTATGCCTGAACTGATATATGGGCATGGGTGGCTAGCTGATGTTAAGACGTTCATTGACACTCCAATCAATGCAGTGACAGCTGTCATAGATCCAGAGTCAATATACAAGTGTATGGAGAGGGCTTACTTCAAAGACAAGGAAAGGAAGAAATATGCCAGGCTATCAAGACAGTTTGCTATCCAGTTCAACTGGGATGATCTAGTGAGGGACAAGTGGGTACCCCTACTGGACAAGATAATTGAGGAGCAGTCTAATCTGCCAGGCAGACAGATAGCTGGAATCTCTGAAGAGAAGGACAAGCTATGGGAGGCTAAGATAAGGGAGGCCTTGAGATGAAGAAGGTAGATATTATCCTCATAAACTGGAACAACCTCAAGTTCACCAGACCATGTGTCCAGACACTATACAGGAACACCAAGTATCCGTTCAATCTAATATTCTATGATAATGCCTCTACAGAAGAGGGAACTGAACAGTTCATAAAAGAGCTAACCTCAAGGTACAAGAATGTCATAGTCCATAGGAACAAGATGCCTGACAGTGGCTTTACTGAAGGAGTCAACACAGCTTTAGAGTATTGTAAGGAAGACTATGTGTGTCTGTTGAACAATGATATTATAGTTCCCAAGATAAGATGGCTAACAAAGCTTGTAAGGGTGCTTGAGAGAGACAGTAAGGCAGCCCTGGTAGGGCCTAAGCTACTGTACCCAAACGACACAATCCAGTCAGCTGGTAGCTATCTAGCTCCAAATGCATTTGATGGATTCACATGGCCATTCTATCATAGGGGAAGGTTTGAACCAAGAGAGAAGTACAGTACACTTGAAGAGATAGGGTGTATAACATTTGCCTTAGTAGTAGCTAAGAGAGAGCTCTTTGGTAAGATGGACTCAGTATACAAGGTCGGATCATTTGGGGACACTGACAAGTGCATGGAGCTGCTAGACAACGGATACAGAATTTACTATGATGGCAAGGTAGCTCTCTACCACTATGAGACTGCTACACACTTTGCCCAGGATCAGAGGATGTGGAACCAAGCCCAGATTAGAAACCTTAGGATATTCAGGTCTAAATGGATAGACTGGCTTAAGGAGAAGGTCAAGGAGAAGCCTGAGCTGTTTGGGTGGAATGACAAGATGGTGCTAGCTGCTACAGTGAGGGGAATGATATGAGGGTAGTGTTCCTTACTGATCAAACAGGTCCTACCGGAGGCAACAGGACCATCATCACCCTAGCTACTGGATTGTACAAGAAGGGACATGAAGTGAGGATAATAACCAACCGTTACATAAAATGGCTGGACACTCCAGTGGAGATACAAGAGATGAAGACTATACCTGAACAAGTGAAGAGTGTAGAGAGGAATGAGATACCCATAGCTACATGGTGGCCCACAGCTTATACTGCAATGAGGTGCAAATCCAAGTACAAGGTATATCTATGCCAGCATTACGAGACCATATTTGGTGACATGAGAGCCAAAAGGACATATGATTTTCCCCTGTACCTGATATGTACCTCTACATGGCTAGCTAATGAGATTAGGAGCAAGCATAAGAAGAGAAACCCGTATGTGATTATTCCAGGAGTAGACCCCAAAATATTCTATCCAAGGAAGGTCCAGAAACACAGGAACAGGATAATAGGGCTGAGTGCATACCAGGACTTCAAAGGCTTCCTGGACATGCTGATACCGGCATTCCACAAAGCTCTGGAAGAGAGGCCTGATCTTGAGCTACACACATTTGGTAACCTTCCATACAAGGAGAAGAGGGTGATTTACCATCCTAGACTCACAGATGACGAGCTAGCCGAGCTCTACTCTTCAGGAATGATCTATGTATGTTCAAGCAGCCTTGAGAGTTCCCCACTCCCAGTGATAGAGGCCATGGCATGTGGTACTCCAGTCATATCTACATCCAAAGGTACGGATGACTTCATAGAGAATGGAGTAGATGGATACATTATTGAAAGAGACGTAGATATTCTAGCTGAAAAGATGCTTGAGGTTATCAGTTCACCAGACTATGAGCAGCTAAGGAGAGCTGCACTCAGGAAGGCCAGTGAACGTACATACGAGAATACCATAAATGAGTTTGAGAGGATACTCCTTGAAATAAACAGTGGGAGGGGACATTTATGAGAGTGCTAGTTACTGGAGGAAGAGGGTTTGTGGGGAGACACATAGTTAGCTATCTCCAGAGACACTATGATGTTCTCTCTACAGACATTAAGGGTGAAGGACTGAAGCTTGATGTCACCAACATGAAGGATGTGGAAGCCTTCTTTACCAGCAACAATCTTGGACAGGACGACCTTGTAATCCATTTGGCTGCCAGAGCTGGGAACAGGCCTAGCTATAAGCTTCCATGGCAGTATTTATTCACCAATATAACTGGAACCCTGAACATCCTTGAAGCTATGAGAAGCCATGGAGTGAGGAAGATGGTGTTCTTTAGTGCATGGAACGTAGTTGGACCCAGAGTAGCCCTACCACTCAATGAGCTTGATCCAATAAATCCAGACAATCCGTATGGACTCAGCAAGGCCACTGGGGAAGCTCTAGTCAAGCTATATTCCGAGCTATATGGTGTCCAGGGAATAGTCATTAGACCAACCATAATCTATGGTCCAGACCAGGAAGAGAAGAACATTATCCAGCAGATAGTGGACTGTATGGTGAACAATAACCTAACCTTCAAGGTGTATTGCCAGGGCAACCATGTGAGGGAGTTCCTTTACGTAGACGACATATGCAGAGTAGTTGATGAATGTATCCATTATTTTGAGGGGATGGATAGGAGCTATGAGATATTCCTTATAGGTACAGAAAGACCATACTCCATAAATGAGGTGATAAAGAAGGCTCAAGCTATCAAGGAGTTCAGAGTAAAGTATGTTGAAGAACAAGCTTGGTGCTTCTCATATATCTCAGATATGACCAAAGCTAAGAACATGCTTGGTCTAGATCCTGAAAGCTTTGTGGATGTGGATGAGGGCATAAAGAGGTGTTACGAGTACAGGACTGGAAAGTCCATAATTGACGGTCCATCATATGGAATAAAAGAAGTAAAGGAGGAATAGGATATGGTAAACTTTAGAGAGATGGTTAAGAAATTGAAGGATACCCTACTGATACCAAGGGAGGAGCTAGCTGTTGAGGAGCTAGCCAGAATATGGAGCAGCCTACCCAGAGACTTTACCAGATGTGTGTTTGAACAGGAGGACAGTAGAGGTAAGGTGTATAGCTTCAGGTTCAATGATGAACCGTTAAGGGAGCTAATGATAATGTACACCAAGGCTGGAGCTGTAAGGGGAGGAGACTACCATAGCCACAGACAATACACTCTGGTCCTCCAGGGCAGGCTAGCCATCATAGAGAGGTATAGCCCTGAGGTTACAATAGACTATTCTGGAGGCAAAGTAACCATACCTGGAGAGAAGGTACACTACCTTAACGAGGGAGACTTTGTAGTGTTTGAGCCAGGGATACCCCACTGGCTGGTATCTTTGACAGACAGCTGGTTCATAGAGTTCTTTGAGCATCCAAAGACTGTGAGCTTCTACAAGCCGTATAGAAAGATAGTAGAAGAGCTCAAGAAGAGGAAAGAGAAATGAGGATACTCATACTTGGAGCCAGTGGACTTACAGGCAGCAGACTAGCTGAGCTGGCCATAGAGAAAGGACATGAGGTTATTGGAACATACAGAAGCAGACCAGTAGTAAACAGTTCTATATCCGAGGGATATACTAAGCTTGACATTGCTGATGTCCTTGGTACAGTCAAGCTGATAAGGGAAACATGCCCAGACGTTGTAGTCAATGTGATCAATGTGCCTGGGGTAGACTATTGTGAGAGGCACCCAGTAGAGGCCAGTGTTGTACAGGCAGTAAGCATGCTGTATGTTGGATATGAATGTAAGAGAATAGGGGCTAAGCTAATCTACACCTCTACAGACTATGTGTTTGATGGAACCAAGCTAGAGCCTTATACTGAAGAAGACTTGGTTAACCCCCTGAATGTCTATGCCAGAACCAAGGTGGAAGGTGAACACATAGTAAGAAGTCTGGGTATAAGATACAATATAGTGAGACCCTCACTGATATATGGCAACCCAGAAAAAAGCAGGTTCCTTGGATGGGTACTAGACAGCTTGAAGAAGGGTAAGACAGTGAAACCGTTCATAGACCAGTTCAGCTGTCCCACTTTTGTGGATGACCTAGCTCAAGCTATTCTTATATTGGCTGAGAGTGATATACAGGGAACCTTCCATACTGTAGGTAGCTCATGTGTAAGCAGGTATGAATATGCCAGCATGATAGCTGAAGTCTTTGGATTCAACAAAGACCTCATAGAAAAGGCCAGTCTGGATGACTTTATGTTTGACGGAGTAAGACCGAGACACTTGTGGCTAAGCAACAATTGGTTCCAGGAAACGTTTGGGTACAGATTCTCTACTCTGGAAGAAGGACTAAGGAAGGTTAAAGAGAAGTACTGGAGGGATGAATAAGTCATGCATGTACAGGACATACCCTCATCAAAGTGGGACATCCTACTCCTACTGGATGCATGCAGGTATGATGTGTTCAGGCATGTAAACAGGATACCTGGCAGACTGGACAAGAGGTGGAGTAAAGGGTCAGTGACAGAGATATGGTGGAGGATGAACTTCTACTATCCCCAGAAAGACATAGTGTACCTGTCTGGCCACCCTTCACTACGTAGTGACAATCAGTGGGCCAAGATTTTCCCAGTGATACTTGATGTGTGGGACTATGGGTGGAACGAAGAGCTTACCACTACTGATCCAGCTGTCATGGCAGAGGAGACCATAAAGGCAGTAGAGAAATATCCGGGGATGAGGATACTAGCTCACTTCCTACAGCCACATGCTCCCTACATAGGTAACCCAAGCATTAAAGGGATACAGATGCATCCCAGAAGAGCTAGGGTGCCCTTCGACTGGAACATAGGGAAAGGCTTCTTTGAGGGTCAAATAACAGTTGAGGAGCTCAAGAAGGCATACATATCAAACCTGCTTGTAGCCCTGAAGTACTGCCAGAAAATAGTGGAAGCTTGTCCAGACAAGGACATAGTGATAACCTCTGATCATGGAGAGCTATTTGGTGAGTACGGACTGTTCTTCCACAGTCCAGTTGACAGACTATGGCCATTCCCTGAAGTAAGGGTAGTTCCCTGGTTCAGAGCTAGGAGGTCAAGGGCTTGACAATAAAGTGTCCCGAATGTGGGTGCACTAGGAAGTCCTACTCTTTGTTTGACGGTAAAGTACTGTGCTATACATGTGGAAGGGTCTCAAGGGATATAACCAAGGAGGAATGGCAGCATCTATTCCCAGAGGTAACAGATGAGGACTGGGAGAGATGGTTTGGCAAAGGGGAGAGACAAGGATGATAATATCCAGAACTCCAGTCAGGATAAGCTTTGTAGGAGGAGGAACTGACCTACCAGGATACTACAGGACAGGCTTTGGAGCTGTAGTTAGTACTGCCATCCAGTATTACATTTATGTGATAGCTAAGAAGAGGTTTGAAGACAGCTACAGGATAAGCTATTCAGAGACAGAGATAACAGACAAGCTAGAAGAGATAAAGCATGGCCTCATTAGGGAAGCTATCAGGATGGTGGATGTACCGAAATACCTTGAGATACTCACTCTGGCTGACATACCAGGTAAAGGTACAGGACTAGGTTCTTCTGGCAGCTTGTCAGTAGGACTTCTGAATGCACTGTACAAGTTCATAGGTATCATCCAGAACAAGGAGTTCCTGGCTAGGGAAGCTTGTAGACTGGAGATAGACATACTAAAGAAATCATGTGGCAAGCAAGACCAGTATGCAGCTAGCTTTGGAGGTCTGAACTATATACAGTTCAACAAGGATGAGAGTGTAATAGTTGAGCCTATAAAGCTATCCTCTAACACATTGAACGAACTCGAGGATAGCTTGATGCTGTTCTATACCAATATTACCAGACCTTCAGACACTATCCTTCCTTATCAAGCTAGGAACATTCCAAACAGGATGGAGATACTGGACAAGATGAAAGATCAAGCTGTCAAACTAAGAGACATGCTGAGGGACAATGACATAAGTGAGCTAGGTAACATGCTTCACCAGGGGTGGACATACAAGAAACAGCTGGCTAAGGGAATAAGTAACCCCATAATAGACTCGTACTACCATAAGGCCATGAAGGCTGGAGCTCTAGGAGGCAAGATATCTGGAGCTGGAGGAGGGGGATTCCTACTCTTGTATGTAGAAAGGAAAGATCAAGACAGAGTGAGAGAAGTACTCTCTAACCTTAAGGAAGTGGAAGTCAGGTTTGATTCTGACGGTACAAGTATCATTTATGAAAAGAGGTGATGGGTATGATAAGTCTGGTTACAGCTGCAATCAACAAGCTTGACAACCTTAGGAAGTATATAGACAACCTTGTCAAATACAACCATGAACTTGACAATATCAGGATAATAGTGGTAGATGAAGGAGACAAAGCTGTAAGGAGGTACAACAGAAGGATATGTAACAAGATAGAGTTCTATGGACCATCAGAGAGGAAGGACTGGTTCATAAAGAATGGACTGGAAAAGTATATGGACGTTATTCCTGAGAGACACCATGCTGAGCTCAGCTTTGCCTTCCTTGTAGCCAGAAACTCAGACTATATCATGACGTTTGACGATGATACGTATCCCCTGTCCAGTGAGGACTTTGTAGGGAAACACTTGCTCTCTTATGGAATATATGATGTCCAGGTTCAGCTGGCTAAATGGATAAACCCTCTGGACTTCATGGAGGTAGAGAACAGCTGTGGCAGAGTGTATCAACGAGGCTTACCTTACTCAGCTGTCCCAGAGCTTGAAGGTGAAGGCATGGAGATAGGAAATGCAATGAACAAGGTAGTGTTTAACCAGGGATTATGGACTAACATACCAGACCTTAATGCAGTCACTATACTTAACCAGGGAGGACTAAAGGGAATACCCAAAGTCAGGACTTTAGAGCTGAAGTATGAGAAGATACTTGTGCCCAGGAACACTTTCATACCAGTGTCGTCTATGAACATTTCATTTAAACCTGAAATACTCCCGGCTTACTACTATCTCCCAATGAGAGTACATGATGCCAGTATGGTAAGATATTCTGATGGTGACATTAGAGGCATGGACGATGTATGGTCAGCTCTGTTCCTGAAAAAGGTAATGGACAGGGTAGGCAAGTATATGGCATTTGGTGCTCCTCTGGTAGAGCATAGGAAGAAGCCCAGAGATATCTTTAGGGATCTAGCTAACGAACTAGACGGCCTGATAATAAATGAGAAGCTATGGAAAGTGCTTGATGATATCAAGCTAGAAAGTAGAGACTACCTTGAAGGGTACCGGGAGCTAGCTGTCAATCTAAGGGATAAGTCTGCAGAGTTTGGCTACTACAGAAAGTTTATAGAATACTTAGCCAGACACATGATGAAATGGAGTGAACTATGGGAACATCTTAGCTAGGGAGGGACAATGACAGAATACAAAGTTTTACTTATCAATCCTCCACAGTTCTTTAAACCATACATGTCTAATGCTCGTTCTGGACTGCCAATAGGACTATTGTATATAGCTGCAATGCTGGACAGGGAAGGACATGAGGTAGAAGTTCTGGATACTCTAGTAACAGAAGAGAAAGACAGGGCTGTAGGGAACATAAGATATACTGGCATGTCATGGGAGACCATCAAGAGAAGGATAAAAGCTAGTAGAGCTGATGTTATTGGGGTAACATGTCCATCCACTGTACAAGCTCCAAATGCCATAGAGATAGGCAGGATAGTAAGGGAGATAGACAGGGATGTCCCATTGATAATAGGAGGACCACATGCCACTGTTAAACCTGAAGATTTCCTGGAAACATATTTTGACATAGCTGTTATGGGAGAAGGTGAATACACTATCCTTGAAGTCATGGAGTACCTTGAGAAAGCTAGTCCTAAGCTTAGTCAAATTAAAGGTATAGCTTTCAAGGAGAGCAATGGAGACATAAAGGTTAACCAACCAAGAGAGTTCATAAGAGAGCTTGATTCTTTACCATACCCAGCATACCATCTGGTAGACATGCTTGACTATACGTTGCCTCCCCACCGTTCTCACCATCACAGCTCCAAGCTTTTTGGGTCTATACCAATGATAACAAGTAGGGGATGCCCGTTCAGCTGTGTCTTCTGTTCAATACATTTGCACATGGGAAGGATATGGAGACCTCACTCTCCAGAGTATGTACTTGATCATATAGAGCACCTTATTACTAAGTACAATGTCAGAGCTATCAACTTTGAAGATGACAACCTCACCCTTGACCCTAAGAGGTTTGAAGCTATACTTGACGGTATCATAGAGAGAGACCTACATTTCTACTGGGATACTCCTAATGGGGTTAGAGCTGACACTCTCAACAGGAGGATACTGGAGAAGATGAAGAAAGCTGGGTGTGTAGAACTTAGAGTGTCTCCAGAGTCTGGAGTACAAAGAGTGATAGACAAGGTTATAAAGAAAAAGCTGAAGCTGGAGAGTGTCACTAGGGTGGCAAAGATATGTCATGAGCTGGGGATACAGCTCCAGGCCTTCTTTGTGGTAGGATTGCCTGGAGAAACCCTGGAGGACATAAGAGCTACGTTTGAATATGCTAAGATGTTGAAGACCAAGTATGGAGTGATACCTTCACCATGTTTTGCTACTCCATTGATAGGAACTGAACTGTACAGGATATGTAAGGAGAAGGGATACCTTATGGTAGAAGACATCACCCCAGAAACAATAGCTGGGGCTGGACAGAAGGGTATAATAAGGACTGAAGAGTTCAGTCCAGAAGACATTAAACGGATAGTGAGGGAAGTAGGACTTTACAGGAGTGACTACCTGCTATGAACATGATAGAGTACTTAGGTGAGATAGAAAAAGCTATGGAGACCATACTGTTGCGGGACAGAAATAAGATTAAAGAGATAACTACTGTCCTCAAAGGAGCTAAAGAGAGAGAAAGTACAGTCTTTGTCTTTGGTAATGGAGGAAGCTCAAGTACAGCTGCACACTTCGTATGTGATTTGGTTAAAGCCTGCAGAATAAAAGCTGTCTGTCTGTCTGACAATACTCCATATTTCTCAGCTTATGCCAATGACATCTCCTATGAGTCAGTCTTTGTGTCTCCCCTAAGCCTTCTCATGAGAAATGGTGACGTAGCTATTGGGCTCAGCTGTTCTGGCAATTCAGCTAATGTCCTAAGAGCATTCGAGTTCATAAACTCAGCTAGATACAAGGGCATTTATGAAAACGTTACCACAATAGGGTTCACTGGGTTTAAGGGTGGAAAGCTAAGAGACCTGGTTGACATCCACATAAATGTCCCAGTCAACAGCTACAGGATAAGTGAAGATGTTCATCTAATGTTATGTCACTTGATAGTGGAGCTCCTGGTAGGTGATAATGAATGACACTGGATGATCTGGTGGGCAAGAGCATATACATAATAAGGGAAGCTAAGGCCAGGTTCAGGAATCCAGCTGTGTTATGGAGCACTGGAAAGGACAGTACCACCCTACTCAGCTTGGTTAGGGAAGCCCTTTATGAGATTCCCTTCCCAGTCATATTCATAGATACAAGCTTTCAGTTCAAGGAGACATATGAGTTCAGGGACAGGATAGCTAGGGAATGGAACTTGAACCTGATAATATGCAGGAACAAGGAAGCTATAGACAGGGGGATCAGCCCCTTTTACTATGACAAGTTCACATGCTGTCACCAGCTCAAGACTGAAGCACTAAAGAAGCTGGTTCAGGAATACAAGTTTGATGCTCTTTTATTGTCAATACGAAGGGATGAACATTACATGAGGAACATAGAGAGATACCTGTCTCCCAGGAACAGGGACTGGGAATACCGGATAGTAGAGGAAAGAACTGAAGCTGACATCGAAGGGCATGATGCCCCATATGTTTCCTTACAGGATACTGAGCTTTCTGGATGGGATCTGTATGCTACGGACTTTGGTAAAGACACTGAACATGTTAGGGTTCATCCATTGCTGCACTGGACTGAAATAGACATATGGAAATACATTAAGGATCGGAATCTGCCTGTCCATCCATTATACTTCAAGGGGTACCGTAGTCTGGGATGTTATCCATGCACCAGACCGATATGGGAGCCAGTGGAGTCCATAGATGAAATAATCAAGAGACTGGAGACTACAGATGTTCCTGAAAGGGCTGGTAGAGACTCCACAAAAGAAGACATAATGAGGAAGCTTAGAGCACTTGGATACTGCTAGAGGAGAAGGGGTATGGGTAGAAAGAAGACTGTGGTAGCTGTAGTAGGAGGATTTGATCCGGTACATGTCGGGCACATCAGGAACTTTAGAGAAGCTAAGAAGCTGGGGGATGAGCTGTGGGTTATACTCCAGTCAGATGAATGGTTGATTAACAAGAAAGGATATGTCTTCATGCCATACAATGAACGTAAAGAAATACTTGAAGCTATAAGGTATGTAGACAAGGTAGTTCCAGCTATAGGGACATCTCCAACATGTGAAGCTTCCCTTGAATATTATAGGCCAGACATATTTGCTAAGGGAGGAGACAGAACTCCAGACAATATGGAGCAAATAGAGGTGGACACATGTAGAAGACTTGGAATAAAAATAGCATACAATGTTGGGGGAGGTAAGGTACAGTCAAGCTCATGGCTGATAGACAATGTAGTTAGAACTATATCCGAGAGATATAGATCAAGGGGTGAATAGTAATAGTGGGAAATAAGTGTGTTTTTCTTGACAAGGATGGTACCCTGGTTAAAGAAGTACACCACATGACTGATGAATCTCAGCTTGAAATTATACCTGGATCTCCTGAAGCTATAAAAATCCTAAGGGACATCGGTTATCTGATTATAGTAGTAACCAACCAGTCTGTAGTAGGGAGGGGGATGATAACCGAGGACAAGCTTAGAAGGATAATGGACACAATGAAAAGCATGTTCCTTGAAGAAGGAGCTGTCATAGACAGAATATATTACTGTCCCCACCATCCAGCTGACGGTTGTCCGTGTAGGAAGCCTAATAGTCTCCTGTATGAACAGGCCAGAAAGGACTTTAATCTGGACTTTACCAAATGCTACGTTATCGGAGACAGCTTCTGTGACATATTTGCTGGTAAGAAAATAGGAGCTAGAACCATACTTGTCCTTACTGGCCATGGACAAGAGATTCACAACCTATACAGCTTCCCAGATATAATAGCTGCCGACTTGTATGAGGCAGCTATAATAATAAAAGGGATGAGTGAGGGATAAGACATAGGGAAAAACAAAGTTAGATGTACAAGGTGTGGTTCAAAGAAGGTCCTGACTTTGAGACATGTCTTTCAGTGCAAGTCTTGTGGACACACATGGAGTAAGAGGGTGTCCAAGAAACACATAGTTGGATACAGCTACAGGGATGAGAAGCTGAAGAAAATATTCAGGCAGCTGGGCATAAAAAGCTAAGGTTCTAAATGTCCTACCTTAGCTCTCATACATTTTGTAAATGATGTTGTACCTGAGAGCTCTGGTAAATATCCTCTCTCTAACAACTGTTAATGGAGTAAGTCCTACAGGATCTATACGTTTAATCTGGCTTATGTTAACTCTCTCCTTGAATAATGCTCTGTCACAATAGGATAAGATATCATCAAGCTCATTGGCAAATCTGGAGAAAGCTACTATTGACAAATCAAGATAGTACTCTGAAAGTCTCCTGTCTATCCATCTCTGGTTTACTCTTCTACCTATTATGTCCACAGCTACCCTTGGGAATGAGTGTAGGGAGATGTCTTCTCTGGGGTATCCATCAAATATCCAGTCTTTAACCTTAACTCTGAAGTATAAGTCGGCATTAAGGCTAGACCATGTACCGGTTCCTATAGTGGTCTCATAAGCTGAGCCTATCCAGTAACCGGTATCTACAGTATTCCTAGCTATGACAAAACAGTCAGTTAAGGAAGGAGAGCTCTTAGGCTCTATAACCAGGAAGTACTTGGTATTGGAGCCAAGCATGCTTGTAATCTTCAAGCTTGAAGTATATTCTGTCCATGATGTACTAATAGAGTCTCTGGGAATGGCAGCTGAACCAAGTGTATGACCAGAAGGCAAACCATTGCTTGAAGACTGCAAGCTTAACGTTATGTCCCCATCTGGACTGCCATACTTCTTTAGCTTCAATGTAACATCAATAGTTTCCTTGTATGGAGACTCCTTCTTATAGAACTTGCAATATGGGATAAATGACTGAGCTACACTTATAGTAGAAGATGCAGTGGACAGGGTGTGCTCAAAGCTACCGGTTAGACACTGTGGATAAAGATAGCTCCTCAGCTTGTCCCTGATGTTCTCCTTTAACAAGTTCAAGCTAAATCCAGTCATGCCTCTTCTACTAACCTCCTTACCCTTCTGTAAATTATATCTTCTATCCTACTCAATACTTCAAGTATAATATTCTCTATGTCCTCTTTGGTAGGCCATCCTATCTTTATCTTTGGTTGCATGTACTTCCAGTATGGACAACGGAATGTCCTGAACATATAGGTTATCTCTCTCTTCTCTTTCTCTCTTTCTATCTCAAACTCTTCTATGTCAGGTACAATCCATACTTCATGGGATTCCGGAAACACTTCTACAGTGTATTCCCTTTCAGTTACCTCTGAGAGCTTGTCTCTTATTATCTGGCCAGCCTCAAACATGCCTTCTGTAACCTCATCCAGAAGAAAGTAGCTAATACGTTTCAGCTTTTCGACAGCTTCATCTAAGCCCTCAGCTTCTATCTCTATAGGCATACTACTCACCTGTTGAAACCTTACTCATTATCACCTCTAAATAGGATACATGGTTACCTTCAAAGTGTTCTATGACTTCATTGACTACACATTCAGTTCCATTGTTTAGGACAACTATGTCATTTGTGTCAATGTCTACAGTGGACTTGAAACATGCAGAGTAGTCTCCTTCTATCCTGTATCCTTCTATCTCCCATACTTGACGGTACCCTCCCATAGGCATTACCCAAGCTGTTGTAGTTATTGTGTCAGAGAATGACTCTCCAGTAACATCATAGTCACTGTCCACTGTAACAGACACTTTCTTTACCTTAACAGTCTGTCCGTATGTGTCTATTATCTTGTTGTTCATGAATCTGGTATCAAAAATCTCCATACCCTATCACTCCAGTGGTGTCCTACTAAGGGACATGCCTGAAGATGAAGTCTTGATATGAGACTTACTCTTGATCCATTTCATTATCTGGTAATACTTCTCAAGGTACTTGTTAGCTGGTTCAGTATAATGCCTAAACCTTATAGGCCCTCTACTAATAGCTAGAGGAAGGACAGTGAACTTCTTTATAGCAAACAAATATCCAGTGAGATATGCACAAGCAAGCTTCATCAGCTCCCAGTTAATAGCTTCTTCAAATGTGTATCTATAATCTACGGTTATTTTTTCTATGCTTGATGAAGGAGCTGTACTTGTCACTATTATACCTTCCCTGGGGTATACTGTACTTACTGAGATTGAGCTTTTAGTGGAGGGATCATCCTTATCCGTCCATGTATAAACCGTAACATCTCCTGAACCAACAGTCTTGTCTCCATCAGAGTCAGCTATAGGATAATTGTTAACAGAGAAAGTAGTATTACTCCCATCAATGCTGCCAGAAGGCTCTTCATCTCTTACTGGAATAGTTATCTCCTCAATAATTATCTGGGTAGCCTTGTCTATTAAATCCTGCAAGTCCTCGTCAGTAATGTCGTCTGTGGTAAGGCCCAATAAGTCTCTAGCTTCAGGTATCATACAATATCCCATAGACCTTCATCACCATTAATACTCTATACTGTCTATGGAATATTAACCTTTAAAGGTTTCCTAGTATATTGGAGAAATATAAAATTAAGAAATTTGAGGTGAGTCTATTAGACTTACTCTAATAGACTACTAACATTATCCTAAACTAACTAGCCTTAAGCAGCTGGGTATGTGGAGTCACTTGAAGCTGCATTGACCACAGCTCCAACAGCATAGTCATCCACTACTCCGAAGTTCCTTTCACCCCAGAAGTAGTAGTACACTGAGTCAAACTCTGGCTTCTCCTTCCTTATGCCTCTTAGGTCTCTCCTGATAACGTCATAGCCTAGCCTGTTGGTGTCAACCAGGATAGCTACACCCTCAGGAGCTCCAGTGCTCATGATGACCTTCATACCAAAGAGCTTTCCAAGCTCTCCGTTCAATAGAGGTTCTCTTCCACCATAGACTGAAGCATCAACAAGCTTGGCATTGGTGTCAAAGAATAGAGTGGCTAGGTCAACTGGGTTGATTATCACAACATTTGGGTTCCTGTACTTTCCTAGGAGCTTAGCTCTGGCTCTCATAATGTCTCTTGGAGATAGAGAACCAGCACTTGAAGCAGCTACCCACATTCCAGTGGTCTTCAACCTGTTGGAGTATAGAGCAGTAATCGTCTCAGCTGAGACAGAGCCAGTGAGTGTAACAACCCCAGTATCATACTCAACAGTCTTTATTGTACTGTTTCCAGCTGAGACTATCTTGATGATTGGAGTGTTAGCAAAAGTACCAAGTGAACCAGTAGAAATAGTGCATGTCTGAGTCTTGAGATCTAGCATTATAGTCTGAGCAGCCTTGTCACATTCCTCAGCATATTCCAGACCAGCCTCATAGATGTGATCTTCAATGACATCTCTCAAGGCTTGCTCCAGAGACTCATTAGTGAACTGGAGCTGGATACCTTGCTTCTTTACTGAAATGGTAACAGCTGAATATGCAAAGCTAGATGGGGATACTGAGGTTCCAGCTGAGACGTTCCACTGGACTGAAATGCCAGTTCCCTTGGTTGGGAAGCTTATCTGTCTAGGCTTACCCTCTCCAATAAGGTCTCTGTTCTGCTTGAAGAGCTGAGCAAACACATTTTGCTGTCTTGCAACCTCCAGGATAGCTTCAGCTATAGCCTTACCAGTAATTGCAGCTACGTCAGAAGTATCTAAGGCTAGTTCTTCTAGTGACTTCATTCCATATTCCACCTCTTCTATATATTAAGAGCTACAATTGTTTATAAAGCTATCTGCATCAGTCAATGCATATCTGAAGCTACCTGGAGTATGATTTACCTCTGGTAGGTGTTTCTTCTTCTCCTATTTCCTTATAGCTCGGTTCCGGCTCTACATACTTTCTAACAAATATGAACTTTGCATATCCAACTGCTGAGTCTAGATAGGAAAGAAAGCTTGGATAAAATGTTGACACTGTAGGAGTATATGCATTGGATATACATTCTCTGGAGTCTTTGTTGTAAGCCTGCATCCTGGCATATCCAGAGACTGGAGAATAATACTCAACGGTATAATATCGTTCCAAGTAATCAGATATTGGAGTGTAATTGTATCCTCCATTAATATAGCTTCTTAGCTGGGACTCATCAGCCATCACTATAACATTCTCGTTCCCATTGTATGTCTTAGGTGAACCTGCAATGTCAAAGTAAGCTTGTCCACCAGAGGTTGACTGTCTTATCTTGGTCTTTACAGCTACTCCCTTGAATGACTTGATAGTAGATATGAGTGTCACTCCGCTAGCTATAAACTTCAGTTCTCCGTTAACTGTAGAGAATAAGGACTGGTTGTCACTCTGCCACTTGTTAGTCCAGTCTATTGGGTCATTAAAGTCATCAAAGAACAAGAATGTATTGTCTCCATTACTGGCAGCTGAAGCTGTTCCCTTACCATAATACACATAGAAGCTCTGAGACTTAGTACTGAGGTCGTTGGGTATCTTAATCCAGAAGACTGCATGACTTCCAGGAACTTTCTCTTCTATCCAGTAACTCAGCTCTGTCACTCCATCGTTAGCTGTAAACCTGATATCACCAAAGTCAGCCTTGCATTTCCTGTTCAAGCTTACCCAAGGTCCAGAGCTCAAGTCTATCTCTCGAATATCCTGGTACCAATCGTCAGTGTATCTGTTAAGGAACAAGTAACACTTGGAGCTGTCTGGACTTAGAGCTGCCATTGGACAAGCTTCATTGTTCATCAGGAATGGGGTTCCTGTACATTGAACAAAGTTGGATACAGGACTATCTGAAGTCTCTATCCTTACCATCCATGTACTGTTGTAGAATACCTCAGTAAGCAACCAGTATTGATCATCGTAATAGAACACTGATGGAGCTGCATAAGTATGTGTTCTGTCCTGTATAAGGGTAGAAGAAGCATTCTGGAACCCTGATGGTGAATCAGCTACCTTAACGTATATTCCAGTGTCGTAGTGATAGTAGAGATACCATTTGTTGTCATTTGGGCTAAGCCAGCAGAAAGGATTGTTCCCATTGGAGACTACCTCTTCCTGCTGGGTAAAGTTGATACCGTCAGTACTAGTGTACCTATAGATTACTCCGGATACACCAACAAACAGGTGGATAGTACCATTGTCCAATACTGCATTTGCCCATCTACCAGAGAACAAGGGATTGCCAGAATATGGAGTCCATGTACCATCCAGATCATTAGTGTAATATAGTCTCACAGCTGTTCCATCACTGTTGGAGTCATAAGCTAAGTACTTCCTAACCTGGCCATCTATGGTCTTGTTGACCTCTACTATATTGCTTCTTATAACTGGAAGCATAGTATGTGTGTCTGCTGGGTTTCCAGATATTGCTGTTCTTGGGCTAGAGATATGATAGAAATCAAGTAACACTCTGTTTTTGGTATTGTAAAAGACTGTGAGCTTAACCTGATATCCAGTTCCTGCACCATAGGAGGGCCTTACGGTAATCTTCCTTCTATACTTCCATCCTGACAGCCAATACTGTCTGCTAGTAGACTCTCTACTATCAGTAAGAACCCGTCTGGTAGACAGCCTGCGTATTGCAGATAACGGCACTTTGGGTTCACCACTATGTCTTTAGTACAGCTCCAAGACTGCAAGCTATGGTGCCAGAGATATCAAAGGATGCCACTAGTTTATATCCCAGATTAGAAGATAAAGTTAGAAGCTCTTTGCTGGGTGATGTAATAGTTGGAAATGTAGCTAATGGGAATGAAGCTCCACTTACAGGGTCCAGAGTAAGGATGGTACAGTCAAGGGTAGATGATGCACCAACTGAGCTAACATACAGGTATAAGTTGGCCTCCTTGAAGTTTCCCACATCAAGGAGAGAGCTGACAGTACTGGCTGAATATGTACCAAAGGGAAGTAGGGTAGTCCCATAATAATAGTTGCTCTGTATGTCTACGGGTACCTGAATATTGGCATCCCATAGGTTAACCTTTACAGTATCCTTAATGAATTGATCCCTGGTTAATAGGAAGGGATATTGCCTAACCACTTTTTATCTCACCCCTTTAATCTTAAAGGTCACCTGCCTTGTATTGACCGGTCTTGGCATTCACCAGTACACCTACTGCATTGTTATTGTTAACTCCAAACTCTCTCTCAGCATACATGTGGTAGATTACACTGTCTTCTTCTGGCTTGTCCTCAGCTGTTCCCTCCAGAGGACGCTTGTGTACGTCCCATCCCAGCTTTGAAGAGTCCACCATTATGCCTATCCCTTCTGGGACATGAGCTGAGCTAAGTACCCTAAAGTCTACTATCCTCCCAATCTCTCCATTCAGCTTGTCTACTCCAGGAGCATATTCTACACAGCTGACAAACATTGCCTGAGTATTTGGATCATATAGCAAGGTTTCAAGCTCTCTTGGATGAACCAATAATATATCTGGAGATATAGTTTTGTCTATCAGGGTTGCCCTAAGCTTCAACACATCCCATATCCTTAGAGTTTCTGGAGAGTTCACCTCAGCATATAGTCCAGTGCTCTTGCATCTGTTGGAATAAAGGAACACCAGTGTACCAGTAGAGATTGAAGAGGTAAGCTTAACCTTGCCGTCATAATAGTCTACAGAATCTATGGTGGCACTTGGAGGTACTGAAGTAATCCCTATTATGGGAGTAAGGGTTGTAGTTCCCAGTGTTCCTCCAGACCATGTAGTGATAGACCCGGTTCTTAGGTCCAGAGCTATTGTCATAGCTCGTAGGTCTAGCTCCTTTGCCCATTCTCTACCAGACTCATAGAGTATATCCTTTAGTAGATCTCTGACTGGAACCTCCAGTGCTTCCCTTGGAATCTTAAGCTTGATTCCAAACTTGGTAACGTCTATTGTTGTAGCATCGTAAGAGAAGGTTGATAATGGAACTGTCTGTCCAGGAGCTAGTCCAGAGGTGACATGTATGCCTCCTAGCATCTTTGGTACAATTAGCCTTCTACCCTTAGTCTTCTCCAGATCATGCTGTTCTCTGAATAGCTGGGAGAATACCACTAAATGCTTAGCTGTCTCGTCTATGGTCTTAGCTATGACCTTTGGGGTAATAGCTTGTACATCAGCTGTTCCAAGAGCCAGCTCAACTATCTTTCTTTCATTCATTTACTTCACCTTCTTTTAGGAGGCTCCTTCATGAAATGTATTATGGCTGCTCTAGCTGCATACTCTACAGCCTCCTTAGTCTTTTCCTCCTCCTGTTTCTTAGGCTTGGAAGCTCCAAGAGCTTCTCTCAACATGCTAGCTAGTTCTGAAGTGTCATTTGACGAGCTTAGCTCTTCAACTTTCTTGGCTACCGTCTCCATCTTCTTCTCTAGTATATTCATTCTCTCCTCTAGCTTCCTTACCTTGTTGATAGCTCTCAATATTTCTATTATAGTGTCATCCATCTCTTATTCCTCCTCCTCTGGGGTTTTAGCTTCAGGTATCCTCATTGGTGGCTCAGCTAGGAAGTGCTGTATAGCTGCCTCAGCTGCCTTAGAGAGGTAAGGCTTAACCTTCTCTCTCACAGCCCGTTTACGTCTTTCATGAGCTTCTATGGTTGCACTTAGAGAGTGGAATATTGCTTTCCTTTTCTCTTCCTTTAGCTCCTCAGACTCTTTCTCTTTCTTTAGCTCTGATATTTCCTTCTCTAACTTATCCAGCCTAAGCAATAGCTTTAGAAGTATCTCTTCCATCTCCATAGGCATCTACTCTCTCATCTTGCTTTTCTCTAAGGCTATTAGTAGGTCAGCTAAGAAGTGTCTGTCTTCTCTGGTTTTCTTTAGGATGTCCTCTACTGTGAGGACTGGAGCTGAAGGCTTTTCTTCCGTCTTGGTGGAAGCTCCCTCAGAAGGTTTTTCTTCTGTAGGTGGAGCTCCCTCTGTTGGTTCCTCTTCTGGTGATCCCTCTTCTTCTTCTTCTTCTTCTTCTTCTTCTTCTTCTTCTTCTTCTTCTTCTTCTTCTTCTTCTTCTGTTTTCTCTGTTTCTGTCTTCTCTGTTCTTTCCTCTACCGGTGTCTCATCTCCTTCTTGTTCTCCCTCTCCAGCCTGAGCTTCTTGACTTGGACTTTCCTCACTCTCAGCTTCTGAGGACTCAGCTTCAGCTTCTGAGGACTCAGCCTCACCCTCTTCACCTTCTTCCTCCATTAGCTCCTGAATTACTGGGTTCAGAATCTTTTCTATGAGCTCAGTATCCTTCAAAAGCTTAGCTAGCTTCTTGGCAGTCTTGTATTCCCCATACTCATCCTTATGCTCCTCGTTCCAGTGTCTAACAAAGGCTGCAAAGCTGTCAAATTCTTTCTCACATACTGGGCATTTAGTCTTCTTTCCTCTGGCTAGCTCTTCGTCACTCATTTCTGATTGCTCTTCAGCTTCAGACTCTGGGTATTTACCTTCACCATACTTACCATACTTTTCAGCATGCTCCTTGTTAAAGTGATCTATCATTTCATCCTTGGTATCAAACTCTTGTCCACATACCGGACATTTCACCTTAGCTTGTCCAGCTGAGCCTCTTGGAGGCAGCTTGTCAATGAGGGCCTGTCTCTCTTCTGGAGTGAGCTTCTCCCATTCCTCGTCTGATATTCCAAAGTGGGCCTTAGCTCTCTCTTCGTCTGTTCTAGGTCCAGCTAGCTTTTCACCTTGCTGTTTCTTTATAAACTCTCTAGCTTCCTCTTCAGTATCAAACTGTCTCACTATCTTCCAAGCTCCAAACCCTTCTTTTCCGGTAGCTTGGAAGACTACAAACTTCCCTGTCTTCTTGTTCTTAGCTATCTTGAACTCTCCAGACTGTTCTTCAGTCCCAAAGTCTTCTGGACTGTAGATTTCTCCCTTATAGGAATAGTAGTATGGATAGTAGTAATAATACTTTGGATAATGAGCTGGATAATGAGGATAGTAATAGTAGGATACTCCCATTTCACCCTCTACTTTCTCAGCCCTGTTCTCCTTCACTAGGTTCTCAAGCTCTTTCTGAGATAGCTCAGGCATTGTCTCAGATAGGACATCCTCTAATGAATGGTACCCATAGTATGGATAGTAGTAGTAATATGGCACTGGATAATAGTATGGGTATGGACCTTTCTTACTGGGCTTGACAGATGGATAGTAGTAATAGGGGACTGGATAGTAGTATCCACCTTCACCGTATGGGTAGTACGGGTGATAGTAATAATATCCTCTGATCCTCTTAACCTTCTTTCTGGACACTGGATACTTGCCAGGTTCAAAGAAATCGTAGATTATCCTCTTTCTCTTGATAGCTTGCTGGAGAGGCATAAACTCTAGCTCTATCTCTTCAGGCTCTTGCTTCTCAAGCTCTGGAAGAACAGCTACCATTGGTTCATTAAGCTCAAAGTACTCTTCAGGTTCATAGGTCTCTTCTGTATGTTCCTCTTTAGGCTTTTCATTCTTTTCTTCACTCATATGCACTACCTCTCTTGTAATATCTTTACCATTATTTATAATGTTTTCTTTTAATACCCCATAAACTCGATAACCAGGAGATTCCAGGTTAGAGCTTAGCTCTTCTTTTGACACAATCATGCATGTGTGGCATGCTGGAGCTGCAGTAAGAGAGTTGTCTATTGGACGTAGGTCTACTGCCTTTCCATTTATCTTCTTTAGTTCAATCTTCATGCTTGTGGCTGTAAGCTCTCCAGATTTGATCTTCTCTATAGCTTTCGGATCATCTACTATAGCCCTGTAAAGAACTGCTTTTAACGTGTCAGACCATTCTGACTCTATGTGTCTACCTACTACTCTGTCTCTGAACTCTCCAGTACGTTCATGCTCTACCTTCATTTCCAGGCTTGAAAGCTCTTCTTTGTAATTGTCATACATTTTCTTTACTTCTTCCTTAGAATAGATCAGCCCATTCCATACACCCTCAGCTAAAGCTATCCCAGAAATCTTGAGCTTACCAGCCAGTTCCTCTTCTATCTTGAAGCTAGAAGCAGAGCTTATTTCTGTGAGCTCAACTATCTCTCTCTCCTTGCTTTCTAGCTCTTTCAGTCTCCTCCTCAGATAGGCAGCTTCATCTATTAGTTCTGCTATAATGCTAGCTTCACTCATACCAATCTCCTCTTTACATTATTTTGTGTATGCATATTTAAATAGCTTATGTCTCTGGTAAATCAGCTATTACCTCCAGGGTAAAAGTCTTGGTTATAAGGGTTAGTCCAGCTTCAGTGGTAACTTCTATCTCTCCCTTATAATATCCTACTGGAAGGTTACCCTGGTAGTAATATCGGCATTCTCCTTCAGTAGCATCTGTAATGTTAAGTGAAGAGTTTACTCTCAAAGTAGATTCTCCATACTTCTGTATTTGAAGGGTAGCTTCACAGCCAGTAAGATCTAGCCTATTGTCATCTTCGTCTTTGATTATGAACTGGATATACTTCTTCTCACTCTTCTTGAGACGTAGGTCAGTCAATATTATACCTCCTTCCTCTTTACCTTTGTCTTTATGTATTGTTTAGCTTTCTCTAAAGATAAAGATATCTTAGATAGGTTGAGGAACACAGTAAGCTTGCTAGCAAACAGCTGTAAGACTATGGATATCTCCATTATCACCTGATAAGAGTAGCCAAAGACAAGCTTAGCTCTCACAAACGAAGTAGCTATCATGTGTCTGATCCATAGTGTTTTTCCTATAGAGCTCCTTATTTTGTAGAGAATGCTGGTGAAAAGCACAGCTAGGTTCCTGACAGTATACCTGATAGGCATAGTTCTTGGACGTAGAATAAGGACAGTATAAACAATTGATAGGACAGCACTTATTCTTCCTCCTATATCATAAAGAGCTGTCATTGACCTCTGAGCCAGGTGCCTTACTGTATACTTTATCCTTGTAACTTTGTAAAGTAGCACTCTGGTGCTGTACATGACAGACATGGTCAAGCTTGCTATATGGACTAAACTATATACAATATCCATTGTCCTTAATCCAATGTTCTTGATTCTATATCTGAGAGATATAGTTACGAGCTTAATGTTCAAGAGCCCATAATAGGTCCTTAGGAAAGTTCTGGTTCTTGCTATAGTGCCATAAAGTATGGATACAAGTCTTATTCTTAAGGTATAAAGGACATACTTCAAGCTGAACGTACTAAATGCCAGATTCAACACTCTATACCCCAGCGTTAAAAGCTTGTAGATAGATGTGATTATGTATACTCTGTAGAGTAGTGAAAATGATTTGCCTATTCTTTCAATGACTGTGTAAGCTATGCTGGCTGTTCTGGCTACCAAGGCCTTTATTGAATGTGCCAGTGTTGTGACTAAATAGACCAGAACGTTAACATTGAACTTTAGAACTGAAGTCTTGAATGCTATTGTTAATATACTGAATACTACTCTAAGACTCCTGGATAAAGTGTTAAGGATAGAATACATAGAAACCATAAGCTTACTCTGTAGAGACCTTATGCTGAAGCTTATCCATAGACTCCTTAGTGAATAGACCAGAACTGTATAGAACATGGAAGTATATCTGAGAGATATAGATACTATAGAGTATGTCTTGGATAGAGCTCTGTATACAGAAGACAAAACATTGTGAACCAGGCTTAGTAGCTTACCTATTGGAACAAGGATAGAATACACCATAGATATAGAGCTATAAATAATCCCTCCAAGATTGTAAATAATGCCCAGAGTCTTCTCTATGAACCATCCTACTTTATACCTTATGTCCAGAGCTCTGAAGGTTCTTGCAGCTAAGCTGTAAATTACTCCAATAGCTCTAAGAGCTATCAGTCTAACTTGGTGTACTATAGACAGAGTCCTTAATAGTGTCACAAATGAACTATATCTGAGAGATATAGATCCAGCAATATAGGCTAGTAAGGCATAGAGAATAGACATCTTCTTGAATGTGGAGTTTAAAACATTGTATATTGATATAAAGGTTCTGGATACCATGATGTTGAGAGAATAATAAGCATGTAGAAGCTTGGTCATTATAGATAGAAGAGAATGTCTTATGGTTAGCAGCCTAAGGGATAGAGTTCTTACATTATAAAGTAAAGACCAAAGCTTGGTAGCCAGATTCCTTACTACATACTTAACATTTACCTCCTTCTTTACAAGTACCAGAGCTGAGTATACAAGCATCAAAGTCTTATAGACAGATGGACCTAGTACTTGGTAGACAATGGATAGCCTTCTGAATATTCTGGAAATAACGGCATAGACAGAAGATATTTGCCTGGATACAAGATTGAGCAAAGTATACGTCAAGCTAACAGGCCTGTAAAGCTTAGCTATGAGGCTGAATAATACTGTTGCCTGTCTATAGATTAAAGTCTTAATGTTCCATCTAGCCATCAAGGCTTTAGCTCTGAGTATTAGAACTGAATAGATTGAGGATATGGACTGTGATACCAAGCTTTTAACAGAATAGACTAGCTGGATTGACTTCCAAAGATACTGAATTGTTGAATGGAGAGACACTAAAGCTCTGCTTACCAGTGAACTTAGGCTATAAATGAAGCTGGTACTCTTCTCTACCAAGTTCTTTATGGTGAACCTGATGTAGATGTTCCTTAGGGTAAAGCTAAGCAGGTTATAGACAGAGATGAGAACCTTGTATGCTATAGCCCCAAGGATAAAGTACCTAAATCCAAGCTTCCTTAGAGCTCTACCAATACCAGAATAGACTAAGCTAGCACTGTTAAAGACCAGGTTTCTCAGGGTATAAAAGTACACTATGCTCTTGTATATCTGAGATAAGACTCCGTAGACAACTGAGAAAGCTCTGTAAGCCAGACCAGAAACATCATATACTAAGCCTATAGCTTTCAGTCTGAGCTGAAGTACAGAATAAAGCATTGATGATATCTTACTAGCAAGGCTTCTAACAGCATAGGACAGGGACAAGCTTCTAAGAGCTATTATGGTTAGAAGGTATCTTAAGGCTATAAGCTTTGGAACAAGATTGAGAAGTGAATAGGCAGAGTAGAGATACCTCTCGACTATAGATAGTACATTGAAGGTAAAAGCTGTTATCTTGCTAATCAGCTCCCTGATAGAGTATCCTACTCCTATGGTCTTAGCTCTCAATCCCAGTAATCTGAACTTCAAGCTTGTCTCAGAATAGGCTGTCCTAAACACTGTAAACTTGAAGTGTAGAATCCTGCTTTTAAAAGCCAGTATACTGTATAAGTAATAAAGTGTCCTATAGACCGTCTGGAATGGATATGCTACACTGTATAGTATCTTTAGATACCTTGCAGATATGGAAATAATGCTGTAGACAATCTGGGTGATACTGGATACCAATCCCTTAATGTTATAGCTTAGCCCAAATAGTCTAGTTCTGGTCTGGAACAATCTATAGATTAACCCAACAGTCTTCCATATCGATGAATAAGATGAGTATAAGATGGAGACTAGAGCTGAAGCTAGGCTTTTCAAATTATACTTTAGCTGTATATCTTTGAGTCTCAGTACATATCCCGAATATACTATTACTAACTTTCTAAGTTTATATTCGAGTACACTGAAGACTATGACAAGGCTGGTATAGACATACCTTAGAATACTATATCCGAGAGATATAGTTCTTGAAGCTAGAGACTTCAAATCATATGGTAAGACAATGTTTCTAGATACTATACTAAGTAGGGCATACCTTGAGCTGAACCTTCTAAAGGTAGTTCTCAGTATAGAGTAGAGAAAGCTCATAGTTCTAAAGACTGTCTGATAAGCTAGAGCTATTGAATAAACAATAGAGAGTATCTTTGAGCTGATAGAGGATAGACTAAACTTGAGTATTGCAACTCTTGATGTTAACCTATTAAGTATATATGAGACTACTGAAAACCTGGAAACAAGAGTGTGAATAGAATACCTCAAACCAGATGTTCTATGTACTAGGCCAGAAAGCAAATATCTGATGGTTGATAGCTTCCAAACAAGATTGGATAAGCTGAAGACCAAAGATAGAGGTTTCCCAGCTAGCTTAAACAGTGAAAACTTTAGAGCTGAAAGTCTGGATATTATATTAAGAATGGAATACCTTATTCCTAAAGTTAGGGATTGGATCCTCTCTATTGAATATACAATTGAGACAGCTCGGAGTATTGCCACTCTTAAGACGTACTTGAAATGGAAAGCTAAAAGTGTTAGACTTCTGATATTAACCAAGAGGCTGATGGCTCTGTGTAAAATAGAACGAGTGGTATATAACAGTGAGAATGATTTGAAAGCTAAAGCTCTAATAGAATAAGCCAATGATGAGGTTCTAAATTGTTTCTTAAAGAGGAAGTACAAGAGTGTAATTTGTTTAGATACAGCCTGGAAAGGAGCTTGTATCCGGTATAAAAGACTGAGCTCTCTGAACCTAAAGCTGAAAAGGCTATGGAGAAAAGATAAAAGTCTTCCAGATAAAGTCCTTATCTTATGAGCCATGTCAAGGTACCTATATTTAATGGCTAAGAGATTGTGTAAAGCTACTGAGTTCCTAAATGCAAGTTTCTTTAAAGAGTGGAGAGAAACAACATCTCTAGCTCTTAGGTTATACAACTTGTACTGAAGTGCACCAGCCTTGCTTGTTAAATTATGGATAGAGAACCTAGAGACACACATCTTGAACTTTCTAGATATGGAGCTAAACTTGACAGCTAAAAGCTTAGATGCATACGTAACACCAAGAAGAACAGAATAAATCAAAACCATATATCTCTTCACTATTCCTCCGGTACCATACAGAATAGCAGAGAATCGACTGGCCATTTGTGAGCCAGAATAGAAGATTCCAGTTCTCTCCTCTTCTGTTCCCCATGTGCTATGTGAAGGTTCAGGTTCCACATATTTCCTAATAGCTATCCAGTCATACTCCACATAATCACTCAGCTCATCAGCAAAAGCATCAACTCCTAAACCTACCTCTCCGGATAACATAGTTGAATCTATAGTTGACAGATAATCAGCTCCAGGAGCTATCTGTGTTGAGATGGTACTTCCATATCCCCTAATGTACCCAATATACCAAGTGTTAGCAGTAGATGGAAAAGTTCCAGTCTGATCAGTTGGTGCTTGAGCTTGACCAGGCCATACTCTTAACTTAGTATTATCCTCAGGCTTATAGAAGCTAACATGATATCCTTTATGTCTTCTTGGACTAGTATATACATCTGCAGTTTGTCTAAAGCCAATATGTCCTCTTCCGCCAGAGGTAAATCTCCATTTTACTCTTACTTCCACATCACCAAATGTATCTTTAGTTCTTATTTGATGATATCCAAATGTACCCTTAAGGATAGAATTGGACACTGAGAACCTATGGAGCTCATATTGCCAGATAGATGTATCTAGGCTTTCTCCATCAAAGTCATCAAAGAACTCAAAGATGTTATATGGATTACTCAAATCTCCTGGTACATCTGGGTTGCCATAATACATGTAAATAGTAGCAGGAGAAGTACTAAGATCATCGTCTATTTTTACCCAGAACTTGGCATAGTCACTGTCTTGTTTATCTTCTATCCAGTAGTTAAGCTGAGTAAACCCATCAGCTTTTGTAAACCTAATATCTGAAAAGTCACTGTTGCACTTTCCATCGAGGTAAACTGTACCTCCATTGTCAGTTCCAGAAGAATAGAAAGTTGTAACGGCAACTTTGTATCCAGTACCAGCTCCAGAAGCTGAATTAACCACATGACTCTTCCTATACTGCCAATTGGTTAGCTTGAATGATCCAACATTTCTGAACGTTAGCTTCTTGTCCCTACATGCTGCAACTAATGCTTTCCCCACCTTCTGAAGGGTGAGTATAAACTTGTCCAGGTTGTCTGAGAATGAAGAGATTACGGAAACAGCTGCTAAGATACTAAATATCAAGCTTAGAAGCTTGGAAATCTTCTGGTATGAGATTACTTTATATAATAACCCTAATAATCTTGAAACTATCTCAATAGCCTGGAAAGCTGCTGTGTCTATTCTCTGGTTTGAACCTTCATTACATCTGAAAGTTACTTCACATCCCACAGCACTTCCACAAGCACTGGTGGTACCTAGGGCATATTCAACAAACAGATATTCATTAGAAAAGCTCAGTTCTCCTATGGAGGCAGTCCCACTTAGATTATAAGTTGTACTGGCTGCTGGAGAGCTGACGGTTGCTATAGTCAACCATGAAGTAAGAGCAGTAGCTCCAGAACCATCAGCATTGGATGACTTCCATAATCTAGCATATACAGTAACGTTTCCAGTAACATACTTGCCTGTTATAATAGTAACATAAAAAGTCCAGTTACCAGACTGGAAAGTACCATTAAGGGTAGAGTCAGTTCTCCATCCATACTGATCAAAAGTAGCTGGTAAGTCTGATGTTATAGTAGTGTTTTCAGTTCCTGGGATTACCTTCATATATCCGGTTTGATCCTTAGGAAAAGTTACATAAGATGTATCATCTGCACTACTAGGAGCTGTCTCTACTAACTTCCATAGACTAGAATATCCAGTACCAGAATTACTCAGGTAGTAAGTTGGATCTACTCCAAGACTCCCATAGAGTAGTCTTTTCTTACCCATTTCTTACCCTCTTCATCAACCCAGTAAAACGAACAACATTCTGGAGTAACCAGGGGAGTCTTGGGGAAGCTCTTCCTTACCTCTAAGCTACATCCTCTTACACATCCAGTATTCACAGTTATATCTTTGTCAAATATGTCACATAACATGATGATATTCCCTGAGCTGTCACCTACTCCCTTAAAGCTCTCTCCTTTCTTTATGTCCCTAAGAGCTACTATACGAAGATGAGGACAAAATGTGGTACAACATCCTCCACAGTGATTACACTTTCCTTTCCTGTAATAGACTTTGCCAGTATGTGGATCTTTCCATCTAACCGTATCTTTACTCATTTCACTTGCTCACCTTGGCTTTCACATCATATTTACCCAGGTTCCAAGTATCAGGTGGATCAATATAAGTGTAAGCATAATATCTCATTGTTCCTGTCTTAACGTAAGTAGTAGCTCCAAATGGTCCAAGCATATTATCTAGTTCATCTCTTAACCAGAAATTAACTGCATAGCTGCCAGCAGGTAGATCTTCAATATCATGCCATACACATTTGAGCTGGACAGAGTTAGAGCCAGGTCTTTCTACAGAGCTAGGAGTAGCTGTGACTTCCTCTATTACAAAATGTCTAGGATCAAAGGCAAAGAAGTGAGGGGTTTCTTTTGTACTTGACCTGTCAGGATCCCATGTAGAACCTCCAACATGATAAATAGTACCTTTGTATACATCTGCAAACCTAGACTTGTGGAATAGCTCTAAGAAAGGATGTAGTCTAGGTACTGGCCAGTCCCATGAGTCAGAAGCTAAAGTATAAGGCCATACTCCCACTTCATCATTAGCATAAATGAAAGTCTTAATAACATAAACGACTCCATCTAAGGGTTTCCATGAAAGAGCTAAGTCCTTAGCTTCTCCATAATTGTCTGGAGGAAATGTTCTACTTGTATCCCATGAATCCAAGGTTGTATCATAAATTTGAATGGTACGTTGCAAGCTTGAATCAGTGTTCCATCCACCTATCACAATAATACTGTTGCCATTAACACAGGATCCTCCCTTATGAGTAGGATAAGGGACACTAGTCTTGGTAATCCATGTATTGTTTTCATAATCATAAGCTTCATTTTCATATCTAGGAGATGTCTGGTTCCTACTTCCACCTATAACATATAAAGTTCCATTAACTTCTCCTCCCACGACGTCCCATCTGTAAGTTGGTAGATCAGCTTTCTGTGTCCAGGTGTCATTTGGAATGTCATACTTATAGAAATAGTATCCATCAGGATACCCAGTGTGTACATACAAAGACTGAGGTTCTAATGAAGCAGCTATACCAGCATCTCCTATCTGGGGACATGATGAAAGGGTTGACCAAGCTCCTGCAGCTATATCATAGGCATATAGGTCACTGTATCTGTTCATAGCTGAATCTCTTCCACCCTCAGAGTACAGGGTACCCCCAATTATCTTATCGTTAGCATATATGATTCCTCTAGGCCTATCAGGTAAAGATATCCATCTCCCCCAATCTTCCACTCTTTAATCCCTCCAGGATTTCCCTAGTTATATGAGCTGCCACTCTTACTCTGGCATTTATTTCAGCTATTCTATCAACTTGTGCTTGAGCTATGTCATGAGCTTTTGACTTCAAGATAGGCTTGAATCCTGGTTCTCCTGGCATATGCCACTGAAACATTTTACCAGGGATACCGGTAGGACTTGTATAATAAACGTAATATGCTGTACCTCCTTGCTGGATTAGCTCTTTAAACTTCTCAAGCTCCCTTTTAGATGATAACGGTTTCTTTCTATTGTTCCTTATGTCATCAAGATCTATATCGGATAAAACAGAGATAGTAAACCTTGAAGCTTCCTCTTGGAGAATAGCATCAGTATCTATCTCAGAAAGCTTCTGGGCTATGTAATCTCTATTTACCTCTACGTGTCTTTCATATACTATACTCAAGTTATGTGAGACTGCAAATCTTACCTTGTCAATATCCAGAGGCATCTACTTCACCTCAGCCTCTTCCACTTGCATGGTAAATCTAGTGAGGGATTGTCTATCTTTGCTAAGCACTTGCCACACCTGGTAAACCCTAAACACTCACCCCTTCTGTACCAGTTCCTATGCCTATAGTTCATCACTATTAAAGCTTCACCATCCCTGCTATATCCAGTTCCACTGATGATTATTAATGCTTCTCTACTTTTGCCATACACACATCTCTTACAAGCTTTAAGGATACCATAGGAGAATGCCATGCCCTGAACCTTACTCAGCTGTTTGTATATGAGGTATACTCCCAATAGGATAAGTAACAAAAAATATTTCAGGATATTTTTGATGTACTCCCTGATAGTCATCCTGTTGATATTGAGGCCTAAGCCTGAAATAAATGGTTGAAGCTCCGGGAAGTGTAGCTTCATCCTAGTTCACTATTCTAGCTATCAATCTCCTATCGAATGCTCTCTGTATGCTTAGACCGTTCCTTGTCCAGTTGACCGTAAAGACAACTGAGACTGGATAGACATAAGGTGAAGCTGAGGTCTCACCCTGAACCCGTATAGTACAGCTCCTGTTGTTGTAGGCTTCAGCTCCAGGAGGTATAGTTCTTTTTAGCCATATACCTGCCCAGTCATCAGGACCTATAGAACCAACGTAATCTGCTCCTGAGATTTGAACCCAAGCAGAAGGATTACCTTCTTCAGTCCAGGTGATACCAGATGGTTCCACTGTCTCAGATGAAATGGTCTGGATAGTACCGTCTGGGTTACCTTCAGTACCCTGAGGTCTTTCTACTCCAAAGTAGATGATGTCAAATGTGTTTGAAGCTCTCTCATATCCATCAACCCTGATAGAAGTGTTCATCCAGATGTGAGTTGTAAGAGTGTTGTGGATACCTATAGCCCTGTAGTGGTTGATGTTTCCAGACTGAGACTCTTGACCAGTTACATCATCAAACACATTGTTAGCTACCCCAGAAGGTATAGTGTTAGGGTTCAAGCTTCCACCAAGAGACTGTTCTGGGTTGGTTGTAGAGCCAGTACCTGTATACTTAAACCACAAATCTGAACTTGTTATTGGCATACCTTACACCTCTCTTTATGTTATATACTTACACATGTTATTTAAAGCTTATGTGATGTATCTTCTGGAGCTAGAGCTAGACTTTAGCTTTGACATCTGAGCCTTGCCCAGTAAATGCTCTGTCCATTTAATGTCGTTCCTTAGGAACTGTAGAGCTAGCTCCCTAAACTCATCAAGCATCTCTTCAAGCTCTTCCTTAGTGAACTGGTCTATGATGGTAGGATTGGATAGCCAGTATTCCCATCCTTGAGTAGAGGCAAATATAGCTTTGTTACATCTGTCTATCTCTGACATATAACCTAACCTGTCCTTAGGTGAAGCTTCCTCTATTTTCTTCATGTACTTCTTTACTTGTTTAATCCAGCTTATAGCATTCAACTCTATTTCCTCTTACTCCTGATTTGTTCTCCTTCCCATGTATCAAGCTTCTTGTCTCTAATAAATCTTATAGCTTGTTCATGGGTCCACTTGGATGAGTCAAATATTATGTAGGCTACTCTAGCTCCATGTATCTTTCCTGGACGAGGATAAAGGCCTATCCCTATGTCTACTCCTTCAGGTATGTCTAGCTCAGGAAGGTATAGCTTGGTCTTTTCACTTGGTTCTACTCTGGTAAACTTTCTTAGGTCATAAATATGGACTATGAAGTAGTTCCATCCTCTCTTCTGCTCTATCTTGAATGGTTCATATGGTTTACCTTCTCTTGGATCTCCTTCTTTACCAAATATCTCATACATCTTCTCAAATATAGACAGAGGTTTAGGTAGCTTGGATTTCATGAACTGCCATAGACCATCTGCTTTCCTAGCTATGTAGTATCCCTTAAGCTTCTTTCCATTGATGTTAAAGGACATGAATCTAGGACTATCTTCTATTATCTCTATGCTTCCATGATCTATAGTCTCAGCTATGGACCATTTACCATAAGCTTTCATTCTGGTACCAGTTTTCTTTACCTTCAACCATTCAAGGTCACTGCATTCCTTGAGTCTAGCTGGGTATGGAACCTCAAGCTTCTTTAAATCGTCCACACCTTTAGCTTCCCATATGTTAAACTCCTTTAGGTAGTCCCATTCTGGAAGCTTGAATCTAAGGTCCAGGTGATATTCCTTGGACGTTTCAGGCCAGTAGTGCTTGTCAAGAACAAACACTCCCTGGGCCATGCTGACCTGGGCCGATAGCTTTTCAAATATGTATACATCAGCTCCCTTCTCTTCTTGCTTCAGCTGATATTTCCCTTTCAGACGTTTACCCTTAAAGTCTAGCTCTATCACTTCTTCTCCATCTTCAGTTCTTGTAGTGTAGCTTACGGTTCCACTGTCTATTATGACATACTGGCCAACCAGCTCTTTATTTGGGTTAACAGGGGGTGTGTTAGGTTCAGTCTCACCTTGATAGTCCAGCCATTTCCTGGAAGTTCTTGGATATTCATAAGCTGCCATTATCTCATCCTTTAGTGGATATCCATCCAACAGGAATGTCCTTACTTTTCCTTTACCCTTGTCATCCAGGAAGAGGAACCATCTCATCTGAGGCATTTGTCTTCCAGTCTTAGCCCTAGGCCCCATCCAGCTAGCTAGACCCAATGTAAACCTGACAGTGGTAAGTTCAGATAGTTCACCTCTAAGGTAAAGCTCCCATCTCTCAAACTCTTTAGGCCAGTTCTTCTTAGCCCATTCTTTCGGGAATGGATACTTGATGTTTTGAGGAGGCTTCCATTTATGCTCTATAGCTCTTTTGCTTAATGCATAAGGCTTCTGATCTTTTGGTATCATAAATCTCCACATACGTTCATATTCTCCAGGTATAGGCTTCTTAGTCTTAGGGTCTATCTTCTTAACCTTAATGGCTCTTAGGACTATTCTGGTCCAGTCTTTGAAGTACTTGTTGTCTTTAATGAAATATTCATGGAAGTATGGCTTTTGAGCTCCAGTTATTAGTAAGCCTTTAGTAAGAATCTTAAACTCACCTGGAGCTTCTTCTCCAGCACCTACCTCTCCAGGTTCTACTTTACCTTCTACTTTTAGCCACTGTAAAGGCTGGCGAGCTAGCTCTTCCATAGTAAGACTGGATAGTTCTTCCTCTGTCTTCCATCTAACATAAACTATGCCATTCTCTACCTTTATTAGCTCATACTTCCATTCATTACAGAATGGATTAACACACTTAGTCTCAGCTCTAAACCCTTTTCCTATATTCTCTAGGAACTTTTGAGGAGTATGGGGATCATCTCTGGAACCTCCGACAATACTATTATGGCAAACTACCAAGCCAAGACCACAGGCAAAGTTATGAAGAGGCTCAAGTGAGAGGTCATATACATACCCTTCAAAATCTATCTCTCCAATTTTACGTTCTGCTTTGTTTAGATGATAATGGTCCACTAAAAGAATATTGTAGATATAATGCCTACTCTTGGGATCTACACTTTTTTTCACAGTGAAGTTACTACCAAACAATCCAAGCAGGAAACATACTTGAATAGCTAGCTCCTCCGAGCTGGTTGAAAATGACTTCCATTTATCACACCCATCTCCCTCCCAAAGAGACTTCCATAGTACCTTTAGATAGTCCTTCTTTAGAGCTAGAACGTCTGGAGGAATTCGTTTCTCTAGAGAACTTGCTCCAACATTGTTCTTCAAGTAGTAATAGAGGGTTTTATTGGACATTCCTAGAGTATACGTTCCATTTGAGTCTGGTCCTGATATCCAGGATGTAATCCCTAGAGAATCAGAGATAGACTGTTGAACTCTCTTAAGGAAGTCAAGATTATTATTACCAATTTGAACTAGATAGCTTCCATCAGTTTTCTTATGAACACATCCCTCTGCAATAAAAGCTCCAAGGAAATATAAGAAAGCTTTTAGCTGCTTACCTCTCAGCTCAATTGGTAAAGGTATAAAGCTTCTTCTTGCTTGTACTTTATCACCATTCTGAAATAGACCTCGGGCATGGAGCTTGATAGAGTCTCCTCTTGGAGAATAAGAGATGTTTCTGATACCAAGGATCTCAGGGTTGGATGAAGCCTTAGCTGGAGTACACTCCTGAGAATAGACAGAGTGGTTTGGAGTGACTTTTATTACACCCCACTTTTGATCAAGCTCTAAGATCTTTCCTTTATATCTATGTCTGACTATTGCTGTAATTGGAACCCAGTATCCTATACCTCCCTTGAAAGCTAGAGCTTTATAGTAAGATGGTCTAACCATCTCATAGCCATTTATCTTTTCTATATTTTTGAATCTTGAAAATAGTTCCTCAAGCGTTGGAGCTTCTATGCCTTTCGAGGACCAGACTAGCACTCTCTCTCTGGGATGTACTGACCAGCCTTCTAAAAAGCCATTTACTTTAAATCTAAAGTCTACATGTTGAGAATCTCCAATATAGTGAGCTTGCATTACAAATGGTTTGGGTTCTTTTACATATTCCATATACTTAGCTGTCAGTTCCCTAGCTATATATTCAGGAACAGCTAGCTCATCTAACATCCATTTTCTAATCTTCATACTCTTCATCTCCTACTACTATAATGTTAGATTCACCATCCAGATTAGATAGCTTTCCTCTCTTGTAAGTTTTAAACCCATAGTAATAATCTTTTAGGAATACACATCTTCTGATATTAGCTAATGGGCAAGCTACCGGGAACCTAAGGTGTTCAATCTTCAAGATAGTAAGTTCATGGTACCTTGGCTTACCAAATATCTTCTTTAGGGGACATATCTCTGGGTATTCACTGAACTCACAGATAGGCAGCTTAACCACAATAGTCTCTTCAAGTGTCTCAGTAAGCTTGGCTGGTCTTGTACCAAGCTTAGCTATTCTCTCTACAGTAGTAAGTGTGTCTGGGTCTTTTTTGTCTGATCTCTTTTCTTTGAAGTAAGGGAACATCCAGGTATAGAAATACTTGCCTTCTTTACTCTCATATCTCCTTATCCTGATAGGCATGACTGTTATGATGTCACCTCTCTTACACTTGACGTTAGTAGCATAAGTTCTACCTATGATGGCATAGTGTTTTCCCTTGTACTCTACCACCTTGTTCTTAGGAAAGTCATCAACCTTCTCTTCTGGGATAAGATATACTGAGATATACATGTAGCTCCCTAGGGGTTCTCCAGTCTCTTTACGTTTCTTTTCTATTACATCCCATACCATGACATCTATCTCTTTAAGGTTCTTGAGCTTACAATTATGTAGTACTATATTGCCAGATAAGAAAGACTCCTCTCCTTCCACTTCAATATCATATACCCAGTCTTTCTTATCAGTATAGACTCTTTTAGCTTCTATTCTATAGGAAGTTATTGGCCGTTTTAACCTTCTAATAATAAAGGAATTTCTCTTCCTAGTCTTTCTCCATACCACACTGACTGTCTCGTTTCTATGAAGCAAGATAGCATACATTCTACCAGCTAAGGATGGATCTGAAGTAATTATATCATCTGAGAACTTATGACATCTATCTCCATCTCTATAGCCATTCCATAATGCATTAAACGAGGATTCTGGCAAGCTTCCTATAAACCAGGGTATAGTCTTATCATCATTTCTATCTAAGAAATGTCTAGATAGCCAATCACAGAAAGGCTTATCCCATACTATATAGATATTGATTCCGTTATACTGATATCTCTTCCCTTTAACACCTAAAAGCTTATCAGCTAGGTCAGCATAGTATTCAAAGACTTTTGGATCTTTTTGAGAGAATGTTAGTTCTCCTCTCTTATAGCTCTTGCATCTATTATTTCCTAAGCTTCCCTCAGCTAACCAAAAACCAATAAATTTCCAGAAATCATCTGTACACTTAATAATTTTCTTATATCCATGCCACTCTAGCTCAAGACGCTTGGGGTATGGTTCTTCTGGAAGGCTAATTCTTATAGGGACTCCCAGCTTATTGTTAATATTTTCAGCTCTTTCCCATCCCTCTCTAGTCATAACTCTGTGATCTCCTGTTAACCTCACTTTTATACCTCCTGGGTTTTTGCTTCTGACATCATAAAGCTTCTCTTCACTACCAACCAAACGCTTCAATATTCTTAGCACTCTATGTAATTTACCATCTTTTGCAAATACTAGGTCTCCAACTTTAAGGTTACATACCTTCTTGAAACCTTCCTCTGTAAGAATATAGCTTCCTCCAGTGATGCACATCTCGTCACTTCTGTTTTCTCCCTTATACTTTACTGGGTACTTCATGGTAGCTGCTTTGGCTACTACACCCTCTGAACCAGGAGCTCTTCTCATCTTTTCCACAGCTCTTAAGAATTCTCCAGGTGTATCTGTAAATATACTTCTTACCAAGTCCAGATAACGAGCATCTCTGGGAACCACTTTCTTTAACAGCTTGAACCTTTCAGAATATGGCAAGTCTACTACAGGCTTACCATCCAGGTACATAATATCGTAGAAAACATACACTATTCTGTCCTCAAGCTCTGGAGGAACCTTTCCGACAGTTATAGCTGCAGTGTCTTCTCTTTCCATAAGATCCATCTGTCTCTTGAGCTTGGCAGACTTAACCACCTTGTTAGGAGGTATCTCAAAAGCTACCATCTCTCCATCAAGTATGCAGCTCTCACAATTGAGCTTATCCATGATTTCTTTTACTATGTTTGGAAACTGGCTAGCTCTGTCTCTCTGTCTGTCCTCTGTGATTATCTTAACCAGCTTCTTTGCCTTGTCTACATGCAGCTGCATACGTCTTCCATCTACTTTCTCTTGTACGAATATCCCATCCTCTAAGTATTTTGATGCCCACTCCCTGTACATTTCCTCTGGATCCCAGAATTCAAACTTACCAAAGCCACTACGTGGTTTTACACCTATCATAGGCTTTCCTACTTTGATTTCTTTAGCTAGCTTCTCAAACCTGTATGGACCAAAGTCTCTGATCATAAGATTGTCAGGTAGCTTAAAGAAGCCATATCTATAGACGTTTAGGCTGTATCCTATGTATGGACCAAATGGATCAAAGACTGGGTGTATCCTCCTAGCTAACCATTCAGGCTTCAGGTTTTTTACAGCTTCAACTATCCTAGGATCAGGCAGCTGTCTAAACAGTAAATCTATGTCATGATCTTTTGGTATCCTTCCCTCATTCACTATTCTTCCAGTAAGATAGGCCCCATAAGGTTCTCCCTTAACTATCAAATGAGGAGGTAAAGCTTTCAGTACATCTTCCAGCTTGATGTATTCTCCCTCTGGCTCAGGATAGATAGCTTCTGATTCTTCAGCTTCAGAAAAGAACAAGCCCTTAGGAGTTGGATATTCAGAAACCTCAAGCTCTACAGCTTTAGTAAGGATATTGTCACCTTTTACATCATCCCACAAGCCTCTCTTGTAGAGCTCAATTCCTACAAATACTCCAGCATCATGGATGTTCTCTGGTATCGTTTCTGGTGAACTAGCACTTTCATTTGCCTTGTCAACCAGGAACTCCCATAGCTTGATAAGCTCTTCATCTGTCAGTCCTATAACGTAAGGAGGATCTATGTCTTCTATCCTCATACCAGCAGGTAGTACAGAGTATATCTGAGAGATATAGTTCAGTTCTTTCTCTTCTTTCCATGGTATGTTGTCCTTCCCTATCTGCTTGATTATCCACTCAAACAGTTCCCTGGCATATTTCTTGTATGTTTCCGGCTTGTTGAATGTAAACTTGGTGATACCTTTCTTCTCGTACTCTTTATGTCTCCTTATCATTTCCTTAACTATAGCCAGACCAAGCTTTCTACAATCTTCTATAGTTATAGGTGTACCATCCTTTCGTTTCAGCTTCTTTCCTCTTCTAATGGACGAGTACCAAGCTAATACTATCCTGAAGTCATCTCCTAATGGACGGTCTTCTACATCCTTGATGTTTCTGATGTATTCTGCAGTTTCCTTGGTGATAAGCTCTATCGGTCTATCACATGGAGTTCTAGATAGATGGGGAATACCTCTATTCAACATTTCCAAAGCTATGACATAATGCTCTTTGCAACATGGTGAAAGTAGCTCTCCACAAGAATGATAATAGCTATGGAAATACTCTAGCTCTTCCATCGTCATAAGCTTAGGAGATAAGAACTCGATATTGGAAGCTTTGATGAATATCTGTGGTCCCTTGACCTTCACTCTTATGGGCTTTGGAGCTTCAAACTTGGTAAAGAAGAACTCGTATAGGTATAAGGGGAACTTGTTCCAGCTAGGTTCTTTCTTAGCCCATCTCTTTCTTTCTTCTTCACTGACTCTATGCTCATCATATCTCTTGATGAAATCTTCTCTGGATATTTCCACTGGTTCCTTGAGCTGAATGATACCATAGCACAGCTTGTTCTTTATATCCAAGAGATATAGAGGCTCATTGATATGTGACTTTAGCTTAACAGACTTTACAATAGCTGTCTTTTCTCCCTTCCATATCAGTTCTGGATGTGGAGCTACAAGGATTAATCCATACTCTGGGGTCTTTGGAAAAGCCTTAGGGGTTATAGGTTCTACATCTTCTGGTTTAAGCTGAAGCTCTTCCCTTAATAACTCTCTTTCTGACATATTCACCAAATCCTCTATGTCATACTTGTCTCCATCTTTAGCTATAATTATCTTTACCCCATATTTATTTTCTAATGTGGATAATAAATCTTTAAGCTTTCCATCTCCTAGCTCAATAGGATCAGTCCCAAGATGAGTGAAGATACAGACTGGAACCCCAGCATCCCTACACCAGGCTAGCTGAGTTCTAATATCTGCATGTCCTATCAAGGTACCTTCATCATGTTTAGCTTTCCTTATTAAACCACCCTTCTTGTGAGTACTTAGGTCCCCTATAAAGACACTACATCCCTTCAGATACTTGTCTCTATCAGCTTTCCTGATGCTTACTACATCTGAACAATAGCATATCTTGTGTTTGTTATCACTTATGAACAAAGCTACGTTTGGAGCTTTGACACTATGTAAGACTGGAACACTTGTGATATTGAAGCTTCCTATCTTAAAGCTGTCTCTTCTCTTGAACTTAGTAACTTTAAGGAATGACGGCAGCTCCTTGACATAAGCTTGATTAGATAGGTAAAGACTGACATGATCATACAGTTCCTTCTTTTCCTTGAACTCATCTTTCAATATTCCACCAATATGGTCTGGATGTTTATGGGTTATCAGAAGATTACTAACTTCCGGGAACTGTTCTGGAGAATAAAGGTCTCCAAAGTCTATTAGAAGTGAAGTATCCATGGATGTGACTATTATGGAAGCCCTATTCTTGTGTGTCCTGGAGCTAGTATCTACGTATCCTCTTGTACCTAGAAACTTGATTAGAATGTTCTTTACCTCCTTTAATACTTTAAGTGTTTAATGTCCTATTTATTTTCTATTATTTCCAGAGTGTCCAGGTCTATACGGAAGTTAGGTATGTCCTTTGACAATGCTATAACTCTTCTAAGCAGCTCATAGTACTTCTCCTTGTGGTATCTCATCTCTTCCAGTATTTCCCTAATCTCATCTATGTTACTCAACTTCATTACCTCTTGTGATATTAAGAAGCTAGGTAAGCTTTATATCCTTTCCCATGGTATAATACATGAATACTCCTCTAAGTAGAGGAGATATTTCAATAAACCATATAGGGGTATGGGAGGTAGGAAAGAAGAATGTCATATTATCAGGATAGATGGATACTCTTCAAGAAAGAGAACGTATGGGGTCAATCTATCACTCCAGATACTTTCCCAAACTACTTGCTGGAATGGTCAGCTACTACCACTGAGAACAAGTCTGAAGAAGATGTAATAGGAGGCTCCAGAGACTTCAGGAAGGTTGTATGGTTAGAGGAAGGAGTAGTAGGAAGATGGGTTCAGGAACTTGTATCAGCTAAAATATTTGAGTACATTCTTGGTACCGTCTCTACAGCCAGTACTACTTCTCCATATGAATCTACTTATGCAGTAGCTTCAAAGGTTCCATCAATGACCATCTACAGAGGCTTAGCTCCAGATGAGAATGGGAACACTGTCAGCTTGGAATACTACGGAATGAAGGTAGATACAGCTGAGCTAACCATAGAGGATACTGGAGATGTAAGACTAGAGCTAAACTTTGCTGGTAAGAATATGGCAGTACTACCTGTTACTGGAAACCTTCCTAAGCCTAGTATAGACTTTAGCCAGGAAGCCTTTGCATTTCATCACTCATCTCTCCAGATAACTAACTCCAGTGGTACGATACCCTGTACACTGGTAGGAAGAATAGTGGTGTCAACTAACAATAACCTTGAGGCAATGTATTCAACTGGAGCTGGTACATACTATCCGGTGGAACTGAGAGAAGGGGCCTTAGAGGTTGAAGGTAGAATTACTATGAGGGGACAGTTCAATACCATAGCTAGTACAGTTAAGGGAAGACAAGACAATACTATACAGATAACATTGGCTAAGACTGGTTCCACTATAACTATCACTCTGAACAATGTTACC